TGCATATCTCAAGAATTTTTACGAAATTTGCATACAAGTTGTGCATAGCGTGAAATATATAACTTTATAATTGGACACTACAAAGTTACTAAAAATCAACGAGATGCACAACTTTTTCTCCATAAAAATATACTAATTTTCAGGCGGTTTTTTAATTCCGCCAACAGGTAGTTTCAGAAATTCTCCGTACCTTTGCATCAGATAAAACAAGAAGATAATAAAAACAATAATAATCATTTCAGCCCTAGCGCATCACGGTTAAGCGACAAGAATATGAACGACAAGAAAGTATATATTGTTCTTTGTAATAAGATTATCGCAAACGTTTTCGACTCCCCAGAAAAGGCTTTCAATAGCCTTCCTAAGAAAGATGAGTTCACAGAAGTTTCTCAGTCTGTACGCACTTGTGACGGTGAGGAAACAATTATTCCTACAGCAGATAATTTCTATCTGAACACCCCTATTTATGTTCACGTAGCGGAGCATACAGAGGACGTGATGGGATTTCAAGTAGAGTGCCAGGAAAAAACCTTTGTTTACGAGATTAAGGAGTTTGAAGTAAAATAATAACCATTCAGCCCTAGGCGCATCACGGTGAAGCGCAGACAATATGGGAACTTATAGAAGAGTATTTATTCCTTCCAAATTTTCATCCGTTGAGAATGCTAACAAGAAACATAAGAGCAGCGTTTCAGCGCGCGAAAAGAACGGCGTAGTAAACGTTTGCGTCTTCGATGGTACCAAATCACTTCTGGGTAAGCTGAAGGCTTTCGTCGAGGAAAAGAAGGTAGATTATCATACCTTCGGTGATAACTACAACGGCTATGGCTATCAGGATCACTATCACGATTATTATCTGAATGCGAAGGACGGAAAAGCATTTGTCGAAATGCTCGACGGAAAGAAGAAGGTCGTGAAGAAGGTGAAAACCTGGGAGGACGTTCGTGACGCATGGGCGCGCTCGCTGATTAGAAAATCTGAGAATGCAGTTACCTTCGAGGAGGCGCAGCAGATGGCAGAGGAAAAGGTAGATTATAAGAACGACAGAATATCAGCGATGATTTCACGCCAGTTTGAGCGAGGCGACAGCGTAAAGCGCGGCAAGCTCATCGCAAAGATGGAACGTGAGAATCCTCTTCGCCCTATCAAGGATTACGACCACGCCCTGGCTATCATTGCGGCGAGCAAGCGCCACAATAATACCGACTACGATAATCTCCTGCATGAGGCGCACAATATGGAGCGCTACGGCGATATTGAGCCGGGAACCGCAAAGGAGTGGGCGCGAGAGCAGCTAAAGAAGAATTAGGCAGCTATAAATTGTAAATTATAAACTATAAATTATTTAGCCCTAGGCGCATCACGGTTAAGCGCAGAAACATGAAGAAGTTTTTTGTATATTTCGATAAGAAAGTAATCATCGGTTCAGCAGAAGAAGCCGAGGAGTTTATTAACAGCCTGACCGACAAGAACGAGCCGGACGGCAGAAAGCTGGAGGTTAACGACAACGTTCATTCCCTTCTGAAGAAGATTTATCAGGACGAGCAGGCGGGCAGAAAATTGCAGATTACAGGCTGTAGCCCTTCATCCTTCATTTATTGTTATCCTGCCCTTGCTGATACCCCAGAGGAGTGTGAGAAGGCTATCATTGCGAAGGAAGCAGCAGACCGCAAGCGCAGGCAGGATGAGGAGATACAGGAGAAGCAGCGCATCGCCCGAGAAATCAACGAACGTCGCAAGAAACTGGCAGCGATGCCAAAGGGTTTCTTTACCGTCTGCCTTTATGCTACCGTCAATTTCTCATATAAGTATTACGAATGTGAAGGTTATGCCGAGAACGGCGAGGAGGCATATAAAATGGCAGTAGCGAAGCTGAAGAAAAATTTCGGTGCCCACCTTTGGGATTACGATTCCATTCTTGATGCTGAAATCATTCCCCGTCTTCTCGGTAATGATATTTACTCGTTATAGCATCGGAGATTTATTACTGGATTTATAGATTATGTTAAGCCCTCGACATCACGGTGAAGTCAATAGATATGAAAGCTATCACAAAGAATGGAACTGTTTATGATGTTAGGTTCTGGAATAACCATAGATTAATGGAACTCTTTCATCAAGAACATGATGACGATGTAGTAGTTAAATGGTTCCATTTCGGCGCTCAGATTAATATATCGGGCGAATGGTATCATTGCCACCCAGAAGTAAGGTATGTTGACGATAAGTTGACTCCGTATGTTTGTTTGAGCCATTCGGCAATTGAGGCTTTAAATATTGATATTGACACCTCAAAAAACGTACTTATCCGTCTCGACTCAATACCTGAAGAAGAGTTTAAGACTTTCTATAAGGATTTGATCCAATCAACGAAGGAAAAGGCCAATGCTTTGGAGTTTACATATATAGAGATAACTCATAATTATATATGTGGCAGTGATTGTTCGGATGATCACTTGTATCTCTATTTTAACGACAAGGCTTTAAGAATCCTCGATGCTTTTAATGCGCTTGATAATTTTGACGATAGAATGAATTTTACGTCGAAATTTGAAGGTTATTATACGACATATCGCATTGATGAAACGAATGTAAACAAGCTTTTTGAGCTTGCTGGTCCAAAACTCAAAGAGATTGAGGCGAAAAAAGAGGAGCGAAGAAGAAAAAAGGAAAAGATCAGAAGAGTTAAAGAGGCTATAGAAAATGGCGCAATCTCTTTTCACTGCGAATCGGCACCACATGACGAAGATTTGAGCGAGGCCATTTTAACCCGTCCTTGCCCTAATTCAGGTTCCTTCACCTTGACGCATCGCATACCTGCTGAAGTGTTCTCAAAGATAAAGAAATTCGGCGTATATTACGACCACGATTTCTTAGAGGAGTGTGATATGTTCTGGTCTGTTCCTGGATGGCGTTTCAGAAAGGAAGCTATTGAAACTTTGTTGCGTGATAATTTCAAAGTGTTTGTAGATTACGAAGAAGTTTCTTTAACCGAAGATCAGAAAACGAAAAAGCCCCGCCCTAAGCTGGAAGGCATCGAGATTGAGAACGGTGGCGATAATGATCCGCTCAAAGGTGTAGATTTTAAGGAATAATCATTAAGCCCTCGACATCACGGTTAAGTCAATTAGTATGAAGGATTTGAATCTTGTTATAGAAGGGCAAAATAATCTTAAATGTTTATTAAGCGTAAAAATGCCTGTTGATGATCCTAAATATTCAAAGTTTGGAAAGGACTTTTTCGATGATGAGTATATAAATGATGAAGTCTTTAAATATTTCGATCGTTATTATATGTCTCTTTCAGATGAGTTTACTGCCTGGTATCAGCAAAACGAAGAAGAAGCATGGTTTGACTTACGCTTAGGCGATGATGGCAAAATGTATGCGGTAGCAGGCGACTCAGAAGGTATTAAGTTCTTAAATGAGGTAATCTATATAACATTAGATTATCTCGACCATGAGATAAACTTTATGGGTAGCGAGAAAGATAGTAGTTATTTGTTTAGTTTTTGGATTGACCCAGATGGTGGCATCCTAAAAGCTGCTGACTGTAGCCGTTCTTTTGATTTTTACGACGACTTAAATAATGATGACGCATATTATCCGATGGCAGAATATAGCTTCCAGGCAGCTCTCGATGATTTGGTCGCACATAGCGACGACTATCAGAATCCTATCGAGGAGGAGGAGGAAGAAGAAGAAGAGGAGGAATAATTATGTCGGAGATTATTTGTAACAATACAACAACGTTTCTTGCAAGACGATTGTTTGATAATGGCGAGTCTTTGGCGTGCAAGGATGATACGTACAAGAGAGTCGGAACGATTGAGGGTTTAATAACTACGCTGACGATTACGGGGAGAGATAAGAATATATATTCTTTCCGTATCATAGACGAACAACGTCAACCTTATAAAGACCTGACTAAGGTAATATACAATAGATTGGCAGGCGAGCAAAAAGACTTTGTAAGCTCAATCGGTCAGATCTTTCTAGATAAGCAAGGTTATTGGGTTATGTTTGAGGATTGTAGTTATCCTGATAACCATACAACTTTGGAGTTTCATAAAATTGGCGTTTACGCATAAAACGAAAAAGCCCCGACCTAAGCCGGGGCACTGCGAGCCTTCTGGCTCGAATCTACTATAGTAGAAATTTGGCTCTTTAAGAGCGTTTGAATCCACAGACTTTGAAGAGTCTGACCGTCAACGGAAGTTATATTGCTCTTTCCATTCCATAAAGGTTCGATTAAATCAATATCCATAAAGGTACGATTAAAAGCCTTCCGAAGACGAGTGCAAATTTAAGAAATAAAACAATACGATGTATCAATTTACCCGAAAAATTATAGAGTTTTAAGTTTTTAAAGCCCTACCGCATCGCGGATAAGCGGAATAAAGATGTTTAAGATATTGCACGCCTTCCTTGATTATCCCTTCTGCTCGTTCGAGTTTCTAAACCTCGACACTCAGGAGCATATATTTGCCTCATTCTTCGATGATCCTCTCTATGAGCTTCTGAAAGAGTGCGAAGTGAATTACGACCACGAATTAGAAGGGAAGATAATAGAGAAGATTCCGTCCGATTTGCGCATACATACCAGGGAGTATGCTGTTATCAGGGCGCAACAATATTTGGAAGGTTCTTGGTTCTTTCCTTGGTTAAAGAAGAAAAAGTAATATAATCATTCAGCCCTACCGCATCACGGCGAAGCGGATTTTTATGGAGAAAGATAGATTTGTCGTAAATCCCAGCAAGACCGAATCAATAGTATGGACGGTTGAAGATAATGTGTCGGGCATCGGCATCACGTTCGTAGAAGGAGATTTGTTTGATACTTGCAGATATTTTGTCATCAACAAAGCAAAATGCAAGAATAAGAATGTTGATAGTATCGTTGCAAATATCACGAAGTGGATAGGTGAAAAACACCTGGATCTAGCTGTATGTAACGTTTCTGCTCGTTTCCGTGCTATCTGGCTGCTGAACGATTCCCACAGCCTGACAGTCATCACTGAGGTTATTAAGGGTATCTCTCCTAACGATGTGGATATGACCAAAGCTTCTGATACTCTCTTTAACAAGGTTCACGATTACGTTCTTATGGGCGATGGCGAAAATGAGTTCTGTTCCGAGCAGGAGATTACCCGACTCCTGGGCGCAGTATCTATGCTATCAGATAAAGAGGCGATGGAGGTGTTTTGCGTGGCTTCCGTGTTCTGGAACTACAAGGATAAGGCAGAAATAGATATTGGCAATTATGCAGATGATCTTATTTGTTGGCCAGTCTATTTATCTCGTGAGCAACAAGTCGAGGCGATGGGTAACGATAGTAAGATCATCGAAGCTGAAGGTTTTGAACTCGAAGAAGAGGAAGAGGAAAATAGAACGCAAAAAGGCTTTGGCCAACCTTCTATTTCGGAAAAATAGAACATTTTATAGAAACTTTTTAAATTCACAAAGAAAATGGAAAATACCAAAACATCAAATAAGAGAGGCAGACGAGCTGCAGAGGGCAGCGTGCATAAATATGTGGTACCCGATGACGTTCACGATTGAATCAAAAAGCATGGAGGCAGCAGATATATCACGGATATTGTACGCGCTATCGAGGCTGCGACCTTAAAGGCGCAGGAGAATCCTTCGTTATAACATCGGTGGAACATCACCCATGTAGCGACAAAATTATAAACTTCAATTTTAAAATTTTCAAGACTATGAATAAAGAAGAAATCAAAGAGCTTGTTTGTAAGAAACTCTCAAACGATCTGAGCTTTAATGAAATGCAGATCCGACAGGAAACCATCACGGATATTACCAACGAATGCGGCACCCTGCAACCTTGCATCATTGCGATGCAGCCGGTCATCGACTGGTTCAACTCGCACAAACTCGAAAACAAACCGTTAGGGGAACAAAAACCTTATGTGGGTGTGCTCATCAATCTGATTTGGCTCCTGGCTGCAAACGATATTGCAGGCTTGACGCAGAATTGGGTACTTAGTGATATGGAATAAAAAACATAAATATTAATACTTTAAAAAGATTATAGCAATATGAAAAAAGCAATCACATATTCCGTTGCAGCCATCGCCATGGTAGGCGTAGCTGTGCTGCTCTTCTCTACCATCGGTGTAGCAGTGTTTTTCCTGCCACTTCTGGCTGGAGCATTCAAATAGAAAAATATTGCGTGAGGGATGTAATATCCTTGCATCCCTTGCGTTATCAATTATAGGAACTTTAAAAACTTAGAAGATTATGAATGATAAAAATAAGGTACTTTGCGCTATGCCTTGCAATGACCACGCTATCTTTCTGGAAGACGAAGGTTTCATACACGAGCGTATCGGCATCGTATGGGAAGCGGATGACGCAGAAAATGATATTCATTATTATGTAGATAAGGATGGTTTTATTTACAAACCATTGCCTGTAAGCGAGGGGGAAAATACCTTAATAATTGCCAATATCGGCGAAACCATACGACCGGAGGCACTTGCCAGCCTGCCAGCGCAAATGTATTATCCTGGCACCGTTTTTTCTAAAGTAGAAGAATTTGGTGTAAAGATAGATAGGACGCATCTTTCTGAAACGCTGAAGGTGTTTTTCGAAGGTATTCGGAAGGGTATTTGCTATGTGACCATAGAAACTACTGAGGGCGTTTGCGTAATGAATGGTCGCGATGGAGATCTTTTCGATTTGAATAACGAGAATGATCATTATCGTTATCGCGGTACTAATGGAACTCTGGGCACGGATCCGTTTTATCTGCTAACTAGTTATTTTACGGCTTATAGTAAATTGTTAGGTAAGATGGTGAACGTTGAGATTTACTTCCGGAAGTTTACTCCTGATATACGCAATTACGAGAAGAATAATCTTGCGGTTTGCGAATATGAGAAGAAATGCCTTGGCAAAATCAGAAAAACCGTAAATGAGAAACTGAATGCGGCTAAAGAGCAGATACTGAATGAAGCTGATGGGAATCAGCCACGGAAGACCCCCGAACAGCAGTTTCTTAGCAAGTACGACAAGGACCCGAACTTGACGGAATAGGTTTCCTACGTTATTGTATCGGCGAAATATCACTGAGTTTCGCCGATGCTAAAAAAATAGAGCTTTAAAATATAACTATAATAACTTTAAAATTTTTGGCTTATGAGAACGAAAAAGTTTTTATTTGCCACCACCTTTGCGATGATGGCAGCGTGCATGATGATGAACACCTCATGCACCGAGTATGTGGACGAGGCAGTGGAGAACGGAGGCACCCGGCAGGTGGCTGAGAAGGCTACGGTAAAACTGCGGTTTACTTCGCCAGAAGGTGCTGACGTGAGCGTGAGCCAGTCTGCCTGTCTGGCAACTCGCCTACCCTATCACGCGTGCCTAACTGGCTGCCAACGGCAAGGCGATGATCGACCTCTACATCTTTGATTACGACAAGGCAATGAAAGCATAAAAGCATAAATACATAAAAACACAAAAGCATAAAAGCACGCATAAACGCACGTTTGTGCGTTTATGTATTTATGTGTTTGTGTATTTATTGATTCATTTCTTTCTTCATTGGTTTATTTATTCCTTCGTTGGTTGGTTTGTTCCTTCATTTATTTCTTTCTTCATTCATTGGTTTATTTCTTGATTGATTTATTAGTATCTTTGTTTTAATACATCAATCCATACATAAAAGCATTAAAAATATTAAAAACATTTGGTGGTTTAAAATCAAAACATTAACTTTGCAGCATTAAAACACAAAAGCATAAAAGCACAAACGTGCATTTATGTGTGGATGCGTTAGTGGTTTTATTGAAAGAAAGAAACATAGCTTTCTTTCTTTCAACAAAGAAATGAATACATTAATAAATATATATATAAACGAATTAATACTTTTAAGATTATGGCAGAAACAAGATTAAAAGAAATCCTCGCCTTCGTAAACCACAAGGGAGGAGTTGGTAAGACAACAACCGTACAGAGTTTAGCAACTGGTCTTCGCCGTTATGGCAAAGGTTACTTCGGTAAGGGTGAAGATGGCAAGGAGCGCAAGCCTCGTATCTTGCTCATTGACCTTGATCCTCAGTCTAGTCTCTCTTTCCTCTTCGGATGGAGTGAGGCAGAGAATATCGGGAAGCATACCGTATACGATGCGCTGATACAGCAGTCTCCTTTGCCCGTCTATCAGGTAAGAGAGGGCATCTATCTTGCCCCAGCATCTTACCGGCTTATCAACATCGAACCTTTTCTAAACCAGATGCCGGTACCACGCAAGGCTTTGTATAAGTTATTCGGCAAACCGCTGACGGAAGTACGAGGCGACGAATTGGCTACAGAAGGAGTTTCATCTATCCTGGAGGCTTTCGATTATGTTCTGCTAGACTGCCCACCAGCGCTATCTCTGCTTACGCATAATGCCCTGTCTGTGGCAACGGGTGTAGTAATACCTATCCAGCTCGAAATGCTGGCAACGAAAGGTATTGCCGAAATTCTGAATGCGGTGCAGGAAACGCGTGAAGACTTGAATCCTGATATTGATATTCGAGGCTTGTTTATGGTGATGAGTAATGATCAGACGAGAGCCACCAAGCAGTTTAAGGAGTATCTGGGCAATAAGTTTGATGATTACATGTTCGATTCGTACACCCGTCGAGATACGAAGATGGTAGAGGCGCAGGCTATCAATCAGGATATATTCTCTTATTCGCCTTACAGCAGAGTAGGGCAGGACTATGAGAATTTTACGAAGGAGATTTTGGCCAGCATGCCGGAATAATGATTCATGTTTAACGTTTAGAGATTTACGATTATGGCAAGAAAAACAAAAAGTGGTATACATAAGTTTGAAGGTTTGGAAGACTCTCCAGCCATCAAAGGTATAGAAAAGATTTATGAGGCAAATGAGGAAGCTCGCCAGAAACGCGCTGCCGAGGCATTGGAGAAACAGCAGAACGGGCAGGGTGCCGCAGAGTCGGAACCTGCACCACAGGCTGAAGCACCGTCGCAGTCTCCTGTTCCTCCCGCATCAGCCGCTCCTATTTCTGCGCCCGACCCTGCACCTATGAGGAAAACTGGCAAGAAGACGCAGAACGGTATCACCATCTATGTGCCGATGGACTACTACATGCAGATATTGCAGATGAAGATGGAGACGGGTACGCCTATCAAGGACATCGCTCTGCAGGCAGTCATCGAGTATCTGGATAGACATAAGAACGGATAATGCAGGTAAACGAAAAGTCAGATTTGAAGGTAAACTGAAAAGTGGTTTTGAACCTATTTACCTTTCTGAATCTGACTTTTCGTTTACCTAAAAACGAAATCTTTAAATAGAAAAATATAAGATTATAGATATTATATATATTAGTAAAATCTTAATAGTTTAGTTTTCAGATACTTACAAAGATACTGGTAAATGAAAAGTCAGATTTGGGTAAATGAAAAGTCAGATTTAGGTAAACGAAAAGTCAGATTTATGTAAACGAAAAGTCAGATTTAGGTAAATGAAAAGTCAGATTTAGGTAAACGAAAAGTCAGATTTGATATGAATGAAGATAATGAAAACAAGGGTTTAGCCTGGATAAATACTCCTTTTTCGCTCACGAAACTGGATAAGCAATACACTTTGTTCCAGCAGAACGTGTTGATGCTAACGAGTACCCACCTTCAAAAATTTGTGGATGAGTATTTTCTGGAGAAAAGACAGTTGGGCGACGCTCGTTCTGATTTTCTGTTTGAGCAAGGCGTGGACCATGCTGTTATGAATATCCCGCCTATCAAGATAGATATTCACGATTTCATTACTTATGAGAATATGAGCTATCAGAAGTTGAGAGCGGAGCTGAAGACAAGTATTCTTGATATGGCGGTGAAGAGCACACTGCCCGATGGCAGCGAGGAATTTACGCATATATTCAGCCGAATGCGTATACCGTTATCAAAGAACGGATATACGACTAAGGACGGAAAGAAGGTGGACCGCATACTGGGATATATCCTGCTTGAGATTGACCCGAAACTTTCTAAGCGTGTATTCGATATGGGGCAGGGGTATATTCACCATATATCTATGATAGCAAAGTTTGCCAAGAACGTGAACACTCCACGCGTATATATCTATCTCTTGCGTCAGATAGGTTTGAACCGTAGCATGGATATATCGGTGCCTTTCCTGGAACTGAAGTCTTATCTCGGTTTGGTAGAACTAGATAACAACAAGAAGGAGATTCTGTTGAATGAGCTGGGCGAACCGGTTATGAACAAATACCCCAAGTTCTCGCAATTCAGAAAGCAAGTTCTCGATGTGGTGTGTAGGGATTTGCAGAGAATGGAGAAGTTATCGCAGACGGACATTGTATTTGATGAGCTGAAAGACGATGACATCATCTATAAATCGGGCAAACGAAAAGGTGATCCTGAGTTTATCAGGTTTCATGTCAGGCGCACGGTGGTTGGTGAGAATCATCTATCTAAGGATAAGAACACCGATATTGCTGCCACTCTGAATGAGCGGTATAAGCAGAACAGCGCACAGCAAACTGGAAAACCGGTAGAGGGTGATATATTCGCCCATGTGCATCAGCCTACGGAAAGTAAGATTGTAACCGAGAGCGGGCAAGGTGCCGACAAGTGGAAGGCATTCTGCAAGCTCATTATAGGCGATGCTGAGAAATTACTGCTTTCCCGCATTTCCTTCATTGGCATGAAGAACGGAAGATTCTGTGTAGAGTGCAGCGATGATGATTTTGAAATGATACGAAAGTTAGGTATCGAGGAGAAGGCGAAGGAGTTTTTCGATTGCAAAGGTTCATTTGCCCCGGTGTTCTACAGAAGTTAAAGGTAAAAAGGTAAAAAAGCCTAGCGGAATATATCGCCCTGCTGTTCTTTTACTTTTTTACCTTTTTACTTTTAAATGCTCTTTTTACCTTTTTACTTTTTTACCTTTATTTGTTTGTCCCATCTATTCTTCCTCTTTTTCTTACCTTTGCATCAGAAACATTAAAAGAAATGAAAACGTATGAAAAGGAAAGAGATTATTCAACTACTCTTGATAGCAGTAGTGACGATGATGTTTACGGCATGTGCTGCCTCTCGACGGGCGGTTAGCGATAACCACCAGGAAGTGAAGGATAGCGTATCGGCTATTCAGCAGGATAGCGTGCATCAGCAGGTAATGGTGAATGACAGCGTAGCCATTAAGGTGAGCGAGGATAAGCATACTTCTTCTTCGTCTACGGAAACGGGCGAATATGAGGAGACTATCCAGGAGCAGATTACCGAGACCACTGATTCCTCCGGCAATAAGCAGACTACCACCAACCGCACCACACATCGCAAGGGCAGTTATAACAACCAGTTATCCTACGATGAGCGATTGCAGATGCAGCAGCAGAAAATCAATAAGATGCAGAAGACCATCGATAGCCTTGCCGTCAGTAGCAGTAATGATGTGGGCACCCACTGGGAGACCACCGACAGCTTATCAGATACGCAGGAAAAGAATACAGCAGAGACAAGAAAGGCTAACTGGATGCAGAAAGCCAGAAAGAACGCCCTCGCCCTTTTTCTGCTTATCGTGATAGTTTTGGTACTTACAGCAATTAATAAATATACCGACCATGGGGATGGGAAAAAGTAAGAAACACGTGCAGTACGGTTACGACATCGTGGATAATGATGAACAGGCAGAAGTTACGCTGCAGGATTTCGTTATCCCGGCAAAGATAGAAGCCTTCAGTAATCAGTATAAGCCGTTGGATCATTGGGTAGACGGTTGCGAAGTGTTTAACGATGCCCGACTTCGGGAGTACTTCAAGGCGATAGTCTGTCCGCTTGGCGACCCGCTTTCGCTTTATCTGCAGGAGCTAGGCTACTGGGGCTTTATCATGCAGAATGATGAGAGTGGCGAGCCGGTTATCTATTGCAGGGCTGTTTAAAGGTAAAAAAGTAAAAAGGTAAAAAAGACTTAACCCCTTTGCGCCTCCGTTCCCAGCGATTCTATCGCTGTTTTGTCTCTCAAAAATACAATATTTCGCCAAAAATATATACTCAAAAATACAATTTTTCTCGAAAATTATATAATAGATTTAAAATACAAGGATTTATGGAAAAAGGAAAAAGACCTCACAACTATCTGAAGATAGCTGAGGAGAGTGAGACAGGCAAGAAGCTGAAGGCATTTCTTGCTGAGTGTAGTGAAGCAAGCGAGAAGGCGAGAGCCTGGGCAGAGAAGCAGGGAGCCGATATTTACTACGAATCGCCCGAAGGCTTTGCAGGTGGTGTGGCGATGGTAGAGTTCAAAAACACGATCAGCAAGGAAGGCTGGACGAACATTCAGACTCCTACCAAGGACGGAATGCAGAGCACATCGCTCTTTATTCCAGAAGAAAACAGCGAACTGGAGAAGGAGATGATGGCACTGCCTATCGTAAATGAAACGGCTCTTATCGCTATCCTGCAGTTCAAGCCTAAGATGGCGAAGGGTAAGGAAGGCAAGGATGTGCAGTTTCCGTTCTCTTTTGGCAATACAACGCCTATCCTCTTTCTGCATCATGGCTTCTTCTATACCGATGTGCCTTACGTGAGCACAAGCGAGGACTGCCAGGTTATCACGGGGAAGGAGTTCCTTCGTCGCAAGATGGCAGCAGTAAATGAGCATTAATCATATTTCGTTCTTTATATTTTATATATATTTATTTTATATGTTTTATATGAGTTGTTTCTAAAACGTAGTTTAAGCTGAAACATTCTCAGCCAGCCGTCCGTGATGGATAGCTGGCTGTTTTTATTTTATTCCGTCTCGCGATGTATCTCTTCTGCCACCATGCCGTAGCTAGGCTGCTGAGATTCCAGACGATGGGTGAGTTCGCTGATGAGCTTCTGCTGATCGCCTATCTGCTTCTGCTGTTCAGCAATAATATCGAGCATGCGGTTAAGGGTCTTCAAGCTGATGTCCGTTTCTGCTGCTGTAACCGGTTCCGTAATCGGAGTAGGGGCAGCGGCATTCATAGGCGCAGCGGCAGTCTCTTCCTTGTGCTCTTTCTTGCGTCCGAGCCTTAACCCCTTTGCGCCTCCGTTCCCAGCGTTTCCAACGCTGGTCCACCCAGGCACTACCGATTTCATCCTCTCCACATCGAGCGGATTGCGCAGCGCCCTCGTACCCTGTTTGCGCTTCTCTTCATTATCCAGATAGCCCCCATCGGGTTCAAACTGGTCATCTATACCAGGACATACATACCCCTCCTCGCAGCAGCCTTCCCTTCCTTGCTGGTCCTTATCCGCATCTACGATAAATGCCGAGAGCGGAACGTGAAACGCATTGCAGAATCGCAGCATGGCGATGGTAGGCAGCGGCGACTTCATTCTTATCCAGCTATCCAGGCACGCATTACTCGTAGTACCCATAGCCTTCATAATTTCTCTATTGGTGATTTTGCTGTTTGCTTCCATCCATTTGTCTAGGAAGCTGTAATTGTAAAAGTACTTCATTTCTCAACTACATTTATAAGGTGGATAAACTCTAATCTGTTCATCTCGAAATCAATTAATATATATAACCTATGTTAAATTCCCCTAATTTCTGAAAGAAAATATAGGTAACATTTGGTTGTTTCGATTTTAATCTTTAAATTTGCATCAAAATTAAGAAATAAAATCGAAATGACAAAGGAAATTATAGAAAAAATCTGCAGAAAGAACTCTCCATTAGAGGTAAATGATATTTCTGTGGAGGAAAAGAAGAACTTAGTTGAGTTTTTATCGGATAAGGGCTTCACAATCTCAACTTTCTATTTCCGTTTCTTTCAGAAAGGTTTCGACGCTTGGGAAATCCAAGGCATTAAAAACTGCAAAAAGCAGTTCTTAGCTATACCGGAAGTAGCTAACCTATTATCTGGGTATGTAGAGACCGATGCCCTGGGCAACGAGATTAGTAAGAAGGGATATTTGCTGGAGGCTGCCATGAGCGATGAGTCGGGTGTGTTCTACACCTGTCTGAAGAAGGCCAACAACGGTCTCTGCATGAAGTTCTTTGCCTTTATGGAGGAGCGAGGCATGAGCCGCACGACCATCATCAAGCGTTTTACCGCTGATGACTGGAAGCCATGGGAGCAGGAAGGAATTAAAGCACTCTTGCTTTTAAAGGTAAAAAAGTAAAAAGGTAAAATTCGTAACCATATATAATGATAGATGTAACCTTTGATTGGGAATCCTGTTCGCTCTCGCCCACCGCAGCCGTGATGAGTCTCGGTGCGGTGGCGTGGAAGCGATATGGGGACGAATCACCTTTCTTTGATGAAGGTGATGGTGTGTTAAGAAATTCCACTTTTTCTGCTCACGTTGACCTGCGAAGCATGTTCATCAACGGGTTCGCATTTGACAAGAGTACGGCAGAATGGTGGTCAAAACAGAGTGACGAGGCAAAAGCTGCCTTGCTCGGCAATGACAGCGACGAGGCACCTTGTCAGCCGATTGATGTAATCGTGAACGACCTGTTCGGCTGGATAGCCTATATCAAGAAGAAGCTCGGTGATGATGAACTTTGCCTTTGGGCGCAGGGTACTGATTTCGATGTAGCTATCTTGAGATATATCTGCTGGGAGATGGGTATCAAGTTCGAGATAAAGCATACCCAGTTGAGAGATCATCGCACGTTCTATCTGAAATGTGCGAGAATCATCTGGGATGCAGCCGAGCCAAACGAGGAACCTTTCGACCTCGACAAGGCTTATGCCCTGACTATGGACTATAAAGACATCGCCGATGAAGGTGCGGCACATGACCCTATCTTCGACTGCAAGCGAAGTATCTATAGTACCTGGCAGATGATGAAAAAGATAAGAGAAGGCTATGCCAAGACTGTTTGATTTGCCATATATCCCTAACCGGAAGGGCATACAGCAGAGGCATAGGAACTTATCTAAATACAGAATGCTGCATCGCTTCGCCTATACCGAGACGATGAGCGGACTGAAGGATGATATTCCAACCCTCCTTTTCTATGCGCCCTTCGCCCTGCTGAAAGATACCTGTGAGTATCTTTGCAGGATGATGACGGGCAGCGTGGAAGATATGATTATCACGCCTTCGCACAGTTGCCGCCGCAAGAACGGGAAGATATACTGGAGGAAGGAAGTGCAGATTATCGGTCTAGATACCGACTTCCTCACGATGGAAAGTCTCTCGCAGATGATAGTACACCGCATGGAAACCATCTGCAACTGTAAGATAAGGCATTATCGCCTGGAAACATTTCTGAATTTATAAAACATAAAGATATGAAGAAATAAAAGATATTCTGCATGACATCATGCAACTTCGGTACGATACACTTCGTTTCCGATTTTTATTTTGTTAGACAACGAGCCATCGGTTAAAATGGCAGGAAGACCGGACGGGCGATAGGTGGACTTGGAAACATTCATCGCATATCTCACACCCGCAGCTTCAAGAAGAAGGGGGATAGTCTGATTAAAAAGCCTGGGAACCCCATCGGACGGTATCTGCGGCATTCTCAGATTTTTGCCAGTCGCCCGAAAGGTCTTCTTTCTTTGACAATATGATATAAAGAGAATAGGGGAGGCATTCTGGAAACACTCTTATGCAAGGGTAGTAGGAGTCAGTAATGCCCTACGACTACGATTCACTGCATCTTTGCAGCGGGCGAGTACCACAGATTTTCAAATGCTCCGACCGCTCGCTCTGGAATATAACCCGGCAAGATGTAAACACTTGAAGTTTGGCCTACCCTTCGCCTCCGTTCCCAGCGATTCCATCGCTGGTCAATGGTCAAGAGTGGTGCCTTCCCTTCTCTTTTAACTATAATACTCTTACTGTAAGATATGTTATTCCACCCGATATTGAACCAGATTGCCAACCTTGACATGGCATTCCTCGTAAAACCTGCCGATGAGCAGCGCATCGAGGGACAGACAGCCTGTTTCTGTCCCCTCTGCCAGAAGGAAGAGGCGGATGATGGCGAGCAGGGCAAGGCAAAGCAGACTCCTCACCTCATTATCTACAATAATGAGCGTGGCGGTATGTATAACGGTGTAGGGGTGGAAGACAATTCCAAGGCAGAGCATGGTGCCATGCGCTGGATGTGTACCAAGACCGGCAAGTATGGCTATGGAGCCTTAGAGCTTTATGCTGCCATGCGCAAACTGCCGATGCACGGAGCCAGTCTGCTGCGTCTGTGCCATGACTTCATCGTGAGGGTGTATGGCGATAACGAGAAGACGAGAGCCAAATGGCCGATGCTCTTTGCAAAAATGGACTATCGCACAATCGCTCCACAAACGATAGAAACTTTCTCATTTATGCCAAAAACTGACTTCGCACCCCAGGAGCTCGCAGCCCTGGGGTGCGAAGTCACATCGGTTAAGGGAATCCCGCAATACGGCTTCGGCAAGGACTTTAACACCAAGATGCTGAATGAAGATTTCCGCATCTATGCCGTGGACCAGGTAACGCTGCCCCACGTAGTGAGAAACGGACAACTGGTGAGTGAAATCATTTACGGCACACCCTGGAACCCGCTATTCGTCTGCTTCGCAACGGACGTAATAGCACCTCAAGGCAGTTGCGGATGCTTCTTCCGTCCAGCCATGCAGCAAGACCCTATCGTCTTCTCTACCTGTGAGGAACATAGCGTTAGGAAGGTGAGCAAGTGGCTGATGGGTGACAAGGTTTTCACCTATGCGATGGACCATCGGAGTAACAACTCTACGGCCGTTCACTCGGCAATAGAAAAGTTGCAACCGGGAGAGGCTTACACCGAGACGAAAGAAATATGGGTAGAGAACGAAACCAAGGATGGTAAACCGAAAGGCACCTTCCATGTTGAGGAGGAACCTATAGAAGTAGGCGACATCAAAGCTCAGAACATCGTTTTCTGCCGGACCCCGGAAGATGCACTGAGTATTTATTACGCCATGCGTTCCCTGCGTCAGGATAAGGCGCAGGATAAGCATTTTCAGAAATACTGCTGGTACCACGTAGCCTTCTCGCTAGGCAGAAGAAACTTCTGGTATATCGAGCGTGGGCAGTGGAGACAGGAAAAACTCGATTTCAATGCTGTTCAGTATCAGAAGATGAAGCGATTTGCCGAAAGGGTTATCATGATTTACCCTAACGACATCGCCAGCCAAAGGGATTGCGGAGCCATCGCAACCAAGTATTGCGATATTTGTTATGCCACGCTGCCCGATGGCTTCAGAAGTAGATATAATCAAAGGTGGAACTGGTTGTACGGTTGCTCTCCTCGCTCAGTGAGAGATTATCTGATGAGCTACCACATGGATGATACCGATAACTTCAAGTTCGACCACGATATAAGGTTGCCGCTATATTCGAGATTGCGGGGTGCCAACAACACCGATCCATTCGAGATAGAATATCCCCGTGATCCGAGAAGCGGCAAACCTAAACCGCCTACCTGCAAGGTATCGCCTACCAAGGTGTGGCTCTTTATGACCTGTCACGGCTATTACAGAATGATAGACCCTGAGAGTACCGACCTTGTAGGTCAGTATATCCATCTGGATAGATGTTTCGTAGAATACATCGACCAGAAGAGTATCATCCAAGCAACGAAAAACCAACTTCTGCAGTTTACTGAACAGAGTTGGCGGCATAATGATCAGGAGCGCAAGATGATGTCAGACTGCGCGAACCTGATAGACAAGAATTTCAGCGAGAAATCGGCTGGCGGCTTGCAGGGCATGGTGATAGACTTCACAGAAAGTTTCGATGCGCATACGGAATATTTCTTTTTCCGCAATGTAGCGTTGAAGATTACGCCCGAAACCATCATGCCAGTCAGCTATGACCGCCTGAATTTCTTTATACCTGCCCTGGCTAAAAGACCGTATGATTTTACGATGAGGGTGTTCAATCCTCCGTTTGTTATCAGCGAGAGCCAGGAATACAAGGATAGGGTGGCAGTCATCGCCCAGCAGGAAGCTCAGACCAACGAAGACGGTTCGCCAGTCTTCACAAGAGCCGAAATCGACCAAAAAAAATCCGAGCTTAAAGATTGGGCGCAAACCTTCCGCTGGCAGGTGGATTGGAAAGGTAAGCAGGAGAAAGAGCTTTGGCCTATCCTGAGAGTGATTCGAGGCTGCTGCAATATGCAGTGGCGACTGGAGCAGGATTGCATCCGTAACAAAGAGCCAATGCCTGCCGAAGCTATCGCCGACATCGACTCCCATTTTGCCAACATGATTTCCTGTTTAGGAAGAATTTGTTATCGCTCATGGGCTGATATGCAGAGTATCTGTCCTTATCTTCTCGAAGATGAGGTGGAGGACGAGAAGCAGGCAAGTGGCGGTTCGGGTAAATCACTGATGATAGAACTTGTGGTAGGTTCAGCAGTCAATGTACTGCGCGTCGATATGAAAGATTTCCTGACGATTGCCGATGCAAAGTTCAGTCTTTCCGACCTGCTGATTTCTCCGGGTAAATATAGGGTAGTACATTGGGAAGATAAACCTTCGGGTTTCCCCATGAAGTACTTTTATAATAAGGTAACGGCGGGAGCCAAGGTAGAACGAAAGTTTGGTGACCCTATCGTCTTCAAGTTGGAAGAATCGCCAACGAACGTAATTTCCAGCAACTCGCAGTTGAGTGATGATGATGAGTCTACCATCGGCCGTTTTCCTTTGGTATCTTTCTCGGATAGGTTCTGTCGAGAAAATCCGATGCAGCATAAGCTGGCACGTTCCCCAAAGGAAGTGATGAAGAACCTCGTTAAGGAACCGGAGAATCTGAATGAGCGAGACCGCAATCAGGCGATATACATCTGTGCCTTAGCCGTTCAGTTTATCATGCGCTATCATACCTTTGTGATTGCTCCTCAGAAAAACGTTCAGCGAAGACTGATGGTAAGAGAGCTGACCGAGAACACGGTGAACTACTTCGAGTGGTTCTTCAGTCGTAATGAAGTCTATTCAGCACCTATCTGTGCAGACGAAATGTTTAATGAGTTCATGCGTGATTGGGCTGATGCCAGCGAGGGTAAAAGTAAGGAATATAGCCGAGCCACCTTCAAGAAGAAAATCAAGAAGTATTGCAAGAATATGAATATCATCTGCAATCCTGATCATCTCCTGATAGGTGAGGACAATAAGCGCCATGGCTGTTTCAAGCTTCGCGCCTGGATAACGGAGGAATACTTCGTAGGGCGTGAATGGGAAAACGATGATAGTGTGGAGCCAAAGCATATCCGCAGGGTAAAGACCAGTAAGCACGTCTATTTCTTCTTCCGTAGCGGAAAGGATCATATTCCGGAAAGCTACGACGAGTTAAAGCGGATAGCGAAGGAATACGTTGAAGGTCCCGACCCATTACCATACCGTGATGACGATGGCAACATTGTTATTCTCACCCCAGAAGAGGAAGAGCGATGGAAGACATTCACCTCCCGCAAGCAGGGCAGAAGGCAAGCTATACCGAACGCTAGCGATGGCAACAATGCCGCAGCTACCGTAGAGGAAATAGATAAGAGCGACCTGCCTTTTTAAAGGTAAAAAGGTAAAAGGGTAAAAAGGTAAAAAGAACCTTAACCCCTTTGCGCCTCCGTTCCCAGCGATTCTATCGCTGGTCCATAAACAAGAAAAAAGAATTTACAAAAAAAATAAAGCAAAATGAAAATACAAGCGCAATCATCCCTCTTGCTTCGTCAAGCTTTGCAGAAAGCTGCGAAGTGTATCGACAGCAAGTCAACCATCGCCATCTTGAGCAATGTGCTCCTTACCCAGCGCAAGGAAGATGGTCAGTTCTTCTTCGTATCAGCTACCACTGATTCGGAGTTATCTATCCCTGCACCTCTCAGTATCGTGGAAGGCAGCTTCAAAGAAGACGTTGTTCTTCCTATCACGTCTCTGTTGTCTCTCCTTTCTACACTCCCTGCTGACTGCGTAGTCACCATGGATCTATCTCAGGATAAGAACCGCTCAATGAATATTGAGTATTGTACCCAGAACGGCGAAAATGTAAAGAAGGGTAACGTCAGTCTGGTTTATTTCAGCGCCGAGGAATTTCCTCGTGCAGCGCAGCCTGATAATGCCAGTCTTCATATCTCCCTGCCGATGGCAACCTTTGGTAATGTGCTCTCTCATGCCGGTAACTTTGTAGGCAATTCAGAACTTCGACCAATCATGAACTGTCTCTGCATCGATGTAGCCGAGGACAGAAGTGAGGTTACTTTTGTAGCCTCTGATGGTCACTCTCTCATCAAGCTCATTCATACCAACAACCCTGAAACGGGAGGCAGCAATTTCTTCCGTAGCGGTACACCTGGCATTATTCTCGTAGAAAGAACCTTCTTCAAGAGCTTGGCGGTTTTTGATGACTGCGCAGATATTGATATAGAAGCAAACGAGAGTATGGTGCGCTTCACTTCGGGTAATGATATTACCTTCGTCTGCAAAAAGATGGTAGGTCAGTACCCTAATTATAATTCGGTAATTCCTCGCAACAACCCTTATGATGTTGTGGTAGACAAACGGGAGTTGGCAAGCGTAGTAAAGCGTGTAGCACTCTTCTCTTCAGAAAGCAGCAACATGATCGTCCTGAAGAAAGAAGGCATGTTCCTCGATATAGCAGCGCAGGATTTGTACTTCAATATGGCGGCGAACGACCAGGTACTTATCATCGATAGTAATTGCGTAGATGGTCATCGTATCGGGTTCAAGGCAAGCAGTTTGCTGAATGCCCTGGCACCTATCCAGTCTGATACCGTATGCCTGCATCTTGGCGACCCTAGCCGCGCTGGGGTAATCACCGCAAACGAATCATCACCTAGAGCATTGACCCTGATCATGCCGATGATTATTAGTGAATAAACTTACATCGAACGAATAAGATAAGATTATGAATGATACTTTGCTCTTTATTCCTCCCTGCTGTGTAGATAAAAAGCTGCCCAAGGCAATCATCCAAGCCCCACGGCGGGCATTGAGCTTCTATACGCACGGCGATGTGCTGGTAGATAAATTCTTCCACGCTATCGGATACTTGGCAGATGTAAATCCCAACCGGGCGCAGAAAAATCATTTCTGCGTGATGGTGTTGGCGATGACCGTAAGCAGAACATCTGCTACCGGGTATATCATCAACTATCTTCAAACCTGCTTTGAGCGAGGTTGGATAACTCACCTGGTGCTCTCTACCGATAAGAGTGTAGAAGACTGGATAGATATTCATCTGATGGAATACAGAGACAGAATCCTTTATCAGAACCATCAGGATGTGACCCTACAGACCTCGCACATGGTTCTTTACAATGAGGAGAAAGCCTTTACGTTGGCTGGTCCGATGCTCGATACCCCTAACGGTAAGTTATCGCATTACTCCATGGTTCTTTACCCAGATTATTCGGCATGCAATGACGCAGCCGATTGGTCGAACCCGCTCAAGAACATCCTGTTTCCTGATATATTGCGGCATCGGCAAAGGGTAGCCAAGGAGAAACGGAAGGTAGACAGTATCATCCTAAACCGATTCCTGCAAGCAAAGCTTCCTCCTTACGAAGAGGATAAGGAGCAGGATGGTCCTCGTGATCATTATGATTTCGGTGGCTTCGTATAAATTCATCGACTAATAGATAAGAGTTATGGCAAAATATCATCAATCTTATCAGAACCTCCGTCAGTTCTGCGAAAAGTGGCAGTGGATAGACCCACGCAGCGGACAGCAGGTTACTGGCTATGTGCATCCGCAGACAGCGAGGAACGTAAAGCGCAAATCGTTCTACATCAAATTCCTCACTAAGACCGGGCATGTAGATGAAGGTGAATGCGTCTGTCTGAAGGTAGATGTGCTGCGGCATCAGAGAAAGGTGCAGTTCGTAACCAGCGGAGAAATCCGGGTGGTAAACGATATTCTTGTGCTCGAAGTAGACGGCACCAGGTTCATCACGCATTAATATGGTAATTCATGTTTTAAGATTCAATATAGTTTATCGAAGATTTTAAAAGCTCTAATTGTTAAATTATTGAATTTATGTAGATGCTTCATAGCAGACACCTTTAGCGAAAGGATGTTCCGTATTTATTTTACAATAACTACAAGCAAAAGCAATGTAGGGTTGTCTATTCACATTTCCCTACACCTCCCCGGTGCGTGAGCATAGGGCGCTTTTTAAACTGGAATATTCATTTTTAAACAATATATAGATTATGTGGAATCCGTTTAAAAGAAGTAAAGCGAAGCAGGAAAAAGCAGCTCTGAAGAATATGAGTATTCTTTATGCTTCATTCGAAGAGTGGGAACGCTCCGGTCTGTTTCACTGGCAGGTGAAAGGCAAAACACTTTTGCTGGAGCAGAGCCTCGCGGTCTCTGTGATGTCTATGGGACCGGAAAATTTTAAGAAGTTTCTCGACCTCTTAGCGCAGTTCAAAAATGCTGAATTGGTGTTTAATGCCTACGAGCAGCAGCGTCTAGACCTGGAGACGGTAGCTGTGCGCAAAGCGCAGGAGCAGACTCAGACAAAACTCACCGATATTGATATTCAGCGCATCCGTCAGAATGCACGCGAGAATATGCAGCACATCGATATGAAGAGCCTTATGGATGCTATCCATGAGTTTGACATCATGATCATCCGCAGCAGTGCTATCTCTTCTGCTGATGCTACCCAGGAAGGTGGCGAACTGTTAGCCGTTGGCCACTTCGACGGTAAGAAGGTAGAGATGGCGATGTGGGATGAAATCAAGAACGATTTAACTGCAGAAAAATAAGCAACCCCTCACCCTATGAAAACAATCGTGATAGCCAAGGAGGCTTGGCTGTGCAGTCAACTCAGCATAGCCAAATATTCCGGAGGCATTGATATATCAGATGAGGAAAATGGCACACGCCATTTCCTGGTAGTAGATGGAAAAGGTCAGCCTTACCAGGGCAAACTGCTCCCTAGCGCCCCTGCCGATTTGGTAGATAAGGAGTTCCTTCCTTTCTATCGTAAACTGGGCAGAGATAAGTTTATATCCCTCGTATCAAGGGAACCTCTCGCCTCTCGCAAGGGACTGAAACAGATACTATCTGCTGCAGTTCAGGAAGAGAAATCGGAAAAGGCAGCAAAAGAAGAGGAACTGAAGGCACGCCAGCCTTCCCTCTTCGACTAAGAAAAGTTTTATAATACATTAAAGATTTTGAGAAAATGAGAACATTAGAAGAATTTCAGAAAGAAGTCCTTGCGCCTTTGCGTAAGGAAAGAGACAAAAAACACGAAGTCGCTTTGAAAATCAAGACCGATGGCGGCGAGGCCTTTGCGAAACGTAAGAAGGAACTCCTGGATAAGGAAGTTGAGTTCAAGGCACGTCAGAAGTCTAGCCTGAAAGAATTTCTCGGCAAGCAAACCTTGGGAAAGAAATCTTTCTTCGTTCAGCAAGATGCTGATCGTTCCGAAGCTCATGCCAAATATCAGAAAGCTATCCAAGACTACAAGATTGCTAAACGCCGTGCTAACGAAGAGTTTATGGATAAGTTAGCCATTGCCTATGCAGAGTACAATAAGGAGCGAGTAGCCGCAGGCGAGCAGCCTGTGTATTACAACAATCGCCGTGAGAAGTCAGCCGATGAACACAAGGCGGGCTATGATGAATATGGTTGGCCAGAAGACCCAGCACAGGAGGCTGAAATATGAGTTTCAGAAATACAAAATAAACAATTATAAAAACATGAACACGAAACAACAGAATATTCTTCGCTCATTGCTGAAGAAATACAAGTTCAAGAGCGTAAGTAATATGGTCCGTCAGGCGCTCGGAATCAACTTCGAGAACTTCCTGCAGAAAACGGAACCTCTCTACATCATTCCTCGCATCGCTTCCTGCTATGCTGTGGAAGGGGATAAAGAGAAGCTGATGGGCATCGTCTATAAGTAATGGCTCAAAGACGTAGTAGAAAAGGCCTGGGTGAAACCGCTCAATGCCTACATCGAGGAATACGGCGAGCGCATCGTGCTTTCCGCTATCTACTATCTCATCGACAACGGCCTATGGGAAGTATACGAAGGTCGCCTTGCACTCGACGCACAGGAAGATAATTACTACGATAAGTTGGGAGATATGCCTTCCGCTATCGAATTTGTGCAGGAACAGCAAGCTGAGAAAAAGAAGGCAGAAGAAAAGAAAGCTGCAGAGGAAGCCGCCGCAAAGAAAGAAGCCGCCCAGCAGCACCCCTCTGCCTCGTCACGTCCCTCTCTCGTCCCCGTTCCCAGCGATTCCATCGCTGGCAAAAAGGAAGCCTCTCCAGGCTATACTCTCACCGCCGAAGAAGCCGTAACCCTTATCGGTACCACTTCCGAAACCTGCACCCAGTTAAAGCAGAACGTAGAGCGCCTGTTCGATTTCATCCATACCGCCACCGATACCGATGCCCTTCGTCAGAAGCTCTCTGATCTGCAACATCAGCTAGAGGATATGAAAGCCCAGCATCAGGATGAAATAGCAGCCTTGCGAAAAGAAGCTGATGAAGCCAATGACACCATGCTCAAGGCCAGTGATTATATCGCCAAGCAGAAACAGGAGGCTAAGGAGGCTCAGAAGCAATACGACGAACTGAATGCCAAATACAAGAAGGCTCTCGATGAGCGCGATGATGCCGATAAGGAGTTGGAAACTTACAAGAAAATCCTAGAAGAGGAAGCCAACCGTGAACAGCTCCCGAAGAAGAAGGTCATCCCATACAGCGTGCTCGATGCCGTTCCTCTCTTGGGCAAAGGCGTAATGACCGGTCTGGTACCCGTCCTCGCCAAATACAACATCGTGGTAGATTACAACAAGTAGGAGGCGTAGCGTATGCAACAAGTAGTTATGAACCCAAACCTACTGAATTTCTCGAAGGAAGACAGCAATGAGCTTATCGAGGTAGTATCTACCTTTTATGGCGATGAGTATACCAATAACCAGGCGTATATGAAATTCAATAACGCTATTAAGCGTATGGGTGAGCCGCGGGAGGTAGAACAGACAGAAACAGATGTAGAATTTATTACCCGCAACGAGGCTGGCAGCATTTATGCTGTAGTTTATCACTATCCCGAAGGTGGAATAGACTCGGATATGTTAACCAGAAGGAAAAACGGTGGTTGGCTGTTTCATCGTTCTAAGGTTCGTTTTCGCTCCGATTTCGTAAGTGCCTATATTCATTCGATATATGGCTACAGAAAGGTTCCCGAATTGCAGATAGCACAAGATTTAGCTGAAGTTCCTTCATTTCGATGTCTGAAGAGAATTTGTAAGGATAAAGCTTTTTTTGTATATCCTGGCGGCATTTATATCTCAAATTGTGTTTATAAAGATGGGGTTATGCTTTCCGTAGAAGCAATAGATTTCGTTCCTTACGAAGCGTTTAAGCGTGACGAGATAAAAGACTTCTATCAGGAAATTATTAGTCTGTATGCGTCAGAGCATGATTTTCGTGTCGAAGATGTTCCGGATGATGTCTTAATTAAGCTAGAAATGTGCAGCGAAAAATTGAGAAAAAAAGCGTAATAGATAAAAACAAAACGATATGGATAAAACAGATTTTGATTATGATTTCTATCTCGTTACTCTCCGCACAGCCGATGCAGTAGGCATGGCGGTAGTGAATAAAGATGACCTGGCGCGCGTCATGGCTATCATTCTCCATGAAGGAGGCAACGAGCAGTTTACCTACAGCTACAAACTGAAGGTAGAAATGCAGTTCGCTCAGGAGAAGTATCACATCAAAGGTGGCGAAACGCCCGACCCTAGATTTGTTCTCCTTCTGCAGCGCTATATCCAGGAGATAGAAATCTATCAGGAGCAGCATAAATGCGGTTATCCCGACTGGGCAGTAACCCTGATGAAGGACCGCTATGGTATCAAGCTCTATAATTGTTAAGGCGTATGGATAAGGCAAAGTTAAAGAAACTCCTTTATGAGATGAAAGCAACGACCTCAGATGTGATATTTACACTCTTTATGTACGGCATGCTCTATCTGCTGTTTCATGCTCTCATTACCGATTACAGAGAAGGCGACCGCATAAAAGGTAGTAGTATCACCGTCACTTCAAAAGGTCACGAGTATATCATCTTTGAGACCGCCAGAGGCTACACCTGCTGCATTCACTCAGCCTCCTGCCCCTGCCAAGTCAAGAAGCAAAATCGCGCCCCCGTTCCCAGCGATTCAATCGCTGGTCTCAAGAAAAATCATTTAAAGTAATAGCACTATGCACATATTTAAATTAAAAGAAGGCACCAAGTCCTATGATTGGGTGAAGGACGTGATAGATAAGGAGCGAAAGCAAAACGCAGAGTATTGCGATCGCATCCGCAAGGCGATACCCTTCCAGTTAACCCGAGTCATTGCCTCTTATGTAAACTCCACCTTTTCCCGAAAGTTGGAAATCTACGAGTTTGTTGTTACTCCCGAGGAGTACGAAACATTGGATAAGGAAGTCTGGAATAGGACTTATAGTGATGATAATCAGTTCTGGGTAGCTCCTAACCTGAATAATGAAGAGGGTAGGGCTATAAAGGAAGTGATGTCTTCATATCCTCCAGTTACTACTCACGATGATATTCTGAAGAAGTTAGGGCTGCGTGCCCTCATTGCCTGCATACCTTTCCGTCCTACCAATCTTACCACCCATGAGGGTAAGTATTATTTCGTTCTTACCGATGATTTGGTTATCAAGGATAATGACAATAACGATGATTTGGAATTGATAACCGAGGAGGATGCCAAGCGCCTCACCGGTTTCAAAGATGAGCGGGTAGATTATAGCAAGAAGTAATAATATAGTTATGGCAATTGAACAATGCTCAGGTCTGCAGCTTATACTCCTTGCGATATTCGTAATATCTCTTATCATATTGATGGAGCAGATAGGTGAGTATATTTACTTTAAAAAAGATAGTCGTATGAAGATAAAAATTGTTTCGTTATATTTTCCCAGTTTCTTTAACGGGGATAGGCTCTCTGTTTTTGCAGATAAAATGAAGTTTTTCATTATGTATAAAAAGCATTGGTGGCAGAAATACAAATACATGAAAGATATGTTCGGCCACCCCATGAAGTTTGACAGTCAAGAGGCAGCCGAAGAGTATCTGGAAAGGGAAGGTATAGATTATAAAAAGAAATAGCTTATGGCAAAGAAAGAAGAACCCTATGAGCCATTTGGCTCGAATGTAAGCGAGGGAGAGCTGACAGAAGAATATGCTGGTATAGGAAAAAGAGTCTTCGTCTGCAAGAAAGAAAATTTTGAAAGGCAGCCAGGTCAGCCTTATATTAAAGAGGAAGGCAATCTGGTAACATTCGCAGGCCATGGTGAAAATAAGATGGAGTGGGAACATAGAGAAGAGCTAATGCTGCCCGATATATGGCATGAGATTTCTCTTGTGAACGATAGCGACATCTCCCCATCCGGCAACCCTTTTGCCGCAGGTAAGCAAAAGAGCAAGGAAGCACCCCGCAGTTTCACTGGCACTTTTACGATAGTAGATGATAAGGAAGCGTACTACGAAGCTCAGATGTTGACAAGAACGGTATTGCCGGTATTCAGCAAGTCTATGCTTTCCGTCCCCCTGCCTCACATGCCATTCCAGATGCGGGACTTTAATACGAAGTTATATCGCAACCCTATCAATTTCTTCTACAGGGAATTGGCCAATCGTTTATCTTATCCTATTCGGGATCCGAAGTGGTTTCCATCACTGATAAAAAGTAAATAATATGGCAGAAAAGAAAATATTAACCATTCATCTTACTGATGAGTGGTACCAGAAGATAGCTAGCGGAGAGAAGACAGAGGAGTATCGGGAATGCTCTTTATACTGGACGATTCGTTTATTTAGAAAGGATATACCGAATAGGCCAGACTTGATAGCTGGTGTAGCCAAATATCATCGTGCTTCCGATAGAGGTCTTTTTGTGCTAGGTTATCTAACCGGAGGTCTCAAACATACTTCGGACAGTCCGAAAGATAGAACTTACCGCAAGGAGGTATTAGAGCCTTTCACACACGTTCATTTTCTACTCGGCTATCCGAAAGATAACCAACCGTATATCGAGAAGGAAATCGACGAGATAACTGTAGATAAACCGAAGAAGGGCATGTGCCCTGATGCGTGGTTAAAAAAGAATATGTTCGTAATCAGATTCAAATAGCTTATGGCAAAGAAAGAAAAGAAATGTTGCGGTAACTGCTACTGGTTCGACAATGAGGATGCCTACGGCCAAGGCTGGTGCATTGATTCGCAAGGCGAAACGTCATGCGATTTGGTTTGTGATAATCATTTAAATAGATAAGCGTATGAAAGAAAGTCTTAGAGATTATTATTATCACCCGGAATTTACAATGATGGATAAGTCTTTTATGATGGTTCCTACCCCGAAAGATTTCGGACAGTATTTACAGAATAAACGTAAAAGAAAAAAGAAATAGCGTATGATTGTAGTAACATCTCCTTTTGTTGCAGTACTGTTGGTTTTCTTAACGATAACTATATTTGTAATCTGTGACAAGGTAAAAACAGAAAGATCTTATAGATTAAGTAATAGACTTTGGACAGGAGAGGAGAAGTGCCAGTGGGATATAGAGTCTCAGTTTATCACTGGAGATTTGGTATCAATAGATTCACATCTTGTATATGAAGTCTTGGGGCGTATTTCGGAAACGGAATATCTAGTCACTTATAATCGACTTTTGAAAAAGGGACACCTAGTCGTGCATGTATCTAACATGGATGGTCTCAGAATTACACCTGAAAGATTGATATGTGCTGGTTTTTCCTGTCCGGACTATGATCCGGAAGATATACGTTTCGATGTGCCTTATAAAAAGGTATTCAAAAAGGATGGAACTGAAGTTATAATAACTATTAGTCCCAAGAGCACTATGCTAAGAAACTATTGGAATGTTCATTTAGAAAATTATGATTTTGTTACTCCGTCCAAAAAAGATATTGTTTACATCCACGAGTTGCAACATTTTCTTTTTGGCCTAGGTCTTAATTATCGAGAAGAATAATTTTTTTTAATCGTATGAAAGAAGTAGAACGTGTAGCCTTGGCTGCGAGATTAAATGCCTTTTTGAAGGCGACTGAGAAAAACTATCTTGATGGAATTGTAGATAATCTCATTCATGAGGCAGAATGTAAAACTGCAATTCTATCTGACGAGGAAGCTAGAGAGCCGGAGTTCGTTTTTATATCATATCTTAAAGAGATTAAATGTTACAACGACCACGATGGTTCTTGGAAATTAAATGTCCTTACCCTTACAAATCTAACTGGTACCGCTTTCGCCTTGATGGAGTTTGATCCTGCTTACAATCCGATAAGGAAGGACCCAGTGTGTGGCTATATCAATAGCTTCATCGTTAGCGAGGAAGATCGGCAGAAGGGCATTGGCGCTTTAATGATAAAAACCTTAGAGGCTAGAGCTGAAGGTTACGGCGTGCATATCCTGTTTGTAAATTGGGATATGAAACCAGAACCTGGTACTTGGGCAGATAAGTGGCTTACCGGAATGGGTTATCACCAAGACGAGCCAAACGACCCTCGCCCATTTCATTATTATATGATGCACAAAAGATTAGTTGATAGTTATTAGAACAATTAAAACATTAAAGATTATGGCATGTAATTGTATTAGCAGAGTTGAGAAAATGGTTAAGGAGAAGACCAACGAGAGTGGTTGCCTTGATACAAGTATCGGTATTCCATCGGGCATTGCGATGGTGAATGTTTATGGTTTATTCCATAAACAGAAGAAAGATGGCTCTTTCTGCGAAAAGTGGAACCAGGTAAATATCCTACCCGAGTATTGCCCTTTCTGTGGCAAGAAGTATGTGGAGGATAAGAAAGAAGATGTTCAACAGAAAGAAAATGAGAAGTAGCGTATAAAGCAAAAAAGATTAGTTGATAGTTATTAAAACAAATAAAAATATTAAAGATTATGGCAGAAAAAACAAAGCAGCAGAATGCAGAGAATGAATCAGAAGAAGAGGAGCTTGGCAAGCAGATTTTGCAGCTCAACCTTTCCTATCACGAGATGAGGGATGACAAGTTTACCGTCAAGGTAACTTGCGAGAAGGATGGCAAGGAGTCTGACCTGAACATCCTCACCGATGATGATTCCATCGGTATGGTATATCAGGGAATGAAAATCGCCCTGGGTACCGTGGCCCGCTTCTACCTGATGAGCCTTTTGAATAAAGGCACAATCACTCAGGAGGAGTATGATAAAATGGTGAGTAAATAATACATGTTTTTAGAAAAAAAAATAGCGTATGTTATACGAAGCTAAACAAGGTTCAAAGGCTTACGAATACATTAAGGGTATTCTTGAAGCAGAAGAAAAAGAGTATCAGGCCTACATGAAAAGAGTAGATGAAGCCGTTGGCTTCAAGTTTGAGAAGTGGCAAGGTTATCAGCCTAACCGCAGTCTGCTGCGAGAGTATGATATAACCGCTATCTGGTTGCCGACTGCGCAATATGAAAAGCTGGATAAGAAGTTATGGCGAGAGGTAGATAGCCAGTTGTTTAATGATGGTCGTTACGTTGGCGTAGCACCTAACAAGCGATACAAGCAGGGCAAGGCTATCGCCGCGGTACTTGCCTCCTATAAAGCTGTAACCAATCATTTCAAGATATTGAAGGAGTTGGGCATAGGGGGTTCTCAAGGTGACTCTATCTCTATCACTCAGCTTCTCCGCTGCAAAGACCGTTACTTTGCCTTCTTCGATGATAGCATTCGAGCCGAGAAGTGCAATCCTGATTTCACGGAAATCACGATAGGAGAGTATGAGGATCTTATTAATAGTGATAAAGAAGGATAGCGTATGAAGATAAATATGAATCATGTAAAGGAGAAGATAGCAGGCTTTATCTTTGACCTTATCATAGAATCGGGCAGTAAGTCTAAGTTCTTCCGTAAGTACACCAACCATCGTTTCCGTAAGCAGTACGAACGATGGGAGGGAAATGCCGCTTATAGAATATACAAACGCAATAACGATTTGGAAAAAGAGATAAGTGAGCTGCGTGAAGAGATTAATACTTTGAAGCGTAGACTTCGGGGGGCTTATAATAAGATAAAAGTCGTAGCTACAGAGTACCCTAAGAACATCCCGTGTCCTCACGGAGAAAAAGATGAGATAAACCAAGACCTTGTCAGAACAGATTCCGTTGAATGCTGGTGCTGCCCAGGTCACGTTTGTAGAGTACCTGAAAATGGTACCATCATCTGTTGGAATAAAAACTTTGAACAGAGTGAAGATTTAGAAAATAAACAAAAATAGCGTATGGAAACAGAAGAATATGTAAGCATCATCAAGAATATGCTAAAGTTTAGCAATATGGTGGAATGCGTTTATCCCGACCAATACAAGTTTGTCTGTCATCTGCATAATATTCAGGAACGTGAGGCGATGGATATGTACGGTGATCTGCGTAAGATAGCTTCTGGCCAGTATTGGAGTATCAAAGATAAGAAGGACGGGTATCTTTATTCCATGATAAACATGGCGTTGGAAGCTAGCAAGATTCAAGTCTTCAACTCTCTCATCAAAGATACCGCAGCCATTGGCGAGGATAGAAAGCCAAATATCCTTGCGTTCTTTAAAAGAGGCGATGAGCGTTTTTCGCAGGAGTTTGATTTGCAATGGCAGGTTGCATATCTTGATATAGCCGAAATGATAAAGAACGGCTATACGCTAACGGCTACCGCCCGCCAGGTAGATAATGTTGATGCCAAAGATTACGTAGGCGAGAATAAGGGCAAGAAATCATATATTCCTATTTACGATGGTGATGTAATGCTTTGCTATGTAAGAAATCCGAAATGGTGGAGTTCTGATTGTAAGAATAGCGGTCTGTACCTATGCAAGGATGGTGTTTACTATCGTCTCATCTATACCCCAGGTAAAGGTTATATCAGACACGGTGAACCTGATACTGACGAAGCCTTCGAGTTGGATATCGAAGAGAATGCTTTCAGCAGCTATGTGATGACTCTCAGCCAGAAGTGGTATAAGCTTGGTAATATCCACGCTGGTATCGGATTCTTGATTGAAAAGCCAGAAGATAAAAAAGAATAGCGTATGACAAAGCAAGAATTGTTATCTACCCCTGCCTTTAAAAATGCAAGGGATGATGCTTTTATCTATTTCGTCGGCAAGCTCCACAGTATCTACCGAGCGCGAACCGTTTACTTTACAGCTCCAAAACGTGAATTTCAGACGAGTGACAGGCTTCGTCTCGGTCTATTCGGACCGCCGATAACCAAAGGTAGATTAATGGCTAACCTGTCATTTCGCCACACCATGCCCCATAAGACAATCTGCGTTATGTTTCCCGATTATTGGTACGATTTGGGAGACTGCAACGTAGAGATAGATAGTAATGGCGATATTGTGATAACAGAAAAATAAAAAGTAGCGTATGAAAACAGAAACGAAAGAAACTCCTGTAAAGGGAGCATTGATTTACCAGCCGCAGGGCGCGGCTGGTGAATATGCCAAGTGGGCAATCAATTTATACCATGGTTGCTCTAACGGCTGCACATATTGTTATAACCGCAGAGGAGTATTGAGCCATGTCTTCGGCGATAAGCCGGAACTGGCAACACCTATCATCAAGCAGCGAGATAAGCAGCTCAATGAATATCTGAAGAAAAACAATATGACTGCACATGATGCTATTCCACAAAAAGTTATTCGAGATACGACTGCTGTTGTTGCCCTAAGTATTGTAGCTAAAGATATAATAAGAATTGGGGAAGATGTAATTCGTGAAGACGGAGGAATTTTCTTTTCGTTTACTTGTGATCCGTTTGATCCTGATATAGATATGGATATATTGCGAATGATAGTTTTTGTGTTGTTAGATCGTCAAATTCCAGCTACGATACTTACCAAAAATACAGATTGGTTAGAAAACGACAAATGGAAAGATTTTTTGGAACCTGACGCTGATTATCCGGATGATCTCCTTCGTGATCTTACCATCGGTTTCACTATCACCGGCAAGGATAAACTGGAGCCTGGTGCTCCTTCTACTGAGGAGCGTATCGAAGCCCTGCGTAAACTGCACGATGAATACAAGATTAAGACCTTTGTATCTCTAGAGCCGATGACAAGTATTCATACTGCATCGGAAGTAATCAAGAAAGATAGATATGATCCCAGCGAGTTTGTCGGTTTTATTGTTGCGGTTAAAACCCTGGCACGCGGTCTTGATTGCCGTTTTATGGTAAAGGACAGCATGTATAAACAGGCAGAAACTTTTGAAGGTGCTTATCGAGATTTGTGTGTCAGAAATCTTGATGAAATAAAAAAGATTTATGAATCAAAACAAAAAGAAAATGATGAAAAGTAAATTGAAGTATTATGCCCAGGTTATCGGTGTTAACCTGTTGGCGATTTTGGTACCCCTCCTTGCTGTTGTCCTTATTTACGCTCTCGGCAAGCTGAAGAATATCTATACCCATCCTTGCGTTCTATCGCAGGAGATATACGATTGCTGCCTGGAGGCAACCATCGTAGTGCTGGCTGGGTTCTCTGTAGGTCTTTTGCTTCTTGGCTGGGCAGATAGCTGGAGAAAGGCAAAGCTCTTTGTTTTCAAAAGCAGGAGAGAACGAGAAAAATGTGAAAAACGTGAACTGCTGCATATTAAGATGGAGGTAGAGCCTATCGAAGAGAGGATGGAGCAGAAGAATACTCCTGCGTCCGAAGATTCCGAGTTTGAGGATATTTCCGGATTGACGGTTAAAGAGATTTATCATCTCTATCACGGTCGTCAAGTTCTGATTACGGCTGGTAAGGCGAAGGGAAATTTTCTCGGTCGTCTTGCTGGCTATGACAACGAAGGTTCTATTCTTTACATAGGTTTCACTCAATCCTACAGTTTGTGGTCTTATTCCCTGGATGAAATAAACACTATGCGTGATACAAACCCAGAAGTCAGCTACGTGGAACCAGGGTATAAAACTTACGATTGCTGCATCCCTAGTCTCATCCGTATTCATAAGTAAGGATTATAAAAGTAAGGAAAAGAGTATGAAGAAGAATTATTTGTTTGATGTTGATGGCTTGCTGCAGGTGCTGCAAGCCATCAAGGATGGGAATCCCGTGGAGTATCGCCCATTGGAGGAACCTAATTGGCGAGATTTCAACCCAGAGGAATATGATATTGATACGGAAAACTGTAAGTATCGTGTCAGGCCTTGTGAATATAGTGAATACGTGGGAGATATTAATGTACCTCCTGCGCTTATGCAGGAAGGTGTGATTTATTTCCTGAAAAGCAAAGACCCTCGGAGTACTAAACAGAGTTTTGCTTGCGTAAAGGCTAACCTTTGGCATATAGATAAAAAGATATTGCTTCATTTCTTTTGGAGTGAAGACGGTGATTCAAAAAAGCTTTATGTTAGCGATCCGGATAGAAGAATTAGCCGTAGCGAGAAAACAGATAATTTCGCTAATGAAATTATTCCTGATATAAATCTTTGCGATCCTGATAAAGCCGAAATTTATGTAGCTTCCATATCACAAGTCAAGATGTTAGAGTCAAGACTTCGAGATGTGAGTTATGAATTAAAGGACGGACAAATGAAAAAGATAGATGGGAACAAAGAGTAAACAAGCACATCTCCTTAGTAAGGAGCAGGTATCAGAGCAGCTTCTTCAGCAGCATTTGCGCGGCTGGAAATCGAACCCTAAGTTTATCGTAGAAAACCTTTATGTGTTCGGCTGGGAGAGTGATATGCTCATCAAGACCCGAAGCGGATATTGGTATGAGGTGGAATGCAAAATATCCCTTGCTGATTTCAAGAACGATTTCACCCATAAGCGGCAGAAGCATGAATTGCTGAAGAATGGAGATGAGAAACGTCGCCGCCCGAATTTCTTTTATTATTGCGTACCATGGTACCTTAGTGCGAAAGTATATCCTCTCCTTCCTGATTATGCCGGGCTGATTGTACTTAAAGCGGATGGTAAACTGAATGAGATAAAACAGGTACACTGTCTGCATCTGCAAAAGTACACCGATGAGGAACTGAAGCTATGCGATAAGTTTTATTATGCCTACCGCAACTGGAAAAAGTGTGTAGAGCGTAATCAGCCTACCGCAGAAATCAAGCGCCTGAAAGATGAGATTGATTTCCTCAAGGCAGAATATAAGGCAGTAGCCGGGTGCGATATTAAAGACGCATTTTAATGATTAAAAGATTTATAGATTATGGAAAAGATTGAATTTACAAAGGAACAGATAGAGAAGATAGCAGAAGGCATCAGCGTCATCTGCTTCCGTTCTAACTCGAAGGCAAAAAAGTTTTTGCTTATGGAATATCCGAAGGTTAAAGACGTGCTCAGTAACTCCTGTATCTGGGATGAGCCTGCATATAATGAGGAACACCCCAAGGAAGTAAAAAGTGTGCTGCCTAGTTTTGAGGCAGTGCATACTTTCGGATCGTCGGCTTTATTCAAACCCACTCTTGCTGAGATTATCCAGGCTTGCCCTATCAACCTTCTTGGAAACTTTAACGCTGTCACCATTCATTATAATGGTTTTATAGAGGACGCTTCCAAGCATAAGAGTATCGTGACTCCTTATGTGATTTGTGAGAAGAAGAAGCCATTCGTTCCTTGTTTCAGCGATGAAGAGGAGAAGAAGTTGCATCCTTCACAATTAAAGATAGGCGACCTTGTAGGCACTATCATTGACGAGTTCTGCCAGGTAAGCATTGATACTATCCAGCCTGATACCCGCAACCTTCAGACCTTATTTGAGGGTCCACTGAATGAAGTTCCCGAGAAGTACCTGGATAAACATTTCCGTCCGATAGAGATTATCAAGGACTACGAAGATGAGATACATTTAATCATTAACTAAGCTTTATCATGTTTGAGATATACGTTAAAATGAAGAAAAGGAAGTGCTGGAAACTCGCTATAGAGGTTCCCAATGCTTGGGGTGGAATGCCTCACCTCTGGATGTATCTGGAAAAGAAATACCTTCCATCTTACGTACCGGTAGGAGCTGATGGAAAACCGCTGGATTTGGAATGGGTGAAGGAAGCACAGGCAAAAGGTGAATATGCAAGCCGCTGGATCTATGCTTCATCCAGAAAGGAGATCGAGGATCTACAGAAAGATTTCCGCTTAACTTATGAGGAAATGATGGTGTTCAGATCTACCTTTGATTTCGCAAAGGTTCTAGGCGAAGATATACCAGTTTATCTTGATTGTTTAAAGGTTGTCGCTGATGAGTGTGGAGGTATCTATCCACAACAATACAAGGAACTGAGTGACTTTATTAAGGTCCACAGCATAGATGATATTGAGGCGATCGCTTTCAACCAGACTAGCGTAAACTGCGCCTATGATTTCTTTGGCAACAGATACAATGAGCCAGCAGATAACTTCTGGGACTGCATGTGTCCAAAGGATTTTTATGACAACCTCAGAAAAGATTGTGATACTAAAGACGCATTTTAATGATTTTAAATAGATATAAATTTTATGAGTTTATACACAAAACAAGAAAAGGTGAAATCCCTTTGGCATCCTATTACCGATGAGGATTTTGATGTTGATTTCAGTAAGCCGTTTATCGTTTGCACGGAAGAGATGTCTCTCTTTATTGTAAATGGTTTGCGGGATTTGTACGAGGACTACATGGATGAGGAGCAATTCTTCGATTTTAAGGCTCAGATTTTATCCGAGGAAGGTAAAGAGTATTTCCGAGAGAACTATTATGGATATATGTATCTCGATGAAGATTTCTACAAGGCAATAGAACAGGCAAAAGGAAAGTACCTCGAAGACGTAAAAGGTGAACAAGAAAAACCAGTATTGTTCGCTATGGATAAATATGGGCCAAAGGTGTTCGATCATTTCGGTTCCGATATAAATGGTATTTTCTTATGCGAAGGAATTCCTGAGATGAGCAGAGAGTTTGCTGCAAGTCATCCTGGGTTATATGATGTAGAGTATATCGTTAACTTAAATCGGGTTCCTGCAACCTCCCTCTATGCTCTATTTGTAGCTCCTCTTGATAAGCCTAAAACCGCTTACGTAGTAACATCTGGCGAGTATAGTGACTATCGTGTTGATGGTGTGTTCTCTGACAAAGAGAAAGCTGATTCGTTTGCTAAAAAAGCCGAGGATAGAACTATAGAGAAATATAATATTGATGATGAGGAGCAGCTTCGAAAGGAATACTGGTATGAAATTTCTATCAGAATAGATAACTCTTCAAAAGCAAAGAATGTTTCTGTCAATGATTTAAGTCAGTCGGGTCAGTTTTTCGATGCTGTAAGGTTTCGATCTGGAGAAGGTATAGGCAGTCGTTTTTACTTTTACCTGAAAGCTATCGATCGTGATAAGGCAAAAGCTATAGCTTTGGAGCGTTTTCATGCTCTATTGACAGTAGAGTCTTCTCATTTCCCTATGTTAAGATGGACGCGTGACATAAGTCCTCATTATGGTTCTGGTGATTTGCAAGAAGGTCTCGTATTCGGTTATTTCGATTATAAGGCTTATTTTTATTCCGATTATAGAGAGGAGAAAATACAAGACCTGTTTATGAAGATTAAAGATTCTTTGCCTATTCCATTAACCGAAGAGGATAAAATCGACGGGCAGAATCTTACAGAGGATGCTTGCCTGCAGCTTATGAATAATCATGGTCTGAAGATAGAACCAAGAAAGGATTTACCTTTAGAGTTTATTTGATTAGCAAGTGACTTTAAGGATTTATAAAAAAGAATATATTATGATACAGATTCAAGATTGGGAGGCATCCCAAAAGATTGTTGTCGTGGATGAAAATCATCACGGCACCGTACAGGTGGAGGTACCGAAGCCTGGACCTTATAAAGACGAGTATTATCAGTATGCCGATTGCGCTATCTATAACCTTTGGGTAGATGAGAAGTACCGCAAGCAGGGAACGGCTCGCCTCCTGATGGAGACCGCAGAGCGGGAAGCTAAGAAATTGGGCTGCAAGTCGGCACAGCTGGAATGGGATGATAAAGGCAGTAAGCTTTTCGTTCTCGAATGGTATAAACGCCTTGGCTATCGTGTAATGGCAAGGAATGAAAACGATCGTCTGCTGCTGGTAAAGAAACTTCAATGTTGAGTGTTAAATGTTGAGTGTTGATTTAGTCTAGCGCCCTTGAGCCCGTCAGGCAATTCAACATTCAACACTCAACATTCAACATTAAAAAGGTTTTTGTCTCAGACATAAAAACCTTTTTTCTTACCTTTGCAAACAGAAAAAAGAAAGATTATAGCGTATGAATAAAATAGGGGAGCAGATGATGCTGCAACAGCTCAAGTCTGTCTATGGGCTGATGATGGATTCTTCCGGTAAGATGGACTTCGCAAATAAAACGCTATGGGATGAGATTACTGATCTCGACCAGGATAGTGGCGATTACCAGGAAGTGGTGGTGGAAATCTATTTCACCGATGGCAGGTTTATCAAACTTCATAACCGCAGTTTTGAATCGCTCATTAATAATTCCTATTCCGGTGATGCCCTTTTGCTGCTGCCAATGAATGATGATAAACTTCTCCAGGCAGTAGCAGAACAGGGCGTATGTATTCGTGATGTTTACCGTCCGATAGTTAGTATTACGTATGATGATCCGGAAACGGGAAGAACGGCAACCGATTTTCCTATATCCTCCGTGGTCCGCATAGCCTGTTATCGTAAAAAGGTAAAGTGGAGCGAGAGATGGAGAACACTGAGTCCGGAAATGGGAAAGTTGCATGAACTTATGTTCCGTAACTTTCGTGAAAAATATCTCAGAGATCATCCTGAGATTAAAGAATAGATTCTTCTAGTGTTTTATCAAAATATGCTTAACGTAATAGTTATGATTATTTTAATTTTATTGAGTTGTTAGTTTTTGATCTTGTTGAAGTTCCTTCGTTGTGAAACGCGGGGACTTTATTTTCTTTATTAATTAGTTCTCATGAATTAAAAGTCAAAATTGTTTTAAGGTAAAGTTTTGTTAATATCAAGAGGGGCGGCTGTCGTGATGACACCCGCCCCTCATTTCGTTTAATGTTAAGTGTTGAATGTTTTTATCAATGTTGAATGTTGAATTACCTCTCGGAGTAAAGCCTCCGTTCCTAGCGATTCCATCGCTGGTTTATCTCAATGGCGTATGCCTAATTCAACATTCAACACTTAGCATTCAACATTTAGTTAAACGTTCCTTCCGTCCGGCAGTACGAACCAGCCGATATTTCCTCGCCAGAACTTGCAGCCTAAGTATAGCGAGTCGAAGGCATCGGTGAAGTCAGTACGCTGCTGCAACGGCAGGTTGTCTTCCGTTTCCGGCTTCTTCTCCTGGCTCTTATCCTTTCGGAATCCCTGATAGCCGATGCTCACCTCACAGAGCTGCAGGGCAATAATCAGGTCGGGATTGTTGGGCTGATTGATACGGATGGCAGGATATTCTATGCCGGCAAGACCATTATTGATGATGCGATGCTTCACCTCATGCCTTTCCGGCACACCCATATCTATTGCCGTAACATTCCAGCCATTACGCTCCAGTTCTTTAATCACTGCCTGGTAATATCGCTCATCGGTCAAGGCATACGATGCACCTTGCTTTGCGGTAGAATCATAGTAGTAAACCACATCTCTGTTCACGGCTCTCTTCGGAGCATAGTAATGCGAGAAATCATCTACCAACTCTCTCAGCTTGCGCTCGTTCTTCACGTAGAAACTCTTGATAACATTCACTGCCTCCACTCCGTCGCGCTGATATACCTGACCTACCACCAGGGTATTGATATTGGCGTTATAGTCAAATGCGAGATAAAGAGGAAGGTCGTTCACGCAGTCGCTATCCATACGGCAGTCGTTTCTCTCGGACAGCTCTTTTAAGTCGGGCTGATAACTTTCTGATGTAATCTTCTTGCCGCCGATGATGCCCGTAGCCTTCTCTGTGCGGAAATTAGCCTGAGAAAGCGGGTCAATCTCATCGGGGATATAACCGTGAACATGATCTATATCCAGGTTAGAATAGAAACCATCGTTCGATTTTTTGATTTTTACGTTCAAAATACTGACCATGAAGGTATAGGGTGGAAGATCTCGCTTCATCTGTCGGATATACTCCTCACCCAGAACGTCCACGTTTTCGAGGGTAGATGCCCTGCGCACCACGAAAGCCGAGCGCCGCAGTTCTCTGAGATAGTCATCCTGAAACTTCTTCGAGCGCAGGAACATCTGCATCTCGAAATCCTCATCCGGTGTAATCAGATATTCGTAATCATAGATAAGTTCGGCATCCTCGGCAGTAACCAGTTTGTAGTTTACTGCCATGTCCACCATGTTCTTGGTAATCCTATTGCCATGGTTAGGCAGAATGCGGAACATGCCTTCATGCTTCAGCATTTTCAACGCCACGGCACGTATGATAGTCTTTTCCTCTACTGATACCACGCGAAGCGAATGCCCCGTCTTCTTGGCATTATAGAGCAGGTCGTTATATCTGATAACCTTGTCGGCATACTCTTCCAGCTCGTTCTGTACCCATCGGTAGGTCTTGCCCTTAAACCTGCCTGTCTCTATCTCCAAGTCCAGTTTCTCGTCCTCACGCTCCAACCATGAGCCTTTTGCCGTAAGCGAGGCATCACTTACGAATCGGGTAGAACGGTAGAGTGGGTTGTAGTCAGAAAAGTTGATGTCTCCCAGTGGGTGTGTCTGTCCTGATAATGCCGGCATCAACTCCTCATCCACTTTCTTCTTAGGGAAGAATCTGCACTCATCGCCCACACATGCACTGAAGGTATAAGAGTTTGCAGAAGCGGTCTGCGACAGAGAAATCAATGCCCATTGGGCACCATTTGCAAACCAGATGATGTTTTCGTAGCTTTTCGGTTTGAAGATAGAAGGGCGCACATGCTTTGGCGGTCGTCCCCAACCCATGTGAATGCCTATCTGAAAACCGAACATTCGCTCCATGGCAGCCATGGTACCCGGTATGGTTTTCGAGAAGCCCTGTTGTCGTGATACGGCTACCCATGCGCCCAGCATACCAGGCATGGAATTGCTGGTCATCCATACATAGGGTGCCACGAGACCATCGGTTTTACCCGTGCGTCGAGCTGCAATATCCCTCTCGTCTCGGGCACCCATATAGAGTGATTGCTGCTGAAATCGTGTTAAGTAAATCTGATGTGGTTGCTGCATAATAATAAAAATGTTATCCTGAATGTATGTTGATTTAGCCGCATCCTTGCGTCCGTTAGGCGTTCCTGCGGATTTGAAATCCGTAGATATGTCAGTTTTTTACAGTCTTAGAGCAATTTTGCGGGCTGGCAATCATCGATTAGCTTGCGTGTTTCTTTGGCACACTCAGCCACGCATCTCTCGACTGCCTCGGTGATGTCTTGAATTTGATCCTCACGCATATTGCCGTATTTATCGCAAGTGTCGTTTATTATTTTGTAGAGAACCTGATTTTGTAAAGTCTCCATATAATCTACATACTCCTTGCAAGTACTGCGCCGAGGCGCTTGCACCCATTTTAGAAAGTCCTGTTTCCAGTCTTTCCATGTTTTGATTTTTATTACTATCATTGTTGCTTACTTTTTAAATTGTCGTTTCAAAAACGGGTTGCTCTTTATGAGTTCTATCATTTCTTCTTCTGAGTGTACTCCCTCCCACAATATTTCGGTATGGTCTCCAACTCTGTCTTCATCTACAGAGAACGGAACACCATAGTTGGTGTAGGTTTCGCCGTGATGTTGAATCAGGTGACGACCTGGGTTTTTCCGGATGTTTTCTATCCAGACTTCATTATCACACTCGCACCATTTATTGTATTCTTCTCCTGTCAGTGTCACATCAATACCGATAGGGTAGTGTCCGGAGCATCCATTGGTTCCGAAATAAATAATCTTTGCCATAATTTCGCAGATTTAAAATAGGCTAGGCTGCGCCAACTCTAATTTTATACGCTTGCAAGCCTTGTCGTAATATTCTTTGTTTAATTCAAAGCCGATGAAGTTTCTCTTTTCTCTGATGCAGGCGATTGCGGTAGTGCCGCTGCCCATGCAATTATCGAGAACGCACCCCCCCCACATTGGTATAAGTACATATAAGATACTGGATAAGGGCGACTGGCTTTTGCGTAGGGTGGAAGGTATCGGCAGAATGCTCTTTGTCGAAGCAGATAATGCTCTTTGGGAATTTTTCATCTGATACGATAGTAGGCACTTCTTTATGGTCGCCATAACAACCTCGCTTCAAACTATGCGAGCCATCGCCCCTTCGATGATTACGCTGATGTGGCGCACATTTTACCATTTGAGGATTGTAGACAGGTTGTTTTCGATAAAATACTGCAATATCCTCATGTGAGCGCAGAGGCATCTTGTTGGCATTCAGAAAGCCTGTTACCCGCTGCTTGCTCCAAATAAGATTATATTTCCAGAGTTTCGGCTGCGACATCATAAGCTGTGCGGTAAACATGCCCTGGCAGAAAAGAATAATGGCCGCATTGGGTTTGGCTATGCGCAGATATTCCTTCCATAATGGCTCAAGCGGGATAATACTATCCCAGCCACCGCCTTCACTCTTTTTATTGAGAACGCCATACGGCAAATCGCAGATAACGCTATCCACGCTTGCGTCCGGAATCTTTTTCATTCCTACCAGGCAATCCTCATTATAAATCTTATTTAATTCCATCCTCTATAACTCTATCTTTATCAATTAAACCATTTTAGAATAGTTTCTCCTTTATATCCTTTTTCCCAGATAAACCAGGCATAGGCTGCTGCGCTGCTTCCGAAAGCCTTAAAGTTGCCGTTCATGGCGCATTTTAATCGTGAACTACTTACCCATACCCTGCAAGGTGGCTGCGTTTTAAACAGATGTCTTCTTCCTTTCCCTTCAAGAAAAGTAAGTTTCAGGAACATCGCAACCTTTCTTCCTTCCGGAATAATCTGCAAAGCCTTTTCTACGAAATTCAAGGCATATCGGTAGGGTGGGTTGGTAACAATATCTCCGTTCCATTCTAAGTTGTCGATGGAAAGAAAATCTGCAACCTCGCCATAACCTCTATCTATCAAATCACGGCTGACTACATCGTAGCCATGCGCCTTCAATACCTCGCTAATATGCCCTTCTCCACAAGAAGGTTCCAAAATTACCCCCCCGTAAACTGCTCTATCTTACAGAGCCATTCGGTAGCTGCGGGTTCTGTGGCATAGTAGTCTTCACGCTGTCGCTCGCCGTTTTTATGGTTGCTTGCGCCTAACGTTTTAAATACGGCAGCATTGCCGCCTACCCAGTCTTTTGCCATAAAGTCTATAAACTATTAATTCTTAACTCTTAATTTTCCCACATGCCATTTCTGGCACGTCTTGCACTGATACGCTACATACCCTTGCGCCTTCAGTTCCGGTCTTTGGTTCAGAAACTCCCAGGCAGCATTTTCTGTTTCGTATGCCACCTTCGCCTTCCAGGTATGTTGCTTTCGGGTGTAATGCTCAGGGTCCGGAGTAAAGGGAGGAACCTTGTTGTGATAATGATGATTACCTTTGCGCTTACTCATTATCGCCTCCTTTCTTTCCGGTATCACCTTCCTCTTCCGGAATATCCATTTCGGCTTCCTTCTTCTCAGCACGATCATCCAGCACCTCTTCCATATACTCCATATAGTCAGGTACCTTTTCATTATGCTCCTGCAGACTTTCCTCCTCGGCAATATCCTGCATATCCTTTGCCGTAAGACCATACTTGCGAGCCATTTTTTTCTTGTACTCGTCAGTATAGTTCACCCTATCACGCTTCACGATGCTCACATCTTGCGTAATGGCAATGCGGCTCATATCCGGCATTTCCTCGGTAGCATCCTTCTCTTCGAGGAAGTTGCCATAAACGGTAGCCAATGCCTGCATACCCTTATCCACCGCACGGTCGTTGTTCTGCTGCTTGCCTGTGCGGATAAGCCACTCAGCAGAATTGAGATACATCGCCTTGTGACGCGGGCTTTCATCGATCATAAAAAAGCGAATAATGTGGTTGCAGACCGCCACATCGTTTGTCAGCTCGGTAATGGTACGGGGTTTGATATTTCCTTCGTCGTCAATATCAATATGCAGCGCCATCACCATTTCCTGCGCCTCCCTGTTGCCCTGTCCTGCCTGTTTCATAAACAGCGCGTAGTCGCGCCTTGCTATGTTGCGGCAGGTAGTCTTGGGGTCTATATCGTTGTTTTGTACCCAGCGCTTGTAGAACTCGTAGCAGAGCTGCATCCGATACTTCTGTTCCAGTTTTGGAAACATCGTGTCGATACTCAGTCCATTTGATAGCCATTTGTCTATACGTTGCAGGGTATTCTGCGTAAGTTGGCTCATTCCTTATTAATGTTTAATGTATAAAATGTATAATTTGTGGAGCATCGAAAAACGAAATTCGTGTCATTCGTGTTCAAAAACCCCAAACCTCGAAACGCTATATGGTAAGGTCGATACCAAACTGACCTTCCAGGAACGTCTTGTAATCGGGCTTGCCGAATAGCGGTCCGTTCACCTTATTCCACTCCTTATTATTAGAATAGAACACATCACGTGTGAACCATTCATATACGCTATCGTAGCGTTTCAGCGCCGTGCAGTTAGGATGCGTATTTAAGTACTTCTGTCCGGCACGCAGATAAGCCTTCGCTATGCGGGGATGCTTCTGAAACTCGATAAGGCGCTTGCGTCTGGAAGCCAGAGGACAGCACATGCAGCCGAGTCTTCGAGTAACGTTGATTTGCCCCCCCCGTATCATAGTAGAGTGGAGCCAGCTTCAAGTCTCTATCAAGAATGAAATCCCTTACGTCTTCATCAGTCCACTCTAAGATAGGGTAAATCTGCTCCACATGGTTCTCTTCTTTCTTTGCACCAAAATATCGGCACTCGGTAGGCTCGTTATATCTTTCTTTTCTCGCTCTGCTTTCCGCTTTGCGCACACCGATAATGGTTTTATCGAGTACCTTATACTCTTTCAGAGCCTCACAGCAGAAACGGGAGAAGCGAGAAGGAAATCCCTTCTTTGCGATAAGCTGAAAGAAATTCTCTTTAGGTCTGAGAATTTCCACGCCCATCTCCTTCACGTGGGCGATAGTGCCAGGTGGGTCGATGGTGGTGTTCTTGTATATCGCCCTGTATCTGATACCGGCTTCCTTTGCAAGTTGAAGGATCACGTCGCTATCTTTGCCGCCCGAATAAGCCAGTTCTATCTCTCCATCGTACCTTTTCTGTACGCTTTGCAGGAGTCGGATAGACTGATCTATCTTTTTCTGTAATTGCTCGTTTATCATTTTGCGCCTTTTTAATTTCTTTATTTGCCCACAAAATTACGAAATCTCCCCTAAATGATTGGGACAACCCCCGAACCCCCTCATCTCGAAATAACACCCCCTCTCGCCCCCGTCCCTTGCGATTCTATCGCAGGTCCCTCAATCCCTTTGTCCCCATCTCTCAATAAAAAACCGATACCTTTGTATCGTATTAAAAAACATAGGATAACATTAAAAAGAAAAAAGAAATGCAAAGTTTAATTCCAACTCTTACAAGGTTTCTTGCAGCCATTATCGGCTTGGTATGGTGTACCCTGGAACCATCTCTTAACTACATTGCCGTATGCTTCTTCGCCCTTATCTGCGACTGCTATACGGCATGGCGCTGCAACTGCCGCATCTATTCCCGCTATCGGGAGGCAATCAAGAAAGATCCCCGATGCAAAATCGATGGGAAACTGAAATCTAAGAAAATGGCAAAGATGGTGAAAGATTTCTCCGTCCTCATCCTTGCGATATTCTTGGCCACGATGGTAGATACCGTCATACTCGATTTCCAAAATCCTCTCCATCTCGCTAATTATCTTGCCGCCATCTATTGTGGCGTGCAGCTCGTGAGTATCCTCGAAAACGAGAGTACCTGTAATGGGGCACCCTGGGCAAGAGTGATGCAGAAGATTGTGGCTGATAAAACCGAAAGACACTTCAACGTGAAGCTGAAAGACTTGATGAAGGAAGAAGAAGAGGGCAACAAGGAAGAGGCTACTCCGGAAGAGGATAAGAAGAAAGAAGATGATAATGACGACTGGATTCCGCAGAAACCTGCAGACCCAGTAATGGGCATGTAATGTGCCAATATCTCTTAATTTCTGTACGCTATCAGTTAATAATGTGTTAAAATCCCTTTGAATTATGACAATATCAAATGTTTTGGAACACTGGGCTACGATATACAAGCCCTTGTCCCACGACCCGACAAGCAAGAAGCTGGAGGATCAGAGTTTCTTCCGCATTCGTGATATTGATGAGGAAAATATCTTTTCCCGCAACGCCAATATCATTCACTCTCCCTGTATGCTCTATCGTGTGGTAAACTCCGGAGAACTGAAATCGGATAAGCAAGCCCTGATTACTTATCAGGTTTGTTTCCTTACCAGACTGAAAGACTCCTCTGCTACGTTGGGCAGATATGATGGCGGCAAATTGCAGGCTGCATCGGATGATCTGATGGAGTATTGCGAAGACCTTGCGTCTTATCTCACTCAGCTTCGCCGCACAGGTATCTGTCCTATCACGGGCAGAAACTTCAAGACGGAAGAGCCTAAGCTGGGCATAGAGTTATCATCCGTCGATATAGAGAGTTTTGCCTATGGTGTAAACCCTCTTTTCCGTGGTCCGAGCTGGCTCCTTGCCGATTGCTATTGGCAGACCATCCGTCCGCTCTATAACTTCCAATGTGAAAAGGAGCAGAAATATATCATTCCTGCATCGACAGAAGACGGAAAGGAGGGATAAGCTATGCCTATCAGAACTCAACCTATCAAGTCGCCTTTTGCCCCCTTAAAAGAGGTGGCAGGTGTATATCTGAAACAAGCTCTTCTCGATATAGAAGTTAACTTCAATACCCAGAAGATTTATCCGGTAGAGGTGTATCGTGGCTACGAGAAGGTAAACAAATACCGCGAGGAACACGGCATGTGGTATTCTACGGGTGAAGGTAAGAAATCCTTTGAGGGTACGGTATATCAGGCTGATGAAAAGACGGGTAATCTGATGGTAGGAATCCGTTATAACGATTATCTCCGATATGTGGATATTGGTGTAGGTTTGACGGGTGATCCTCGTGACCCTGCAGCCCATATCACTGCCGATAAGGTGGACCGCTCAAAGAAAGCCAAGTTTAAAACCCGCTACATCGGCAAGTGGGATAGAAGGGCAGGTAAATCTCACCGCCCTGCCATCATGCGAACCGTCCGCAGACTGAAAACAAGATACGAAAATCATCTTGCCGATTACTATGGCTATCAGGGCTTGTTGCAGATAATGAACGCCCTGGAAGGCAAAGACGAGTAACCCATCTCGCCCCCGTTCCCGGCGATTCCATCGCCGGTCTCATATCCCCCAAAAATAAACATTAAAAAATAAAAAGCAATGGCAAAGAATAAAACAGAGGCTATCATCACGCTCAATGGTCAGCAGCCGCTCCAGGTACTGAAGCAGTTGCAGGAGGCAGCAGCGGGTATATCCGACCAGATAGATGCGGCTCAGGCGAAGCTGAAAAACCTGAAGCCGAACACTGACCCATACAAAGCCCTCGATGCGACCATCAAGGATTTGAAGAAGCAGTATGATTTGCTGGCTTCTGCGCAGATTAAGGATATTTCTGCCAATGAGCGTTTGCAGAGCGTGGTAAACCAGCTTAGTAATACTTCGCTCCGCAACCTGCGCCGTGCATTGGGCGATGGCAAGCGTCAGCTCGAAGGCTTGTCTGAGGCTGAAATGGAGCAGGCTAATTCCATCCGTGCGATGATGAAGGAAGTAGGTGACGAGATACGCCTGCTCGAAGGAAAATATGTGAAGATTGAAAAAGGACTGAAGAACGTAAATGAGCAGTCTGACCAATGGCTCAGTAAGGCTTTAACCCAGCAGAGAGAACTCGTTTCTTCTTTAAAGAAGACCGATGCCAGCTATCAGTCTAACCTTAATACTTTGAAACAGCTGGAGGCAGAAGAGGATAGACGTAAAGGCAAGATGAGTGTTTCGGAAGCTACCAGTGTCGTTAACAGAAAACACGCCTCGGCATCTGATTTACGCAGGGCAAAGACAACCCTCACGGAGGCTAGGGATAATACCGATCTTTCCGATGAGAAGAAGATTAATTCCTATAACGAAGGCCTCGCTACCATCGAAAAGCGTCTAGAGGCGGTTTCCGGTAAGGCTCAGAAGGCTTCTTTGGATTCTATTCAGCTCCTCAAAATCCTGAGTAACCCTAACGGACACCCTGCTGAAGATATTAAGGCGGCAATGGATGCTATTCAGAAGCAGATTCAAAAATTGCCTGTAGGTTCGCAGGAGGTGGCAAAGCTTCGTCAGCAGTATGCCATGTTGGAGAAAGCCCTGAAAGGTACCTATCTTTCGCATAGTCAGCTTAATGACGTTATCGAGAGAGGAAAGAAGGGAAAGGCTTCTATCAATGAGCTAAAACAGGCTTACAATCAGCTTTCCGAAGAGTTGAATCAGTTAAACACCAAAAGCAAGGAGTTTAACGAGAAGCAGAAAGATCTGAAGGATTTAAAGAAGAATATCGAAAACGCTACTGGAGCTATAACCCAGCATGGTAATTCCTGGCAGACGGCAGTGAAGAATCTTACGGCATACGTGGGTTTATTTGGAGTATTCAATGCGATTAAAGATACAGTTACTTCTGCTATCAAGAAAAACTTTGAATATTCTTCGTCTTTGACGGATATTCGCAAGGTGTCCGGACTCACGATGCAGAATGTCAATAAGTTATCTGAGGAATTGGCTAAGATTGATACTCGTACTTCCGTCGATGGCTTGGCTCAACTTGCCTACCAGGGTGCAAAACTTGGTATGGGTAAGTATGGCGTGGAAGGTATGAAGCAGTTCGTAGCTGCTGCCGACCAAATCAATGTAGCAATCGGTGAGGAGATGGGAGAGGAAGCGTTGCCGGCTCTTTCTAAGATAGTGGAGACGATGGGTCTTATCCCGAAGATGGGTATCGAAAAAGCGATGCTTGCTACGGGTTCGGCTATGTTCAAACTGTCTTCTACCTCTACCTCTACATCTACCAATATCGTGGAGTTTGCCAAGCGATTAACCGGTGTGAGCCGTACTGCAGGTATCACTACCGACCAGTTGTTGGCTCTCGGTTCTGCATCTGATTCTCTCTTCCTGATGCCGGAGGTGAGTGCCACGGCGATGTCTAAGTTCATCGTAGCCTTGCAGAAGAACCATAACCTTATCGAGAAGGATTTGGGCATTCCGGATGGTACCATCAAAAGAATGTACGCAGCAGGCAATGCAATGGATGCCATTGTGATGGTACTTGAAAAGATGCGAGATAAGGGTAATATGAATGCCCTTGGCGGCATCTTCAAAGACCTTGGTTCTGATGGTCAGAAACTCGTTACCGCCATGGTAACTATGTCTAAGAACGTAGATGTGCTGAAGGATCATCTCTACGAGTCTAAGGAGGCATTCGAGGAGGCAACTGCTGTAACCAGCGAGTACACGATGCAGCAGCAGTCTGCCGCAGGTATATTGGATAGAGCCAATAATCTTTGGGAGAAGGCTTTTATCAATCCAGATGGTGTGGAAAGTGTAAAGTCTATGGCGCAGGCTTGGTACGACATGTCGCAAATGATTTTGCAAAGCCCGATATTCAAGAATACACTTCAGGCAGCCATGTGGAGTGTGATTACTGCTTGCAAGGTATTTGTAACTCTCCTTCCTCTCATCGCCAATTATGTTGCTGCTCTGGGTATCTATAAAGCCGTTTCGTTTCTTTGGGAATTAGGTAAGGCAATAAAAGCTGCGGCAGCTGCGCAAACATCATTCAATTCGGCAGCAAAGGTAAATCCTTATGTAGCTATCGCAAGTGCGATTCTCACCGCCGTAGGAGTGGTATGGTCTTTTGTGGAAGCAGATAAAGAGGCTGCTGCTGCGCAAGCAGAGGCAGCACGCAAGGCTAATGCCTGGAAAGATAAGTTGAAAGAAGCGCAATCTCAAACTGATACGCTTACCCGAAAACTCCATTCTTATAAAACTACACTCAAAGCTCTGAATGTATCGCAGAATGCCAGAAATACGCAGATAGCCCAATTCAATCGTGATTTCCGCCAGTATATCTCTAAGTTGGGTATCGAGATTAAGAGCGTGAGCGATTTGAAGAAGCATTACTCGGAGTTAGCACAGGAAATTCAGCGTGCTACCTATTATCGCCTTCGTAAGGAAGCCAAGCAGAGCGTAATGCCTTCCTATCAGATGGATCGTCTGAATGCGGCTAACCGTATCAAGAAGGAACTTGATAAACTCGGCTTGTTTGCAGGCGGTTTCACCCAGAAGAACGTAATGGATATGTTCAATAAGGGTGCAGGTGCAGGTTGGATATGGCAGAAGATTATCGAGGCGAACGTAAAAGATGCCAAGCAGGGTAGTTTCCGTTTCAATATGAAAACCGGAAACTATACTTATACTGATAATAGCGGTAAAACCGTCAAGGGCAATCCTACAGGCTATAAAGGTCTGTTGTCTTCACTTGTTCATTTCCAAAACGCAACCAAGCGTGAAACAAGTAAGGATAAGGAGATTAATGATTACTTCAATCAGGTAGTTAATCTTGATGGCTATACTCCTTGGGTAGAAGATGAGCCTGGTACACTTGAAAACGAAGCACCCGATAAGGATGCTATCGCTGCTGCGAAGCGGGAGGCACGCGAACATAAACAGGCATTGCGTGACCAGCAGCGTTCCTGGCGTGATGAACTGAAGCAGAAGCAGGACGAGGCGAGCGCCATTATGGATAACGTTCGCAACTTCTATGAGCGTCAGATTAATGAAAAGCTATCCCAGGCAGTAAGCCTCGGAAGGGATGAGACAGAGCAGAAGTTCTATATAGAACCGATAAAGAGACGTATGAATGAAGCTCTCGCTCAGGTACGCCTTGCTATCGCGGGTCAGGCTAACACCTGGGAGGAGTTCAAGAAGACGATGGATAATGATCTTGTTGAGAAGACCGATGAGACTGGAGTGAATCTTTCTCAAAATCTCCTCACTTCCATCCAAAAGAATAACGTCGATGCACTTCGTGAGAAGATGGCTCAGTTGGGTAACAGTCTGAACCGACCGATGAACTCCATCACGTCTGAAATCTTTGCCAAGGCTACCAAGAATCAGCAGAATAATATAACGCTGGAGGCTCAACAGGCAGAAGCTCGGCGAAAGATAGCCCGAGAGCACAACTATACTGGAGCCGTGCAGCAGAGCATGTACGATGATTTCAATCAGATGGGTTTCGCCAACCCGACCGATTTTGAGTTAGCGGATGAGGAACGCGCAGAAAAACGCAAGGAGCATATCATCGCCATGTACGAGCAGGCAAGAAAGCAAATTGCCAACCTTTATACAGTTGATGTCAGCAGTAAAGAGGGTAGGGGATTGTTGATGCAGATGCTCTTTGGTGATGATCCTTATGCACTGGGTGCCCGTATTCAGAGCGTGCTGGGCGATAATGCGGAAGACTGGCGTGTGTTCTACAACAAGCTCATTCAGTATTCCGATGAATATACCGAGGCGCAGAAAAAGACCTACGACCAGGCAAAGAAGATTGCCGAGCAGATGTGGAAGGTCAATCAGCGTAATCTTGCCAACCAGGAAACTCTTCGCAAGATGCAGCAGGAAAGCGCCCTCTTCGGAAAGCGAACCAATATGTGGTCTAACCTCGGTCTCGGCGACCTCACCGCCGACCCAGAGGTGGAGCTGCTGAAGATGAAAATGCAGATGGCAGAAGATTATTATGCTTTCGTTTTCAAAAATTCACGCAACAAGCAGCTCCTCGATGAAGCTGACAAGGCTCGTCAGGAGGCAGAACTTGCCTATGTCAACCAAATGGCAACGGCGATGAAGAACCGCCTCTCTCAGATGCAGCAGCTTGTGCAGCCTATCGAAACCTTCGGTGCAGAGGTAGGCAAGGCATTTGCCGAAATGCGCAACGATGTAAGTAGTGCACAGGAAGCTATCAAGAACGCCCTGAAGTCTATGCTCGAATCGTGGGCTAATATGGCACTCAACGATGTGAATACGCAGATGTGGAAGGCTATCAACGATGCAGGTGCCAAACGAGCCAAGAAGAAAGCACAGCCTGGTATCGATGCAGCAAGAGCCAATGCCAATGCCGTGAAGGAAGATTTCTCTAATCTCGGTACAAAGGCGAATCCGATGTATGTGCGACTGGTAGATGAGGGTGCAGCTTATCTTACCCAGCAGCCGCAGTCTAACTTCGAGAATCTGCCTCCTCAGCAGCCGGCTCTCGGTTGGAATCCTGATGGTTCGCCTATCAATCCTAACAGTCCGGCTATTGTGCCTCCATACGCGCCCCCTGCAACCCCCGAGCAGGCGAATAAGCAAGAGCAGGGCAATGGTGCTCCTCATGCGTGGGCACACCGCAACAGAGACAATGCTAATGCGTTCTACAATGATGCCGCAACACAAACGGGTACAGCAGCAGCCGATGCTATCGCAGGTGGCAGTTCCTTCGCTGATGCCGCAGCCGGCATCACTGGTTCTTTCATCGGTGGTGTGATGAATACCGAGTTCAAGAAGGGCGGCAAATCAAAGGAAGACAAGGAGAAAGCCAACCAGTTGAAGAAAGAGAAGAAGCACCAGAAGGAACTGAGCAAAGAGGTACAGAAGGGCAATAAGGATCGTGAGAAGGTAACTACCCAGGGTGTTCAGAACATCACGAATGTAACTGATGCCGGAAACAAGGAGCAGACCGAAGGCACAAAGATAGCCTTGAATACAGGTATGGCTATGACGGAAACGGCGCTCACTACCAATCTCGCCAAAACTCAGGCTAACAATGAGGCAATCACTCAATCGGATGCAGCCCGAACGCAAGCGGGAATGACCTTCTCTATCGCTGGTGCCATCGGTAAGTGTTTTGACTTCCTGGGTCCTATTGCTGGTCCTATTGCAGCCGCGGGTGTGATGGCTACCCTCATGGGCTTGCTCCAGTGGGCACTTAACTCTGCATTCAGCGGCGGCAAGAAGAAGAGTAATACCAATACTACCAACACCAAGCTTGTAACTGGTATGCTTACCTACGATAGCGGTAATGTGCAGGATTTGAAGCCCTTCGTGGCTGATAACGGCGAGGTGTATTGGGCGAAGGAGGATGATGGCAAGCAGATGCAGGGCGTAAAGATGCTCACGTCTCCAACCGCCACTACCGTGAACGGTCAGCCGTCTCTCGTTGCTGAGAAGGGACCGGAAATCGTGATTGGCCGTGAAACCACTCATGCCATGATGATGAATAACCCTGGCTTACTGAAAGCACTGGTGAACTACGACCAGAACTATTCAGGAAGAAACTCAGCAAGAAGGGCATTTGATAGCGGCAACGTGGGTGATGTTTTTGCAGCCGGCACGCAAGGGAGCAATGGTAATCTTTCGTCTGGCGCGTCAGCGGCAGACGGACTATTAGCAGCTAGTGCAGCAAGCAATGCGGTGCTCCTGCAAGCTGTGAATGCGCTCATTCAGCGCCTCAATCAGCCTATCAACGCCCAGATTAACATGTACGGTCGTGACGGGTTGCACGATAGCCTGAATAAGGCTAACCAATTCATGAAGAATAAATAGAAAAAGGTTTTGTTGATTATTAGTTGTTAGTTTTTAAGTTTATTAGTTATTTGTTTTTCGAGGCTGTTTCGCTGTGAAGCGAGGTAGCCTTTTTTGTGTGAATTTTATCCTGGTCCCATTTTGCGACCAAGGGGAGAGATTAGTGGGTTTTCTCTAAACCGCTGATTTAGTGGGCTTTTTGGTCTCAAAAGCATATCTTGGTCTCATTTTTCGTCGGTTTTACTACCTATATATAAAATTTTCCGTGTATTTTTCCTTTTCCCTAAAAACAAAATCCCCTAACCCCAAACTAGAAGTTAGTAGCATTAACGGCTATGCCGTAAACATCAGACAACAAGATAGTTATGGGGATATAGGGGAGTGGCAGCTAGCGAGAAAAATGTGTGATTTTCTACATATTTCTGAAATATTTTGTATCTCCTGCGTACATCTGTTTATAGAAAATTATATAAAAATGAGACCAATATATAGTAAGTTGCTGAAAAATAAGCAGATAGCAAAAAAACAGTGTGGGCAAGCAGTGGGACAATGGTGTGGCAGCAGGGGGACAAAATACGCCATTTTCCTCATTAGGGGACTTTAACATTTCTGCTAATAAAATTAAAATGAGACCAGAATCGGCAAAATGAGACCAGATTTCGCTTCCTGGTCTCATTTTTGAAAAAACAACCTTTGCGTCTCCGTTCCCAGCGATTCCATCGCTGGTTCCCCCTCTCAAACCTATATTAAATGTTAAAAATATAACTTATTTCAAATATAACATAGCTTACCTATACTTTTTTCGATTTATTTTTGTATCTTTGCAGCGAAAAATGAATAATATAATATATGTAAGGTATGTTTGACGAGATATGTTCCATCTATCGGGATGCGAAAGATGCGCTCGGAAGGTACGTCGATATGGAGACTGGCGAGTGCATCACGCAGATGTCTATCCGTGAGTTCTGTCTTACGGACAGATGGAAGCCGTATGTAGAGAAACTGAGAGCCATGCGGCAGCAGTATGGTAGCAAGGCGAAGAAGATGCCGGAGTATATCGACACGAAGAAGATGCTTCCAGGTGCCACACTGAGCGGTCTCTTCGCTACCTACGAGGACGATAGCCTTACCCATCCCGGCCAGCGTGTGATGGTTTCCAGAAGAGAAAGCCACCTTCAGCAGCATACCGGATGGCTGGCGATAGATATTGACCTTCAGGACAACGAGGGTATTGCCGATTTCGAGAATATCCGCAGGGTGTTGGCATTTCGCCCCGAAGTAGCCCTGCTGATGTGCTCCTGCTCCGGAACGGGACTGTTTGGCTTGGTCCGTTTGGCTTATCCAGACCATCATAAAGAGCAGTTCAAGGCATTACTGCATGAATATGCTGCAATGGGTATCATGCTCGATGGCTCCTGCGGAAACATCGGACGCGTGCGCTTTGCCTCATGGGATGATCCTGCGCATATATATATTAATGAACGTGTGATACCATATACCAAACTGCCCAATAATGTACCTACACCAATGCCCGTGATGAACTATGCCAACACATATTTCAGTGGCAGTCATCCGACTGGTGTTGGCTATGGAGGCAATTATCCGCATAGCGGACAGGGCACCTACAGACGGGACACACCGGAAATCATCTATCGCAAAGCTTTGCGCCTTGTTGAGAAGATAGAGGCTCAAGGCATTGATATTTGTGCCGGAAAGGATGCTAATAGCGGTTATCTGGGTTGGGTGAAATGCGGCATGTCGCTTTACCATGTGGATAGAACGGCGGGTTATGACCTATGGAGAAGAGTTTCCCGCTTCCGTCCTGCTGACTCTACCTGCGGCCACAATGAGATGGATTTCCGCAAGCGATGGAACCAGTTCGCTAATTACAACAAGATTTCTGAGGCAACTTTCTTCGACTACTGCAAGCGGTCGGGCATCTTCCTCACCAGGGAAGACTGGAAAGAGATATATCAGAATACTTAGAAAGCGCCTCCGTTCCCAGCGATTCTATCGCTGGTCCAATAGCACGCCCTGAAAGGGCAGAAGCTCCTAGCCCAGGGCAACACCCTGGGTTTTAGAACAGATAAAAAAATACGCCCTGTAAGGGCAAAAGCTTTTTAATACATTTAAAGATATAAGATTATGGCAAAGAGAAATGTTGAAATCCCGAAGGGGTCATGGTTCGACCAGAATGGTCAGCGATGGATGAAAGTAGTGTTTGATGTAATGATTGGGGGGGGTAAATTCCTCCGGCAGATAGTGATGACGTTCCCGGTGAACTTTGAAATTGCATTGGGAAAATACATGGTAGATATGGGCGATATGGACGATTTCAGAGACAGAGTAAATCAGCAATATCCTTCGCTGGAACGCCTGAGAAACCTCACGTTTTTCCCTATGGGAAATAAGATTTTGAGAGGATGAAATAAATTTATAAAACGATTCAGCAGAACCCTGAAAGTTAAAATTTATACTTTTTGTAAGTAGCTGATAATAAAGGCTTTACACTTTTGCAAAATTTTGCGAGAGTCTTACGAGAGTCTTATGGATGTTTTGGGAATGTTTTGCGATTGTTTCGGTGTTGTTCGTTTATCCCTCTATTTATATACAAAAAACTTTACAAAATAAAAGATATGAAACAGAAGATTATTGCAATTATGGGTCCATCTGGAGCAGGCAAGGACACGGTGGCAAATATCCTTTCCATCGCCCTAAACATCCCCTTGCTTTGTTCCTTCACCACCCGTCCCATGAGGGATGGCGAGGTAAATGGTAGAGAGCACTTTTTCGTGAAGGAGTGCAAGACTCCCAAGGAGGATATGCTTGCCTACACCGAATATGGTGGTTACGAGTATTGGACGGAACTCGCCCAGATAGAAGATACTGCCATCTACGTGATTGATGAAAGAGGATTTCTGAGCATCTGTGAGCATTTTCCGGATATTGAACTGGTGAGTATTTATGTGGCTGCCAAGCCAGAAACGCTGAAGGCTCGCGGTATCGCTCCTGAAAGAACCAACCGTGATGAATATCGTGTATCGCTGGATATTAACTCCTTCGATTATATAATCAGCAATAATTCATCACTCTATCGCTTGCTGACTACTACGCTGAATTTAGTAAGGTGCATCAAAACTGACAATGGAGAAGTGCCGAAGTATGCAGCAGAGATAGAAGAGAAACTGAAAAAGGGAGGAATGATAGCTGAAAACGCTATCCGCATTTTCAGTTCCTTCTTTTAAAAGAAACCATCTGTTTTTTGATATATAAACATCAAATAAGAAACAATATGAAAATGATAATTCCTGGTGTTGAGTGGTGGCCTCAGAAGACCGCCGCACAACAGATTGCCCGTGTAGGCAGAATCTGCTACAAGAGCAAAGCCAAACAGCCTGATGAAAATCTTTCTGAAGAGCAGAAAGAGAAGTTTCGGGCAGAACAGGCTATCAAGTTGGCTAACCGTTTCTGGGAGAGCGGGCACAAATCCATGTACCGCCATGGTACTCTCTATTTCTTCGTAAAGAATGACTATAAACTGCCGAAGTCTCTCTGGTCACTCCTCGTTGCTTCACCTTACATCAATTATTCGGTGAAGGAAAAGAAGGTATGGATCAGCAGCAACATGCAGTATCTCTGCGAGCATGGCGAAATTCTCGAAATCCTCACCCCATACAATGTGAAGGAAGATGAGTTTATCGAGAAGGCACTGAAGTATGATTGCAAAAAGGCTCTCTATCTCCTCCGCATGACCATGGTTGTTACCACGCAAATCAGTACCAGCCGTGAGCTGAACCGCACATCGCCTAATAGCATAAGCGAACAGAGCACACGTTACGTGAACCTGGAGAAGAAAGGTGGCGTGCAGATTGCCCGTCCGCACTGGTTGCATGAAGGCACCCGCTGGCAGAAGTTCCTCTATCTTGCCGGCTGCAAGATTGCCGACTGGCTCTATCGCCGTTTGCTGAAATCGGGCATGAAGCCGCAGGATGCCCGCGGCATTCTTCCTCTCGATACCTATACGGTGGTAGCTTATACCAATACTCTCAAGGAGTGGAAACATATCCTGGACCTCCGCTTCCATGAAAGTACCGGCAAGGCGCATCCTAACGCCAAGGAAATAGGCTATCTGATTCATCGCATCATTACCGAGAGAATGATGGAATATGATAAGGACTTCGAGATTTAAAGGTAAAATCACTACTCACTATCTCTAACGCTCATTATGATAAATAGAAAAAGTAAATAGCAATGGGAAATAAAAATAAAAAGCAGCACCAGATGGAGGCAATGGCAAGGCGGGATGCTAAAATCCGTCAGCTCCCTATCGTCTACACCTTCAACTTTAGGGATGTGCCGGCAGATGTATACGTCAAAACCCTGGAGACACTCTTCGCTGATCCGAAGTTTGCCGATGCCGTGCGCAACCGCAACGAACTGGTACGCGCTGCCAACCGCATACCGCAGGGCGCGCCTCAGATGATGCCTCTCATCAAGGCTATCCAGGAAAAAGATAATAAACTGGCCAATGCCATCTATGCCCTGCTAGTACAGGTAAATCTGCACAGCGAAGTAAGTTACGACTTCCTTAACTTCGGCCATCTGATACGTTACTACGTAGACTACAGCCGTCCGGGCATACAGGAGAAGGTAGACCAGCTGAATACCAATCTCGATAAGATAACGTTCCTGTCTGAAACGCTCGAAAACCTGCTTACCCAGGTGAAGGGCGATATGCTGGAAATCTTCAAAGGTGCCAGCGAGTTTCAGCAGTTTGACGGCGTGATGGCAAGCCTCCGTCAGTTGAGCGGTTTCTTCGATTTTGCCCGTAAGAAAGACGAGAAATCGAAAGATTACGCCCTCTACTATGAGTATGCCGACAGCATCAATAACTATATGGATAAGCGTATGCAGACCTATTCGCAGAAGTACCGCAAGCTGCATCCTACCCTTCCTGGTTTCACTCAGGAACAGATGGTAGAGGCCATCAATCTCTTCTTCGGTGAGAAAGATAAGTTCAATGAGAGCTTCATCAGCGCTACCGATAGTGGAGGCAAGTATATCGATGCCGTAAAGCTCTCCTTCAACATCGACGAAGAGCAGACCAAGAAACTCGACAAACTGGTGCCCAAGCCGAAGGAAGGTAACTCTATCCAGAAGTATTGCCTGAACGTTACCGATGCCATCATGCTCTACTATGCCCAGCAGAAAGGCTTCTCGCTGAAGTAATTAATAAACTTGTAAGCATTCCTTACAAGTTGCAGGCCTAGTGGACTCAAGGGCGCTAGCCTAATTCAACACTCAACATTCAACATTCAAAAAAAGTGCCAAATATCTATCTCCGTCTCCCAACCTCCCGCTGCCAGTTCTTCCGGCACCGCGACCCTAAGTTCACCCTGGCCAAGGATGAGCCGGTGGTGTTCAGCAACTACTCACATGAGCAGTTCATTATGCGCAATTCGCTTATCAGCGCCCCTGCGAAAAGCAGCCGTATCGACCTCGGCTGTTTCTCGCAGCAGCAGTGGTGCAATATGCTGTCGGGCAAACACCCTGCAGGAGGCAAGGTAGTGATGCGCCGTGATGCCGGAAGCTGGCTCACTTTCCAGGAGGTGCAGCAGCTCAATGGTCGCCTTACCGATGGTAAGGGCGCACATGATGATTACCTCTGCATCAGACTGCCCAGCGAAGTAGAGATTGTCGATACCGTTTATCCAGTAAAGCCTACCTTTACGCTTGATACCCATGGTATCCGTGCCCTGGTAGTCTCGCTCAACAACAATTTTAAGCGCAGTCTGGTAGAATGGGCACTATCCACCTTCGACTTCTGCACCTCCAAAGGCAGGGTTATCGCCCGCTCCCATAATGCCATGCTGGAGCGGTACTTAATGCGATACGGCATAGAAGCCAGCGAGGAAGAGAAAGACGTGTTGCGCCGCATTATCGGCAGGTGGTTCCGCACGGAGCACTGTTTCTTTAAGAGCTATTCCTGCGTGGATATGCAGTATAAAGATAGCCGTGATAAGCCTAACCGCATCGACGAAGTGCAGTGGCTATGATTTTACACCTTATATAATAGATGTTAATTCTTATCTAAACAAAAGTTAAATAATAGTTAAATCAAGGAAAAGTTATGAAATTACCTGATAGTTGCAGAGAGTTATTTCTTGACGGAGTAACCGATGCTTATTTTTATGCTGTACGGGAAAGCTCCGTTCCTATTCCCTTCAGCATACCGATGATATCGCAGATAACCGGCTGCCACTTTGCCGGCGAAGCACTCCATGTTGCCCTCAGCGAAGGTGACAATTACATCATATCCGATAGCATCACCGCCAAGCAGACTTCTTCAGAGGGTGGCAATGGTACCGTCTTCAAGTTCGAGATTACAGCCAATATTAGTGACGGAAAGGCGAATATACCCGAAATCATCAAAAAAATGCACGGAAAGGACTATTATATAGTCTTGCGTAAGCAGGATGACACGATTTATCTCTGCCATACTCTGCCTGGCACCTTCAGTATCACTGATTCCGTGACTGCTCAGAAAGATGCTGAGACCCGTAGCATTACGGCTATCTGTCAGGCGATGTCGGAGTTTATTCCGATAACGATTGCTTAATCAATCATAAATTTATAGTACTTAATTATCTTCTAGTTTTAGTAAACATATATTTTATAGTATCGAAATTTTATATTAATTTTAGCCCTGCTGTCCGTGAGGATCGCAGGGTTTTTTGTTTTATCCGCTAGGCTAATTCAACATTCAACACTCAACATTCAACATTTTTTTTGTCCCTATATGCCCATGTATTTCCTTTACCTTTGCCGTCAGAAATATTGAAAGGTCTTCTTTTGCTAAATAAGGTAAGGAGATTTGTATTCAGGATAACGATAACATACATTTATTTTTAAAAATTTATTACCCACATGAAAGGTCTTTATGAAATTCTGACCGAGAAGAAGTGGATGATTTCGCCTGACTTTGTTCACGGCATACGGAAGGCATTGGAGCAGAATTTGAATGCTCATGCCGTATACGAACGCCCCGCACCTACCTGCGGCTTCGTAACCGTGAATGCAGCCGATGGCTCAATCTATTACCCGGAGGAATATCAGATTTCCGAGGATGGTAAGCAGGTGAGAGGTCAGTGGGCACTTGATAGTAGTAATGATGATGCTCAGAACTTCCCGTTTGTTTCTGTGCTCACCGTCGATGGTCCTATCACCCGAAATGGTGGCGGTTGCTCGTATGGTTCTATCGACCATCGCAACATGATGATCAAAGCGGCCAATCATCCCCTCTGTCGAGGTCACATCTTCATCATCAACACTCCTGGTGGTTCCGCTTGGGCAAAGAACGATTACGAGCAGGCTATCAATTATGCCCGTTCACAGGGTCAGCCAGTCATCGCCTTCGTCGATGGCATGTGTGCATCGGCAGGTATGTATCTCGCTTCTCTCTGCGATGAGCGATATTACATGCACCCGAAGGACGAAATCGGTTGCATCGGTGTGATGGCATCCTTCTACACGCAGGCCGATGGTAGCAAAAACCAGTTTACCGATGAAACTTATCACGAGTTATACGACCCTGAGAGTTTCGACAAGAACCGTGAGTTCCGTGATATTGCCAACGATGGCGATAGCGAGAAGTTGGTTAAGGAACTTGGCGAACTGGGTGTAGAGTTTAGAGCCGATGTTAAGAAGGCTTGCCCTGCTGCAAAGGACGAGCACCTTCATGGAAAGGTATTCGATGCCGAGGAAGTAAAGGGTATTCTGATGGATGACCAGAGTGACTTCTTCTCTTGCGTAAAGCGTTGCTTTGCTCTCTACAATGACACAGCAGAACCTATCGTCAGAAAGCCATCTGATGATGAAGACGAAACGAATGGCAGTTTGAATGAGCCATCCGATCATCCGGCACACGACCCTCAGTTGGAGCCAGACAAGGCTTCTTCAGCAAAGAAAGAGAATCATCAACATACAAACACCAAAAATCAAATCAATATGGCAAATTACCCTAAGATTAATGCCGCTTGCGGTATGCAGGATGGTCAGCAGATTGAGGTAAAGGAGGAAGGCGCATTCATGAATGCCCCATTGCTCGATACCCTCGAAGCTCATCTTACATCGCAGGAGCAGGCTGTGGCTGCTGCCAAGCAGAAAGCCACCACAGCAGAGCAGAGTCTTGCTGACCTTCAGGCAAAGCACGACGCACTCGCTGAAACCATCGCCCAGAAGGACGAGGAGATTAAGAACCTGAAAGAGGCAGCGGCTAAGGCCGATGAGGACATCAAGGCCCTCACCGATGCCAAGGCAAAGGCTGATGAGGAGAAGGCAAAGGTAGATGAGGAGCTGAAGACTGCCCAGGCTTCACTCGTTACTGCCAAGCAGACCATCGCCGACAAGGACGCTCAGATTGCTGAGTTGAACGAGAACCCAGGTGAGGAGCCAGCACAGGGTGCTGCACCTCAAAACAACGGTGAGGGCGCACAGGTAGAAACCGCTAAGACCGGTTATCCAACCTGGAATCCAGCCGACCCAGTAGGTTCAAAGAAAGCTATCGAGGAGTACAAGAGAGAAAACGGTCTCCTCTAGTTTTTGAAATTTAAATCACATACATAAATAAGCAAAATTTGAATTTTAATTATGGCAGCACCAAACAACTTTATTGGTATCAGCGCCCTTAAAGAGGTCGCTAACCAGGTATTCAAGAGCGTTGTTCAGGGTCCATCTTACGCTAACCCTGAGGAGATGAAGCGTCTTGGCATCAAGACTATTAGCGGCATCCAGTATCAGCGCACTATTAATGTATTTATCCGTAAGGGTGGTACTACTCGCCGTAAGGATGTAAATCCTAAGTTGAACAGTGAAATCGGTTTCCTCAAGGAACGTAAGTTGACAGCCAAGCTCGCTTGGTTCCACGGTACCGATAACATGGACCGCTATTGTGAGACAAACCTTGGTACAGACTCACATGGCGCTTATCCTCTTTCTACCGTAGCTATCGAAGCGGTATTGAAGACTTACGCCGACGACCTTTACAACAACCTCTGGTGGGGTGACATTGACAGAGACGTTCCTGGCGCTTCAAATCTTGAGAAGTCTATGGCTCTCTATGATGGCTTCCTTACCGGTATCAAGCACGATATTGAGGACGGTCTTATCAGCGAAGCTAACCACAACCTCATCCACTGTGAAGCTATCTCTGCACCAGCTGATGCAACAGACAGCTCTGCATACAAGATCTTCCGCGGGGTTTACATGAAACTGGACCCACGTATGCGCCGTCAGAAGGTTCTCGCCTATATGACTCCTGAGACAGCTATCGCTATCTCTGATGCTTACGCACTCCAGTCATACGGTACTCATAAGCTCAATGTGGTAGATGGCGGTAACTACGTTATCCCAGAGCTTCCTAAGTGTACCATTGTTCCAGTTGAGGGCTTGGGTGTCGGTGATCGCATCCTCTTCTCTATCGAAAACAACCTTGTTTACGCAGTAGATTCTGAGGGTAACGACACTAAGGTTTTGATTGGTGAAGGCAGCTCAGACGACCTGAGGGACATCACTATCCAGGCACAAAGTATTCAGGGCTGTTATGTGGAAAATCCATTCTCTTGGGCGTTCGCAATGACAGACGGAAACCTCGAAGCCGCAGAGTTCGTTTCAGGCGACTACACCGAGTCTAACATTACCGTTACTCTTGCCAAGACCGTATCTACCGCAGAGGGTGAGATCGATGGTAAGGTGAAGGTGAACGATGCAGAGTACACTAAGCCAGTGGAGACAACTCCTAACGCTATTGTTACTCTTGAGGCAGAGGATGGTACCAACTACGTCTTCGACCACTGGAGCACCGGTAGCAAGGAGAAGAAGATCCAGTTCGCTGCAACAGGCATGAGCCAGGGCTTCACCGCCTTCTTCAAGAAGAATGGTTAACCCCCTCTCGCCTCCGTTCCCAGCGATTCCATCGCTGGTCCAACAGGCAGAGCGCAATCCCTCTATAAATCCTCGGCGGCGGTCGCCTGACCTGGCGGAATATGGCTTCCGCCGCCATTTCGTTTAATCATCAAAAAAGATACAATTATGGCAGAAAATGTAACATGCCCAGAGATCAAGGATATTCTCTCCGAGAACGAATGCTTGGAGAACTTCGGTGGTCTTGGCGTAAACGTATATGTCTTTATCAAGAGTGAGCTCGCTGCCCCTCTCTCACCAGAGGTAGGTAAGAACACCTATGCAGCGCTGACAGCTGCGTCCTTCAAGAAAGGTAAGGGTCTCTACAAGTTTGAGTGCCAGGATGGCGGTCAGGGTCACACCTGGGAAAACTTGGGCTTCAGAAAGGGCTTTAAGCAGACTTTGGACTACGTTCTTGAGAGCGTAAGTGCCGCTTCTGCGTATGTGGCTCGTGGTCTCAATAACCTTAAATGTGGTTACATCATCGAGGATGGTGATAAATCAATCCTCGTTTACGACAAGCAGCACGACTTCAAGTACGACTCCGGTAATATTAAGGGAGACACGGGCAAAAAACCTGAGGATGATCGTACAGTGACACTGAGCGGTTCCCTCAGTCCGACCATGTATGGCCGCTATGAGATTGCCGCACCAGAAAGTGGCTGGGATTCTCTCTGCAACGGTGTAGGCACATCGGGGGAAGTTTAAGCGGAACTGACAAGAGCGATACCAATTCCGCTTCACAGCAGTCATCTAAGCGGAGCAAGCAGGTAGCATCTGTCAATGATGAAACCTCTACGCCCGGCGAAAACGATGAATAATCGCTCCCCCTATCCAATGCGTTTCCATTGGCAATTTACTCTATAAATCAAAGCCTCGGTATTGATCCTTAGTAAAATAAGGCAAGATACCGGGGCTTTTCGCATTTAAAACTGCACATATCTTTCAGTTTTTAATTTCTTATCCCATAATTAGATTTTTTTATGCAAAATGCGTTTCCGCATAGAATATTTTTCTTATTTTTGCAGCATAAAATTTTAATATATATAATGTATTTTAAAGAGTAAGAGATTATGGAGCTAAGACATTTACGATCGTTTGTGTATGTGGCAGAGACGCTTTCTTTCAGTATTGCCGCCACCCGATGTTTTGTCACCCAATCCGCCATCAGTCAGCATATCAAGGCTCTGGAGGATGAACTGGGATGCAAGCTGCTGATACGCACATCGCACAGCATCATGCTCACCGAGAACGGGGAGGCACTTCTGCCACGTGCTAAGGAAATACTGAAGTTGGCGGAAGACTGCAAGGAGCATATCAATGCACTCAACAACTGCATGACCGGAGAACTGCGCATCGGCGTAGGTTCCTTTATCGCACCCTATATCCGTGTGGCTGCACTTATATTCATGGAGCGATACCCTAACGTAAGAGTGAATGCCGAATTTTCCAAGGCAACGAGCCTGAACCGCCTGTTGCGAGACCACATGCTGGATCTCGCTTTTACGATGAACGAAGCCTATACCAACGAGGGCATCGAGAGCCAGCCTTGCATCCCATTCAGTATTTGTGCCATCATGAGAAACACACACCCTCTTGGCAGGAAAGATAAGGTAACATACGATGACCTGCTGAAGCACGGCATCATCATGCCCGATGTAGGCGAACGTGTTTTCAACACTTTTCAGCAATATTTGCAGAACGATCTCACCAAATTAAGCGTAAAGTGTATCGTCAGCGACCCAGACGAAGACCTTGCCATCATAGAAGATACTCACCTGGTTACTTTTATGCCGAAGCTGTATCTGAAGAACCACCCTACCCTTATAGCTCGTCCTATCCATGGCATAGGAGAAGAACTGATGAGCAATGCCCACTGTATGAAGGATGTACCTATGAAGCGTTCTGCACAACTCTTCCTCGACATTATCAGGGACGAAGCCATTCCGTATATCAAGGCTTTGGAAGAAACTATGTAGTTTAGTACCAAAGTACAATTGTACTTATGTACTTCTGCACGTTTGTACTTTTTCTTATTCGTCTATAAGTGTTCCTGCTTCATGATTTATCCGCAAGAACATCTAATGAAAATCACTTTTCTGTTTACTTCATTCATGTTACCTTTGCATACGATTCCGATATTGGAAGAATTTAAATACAAAAAACTATGCAGGTAAAAACGAATGATGGCAACTATGATGTTGCCAGCAAGGGATTGGGTAATACCGCCCTTGGACTTGGTATCGCAGGTTTGGCTACCAGTTTGCTGGGTGGCGGTGCATCCTTGTTTAACCTCGGTAGAGGTAACAATGGCATGACTGCCAATCCGAGTGATCCGGATGCACGCTTTGTAACCAAGAGTGAGACCAACCTTATTCAGGAGAACTCTACATTGAAGACGGAACTTGCTATCCAGAAGAGCGAGAACTATACCGACAAGAAGATGGTAGATGTTACTCAGTATCTTGACGGTAAGATTCGTCAGCTCGAAAACAAGGTAGATGCCAATAAGGATGCACAGCAGGCGGTCAACGCAGAGCAGATGGCATACAATGCCGCTGCCAACGCCAACATCGACGTGCTGAAATCGCAGGTAGCTTCACTTTCGAGTGTTACCAAGCTGATGATTCCATCGGGCAATGTTTGTCAGATGGGATGCGGATGCGCTTGTAATCAGTAACCGTATTTTCGGATAAAAGGAAGAAACGATATGGATTACAAGAACTCGCAAATCCTGGCAGCGGTGGTGTCCGAATGGGCACGCCCTGCCATCTCTCAGATAGCGGCTGGCAATCTGATGCACTTGCCTATGCTCCAGTCTCTCCAGGCTACTATCGGCAGCATGGGACTGGTGAGTGGTAACTACTCTCTGCAAGCCGATATAGAACCGATGATTCAGCCTGTGGTCAATGCGCTTGTCACTCCGATGCTCGCCAAGTATTTCGGGAACATTCCCGAAGAGAGCATTCCGCAGATGGCGCACGATGTGGTAGAGCAGCTTCGCTACAAAGGACCGCTCTCTATCCTGGAGGGTGTTATAACCTTTGACGAGGAAGATCTTGACGAACTCGCCGACCTTCTTCAGAAGAACCTTCCGGTAGAGAAGACCCAGGGCTATCAGGTGAAACATTAATGCGGCGGTGAAGTCGTCGCTCTATTAAAACAGAAAAGACTATGAATAAAAGAACAATTCCAGCCTGCATCATGGCTACGCTTGCAGTAGGTGCAACCGCCACTGCTCCCTATTATGATGTAAATATCACGCAGCAGCTCTGTGCTCCTTCATGCGTGGATGAGACTCCTGTTTTCAACCCTCAGTTCTCTGTAAAGAGTATTGACAACGTGGGTACTTCGCAATATCTCATAACGATTCACGTAGAGGGTGTTATTAGTTACGTGCCTTGCAACTGTGGCTCCTGCTGCACCCGCTCGCAGGTAGTAAGTCAGGATTTCACCATTCCTGTCTTCTCTGCTACGGCAATCACGAACGTTACCACATCTCTTGGCAGCGTGAAAAACCGTCTTGTTAAGGTAGCCTGCTGCTCCTGCAGCAAGACTTTCGTGTGCGATGCTCCGTTAACACTCACCATCGCATGACTATCCACCAACAAAAGGAAAGGTAAAAGACGATGAAGTATATTCAGTTAATAGATCAAGCTCGCGCTCACGGCGTGGCTACCGAGAAGAAGATGATGGAGGCGATGGAGCAGTTGAGCTGCGACCTCGCCTCCCTGGAGGAAACAAATCCGGAATTGTACTGGTGCATCCTCCGTCACCAGCACGCAGTGTTCTATGATCGTCATTACAGCGAGAAAATGGCCAACCATGATGTCTGCCATCTTGTGTATAGCAAGAAAGGCGAGAATGGCGAATTGGTAGGAACCGGTGCACACTGGACCAAATCGCAGATAGTGAATGCCACCAAGGGCATGAAGTTCCATGATAAGGTGAACGATTGGGATAAGTATGTTGCCTTCAATGCCATGTACGCTGACCTGTGCAGCGATATGACAGAAGATGAAATCATCAAGGCAGCTTATCTCTTCTATTTCCAGGACGCAGACTGGCAACCCGAAGAAGACGATTGTACCAAGATATGGGACTATATGTCCGCTCACGCGATGATGTAGTTTGTTTTGATATAGGTAATCTGGATTTCGCACTAGCGAGTGCAAGTATTTAAAGTAAAAAGATTGGGATAACATTTTTTGAAGCCTCTTTGCGCCTACAAAAGCCGCAGGGAGGCTTTCTTTGTCCCCATCATCTTTTTAGCATTTGCTATCTTTGCCATCAGAAGAAATAAAAACGATAAAACAGAAAAGATATGGCAAAGATTCAACCTCTTGCAGATTTCATCCTCTCCTTTGAAGGAGGTTACGTCAATCACCCCAATGATAAGGGCGGTCCTACCAACATGGGCGTAACATTGAAAACCTGGCAAACCCAAGGTTACGACAAGAACCATGATGGCCGCATAGACGCAAAGGACGTGAAGCTTATCACAAAAGCCGATGCTATCTCCATCCTTCGCCGTTGCTACTGGAACCGATGGAAAGCCGATGGCATCAAAGACCAGAGCATCGCCAACATCCTGGTAGATTGGGTCTGGAGCAGTGGTACCCCAGGCGTAACCCTCGTGCAAGCTATGCTGGGCGTAAGAGCCGATGGTATCGTAGGCAACAAAACCCTCAAGGCGCTCAACAGTCAGACCCCTAAGCAGTTCTTCGAGCGCATCAAGGCACGCCGCAAGCAGTATATCCTCGGCATCATCGCCAAGCACCCTAGCCAGCAAGTCTTCGAGGCAGGCTGGCTCCGCAGACTCAATGCTATCAGCTACGGCAGTCTCATCGCCAATGGCGGCAAGAAAATAAGTTTTTAACAAATAAATAAAGTAAAAAAATGGCTTCTTACAATGGAAATGTTGACCTTTTGTCTCTGAATGGAGCAAAGGTCTTAGTAGGTATCGATGAGAAGAATGCGCAGCGTCCTTACGTTTGCATTCCTATCGATGTGAACGAAATTAGAGTAGAGACATCAAAGAATGATGCAAGTAAAACTCAGGCAAAACTGAGAGTTGGCATCTACCCTTTCAATGAGGCGTATAAGAATAAGATTCGCCAGACTGCAGCCGAACGTGGTGACACAAAAGTGAGCGTACCTACCCACGAAATGCACATCTCATTCTCCGTCGAGTACATCAAGGCAGTGGCAAAGAATTTCCCTAAGCTCGTAGAGCAGGTGAAGGAAGCCAATAAGGATAAAGACCCTGACATCGTAAATCAGGATTTCAACGATGAGAACTCTCACCTCTTCAAGGCAATCCGTACTCGCATGAATAAGCGCATAGCCAGCCTCTATCAGCCACAGCCTACCGCCCAGCAGCAGACGTACCCACAGCAGCCCTACGGAGCCGTCGGCAACGCTACTGCCTATGTCCCGCCAGCAGATGGAGGCAATGATTATTCATCAATGCCAGGTTACGATGATCCGAACAGCGACCTGCCATTCTAAAGGTTTTATTAAATGTTGAATGTTGAGTGTTGAATGTTGAATTAGGCTAGCGCCCTTGAGTCCGTGAGGCAACTCAACATTCAACATTCAACAATCAACATTAAATTTAACGCTTATGCAAGAACAAATAAATCTTACAATTCCGAAGGGCTGGAACCAATGTACTCCCTCCCAGTTGGAAGCCCTCGCTGCCATCATGCAGGAGCAGATAGCCAAAGTAGACCGCTATCACCCTTTCGATATGCAGAAGGTGAAGATAGCCGTTTTCTTCCTCTTTGCCGGGATAAGCATCAATGCCTATCCCGACCCTCGCATGCCCATCAATGAGCAGCACTACCTGGTAAGCATAGAGCCGCAGAAGAAGAGCCTCCTGAAGAAGCTCCTCTCCCTCTGCGCCCCCGTTCCCAGCGTTTCCATCGCTGGTCCCCAGTCGGCTAGCCATTTTCCTCTCTATCTCTGGCAGCTCAACTATTGGCTCTCCCCGAAAGTCAAGACCAATGATAAGACATCTCCTGAGTATATCGCTCAGGGCGCAGGTCTTCTCGACTGGCTGGATGCAGATAGCGGCAATTTCCTCACCCGTTTTCCCTATCCGATTATCGGGCAGAAATCCAAGTGGTACCGTCGCGCAAAAGCCTTCCGTGGTCCTAACCCCGACCTCGATGGCTTCTCCTGGCAGCAGTACCGTTTTGCCAGCGACATGATGCAGACCTACACCAAGTTAAGCAATAACCTGGTAAAGATGAAGAAGATGGATAAATTCACCGAGGAACAACTCCAGACACAAGCCGAGAGCGTAGCCAGTGCCAGAAACATGTTCCTTGCCACCATCTTCAACACTACCACCCAGTACGTCGATCCGACAACAGGCATCACGAAATATGATTTTCACTACGAGTCGAAGCAGTTCACCGAGAACGCGGGTTATTTCGTCAAATATCCGGAAGCCAACTGGCAGGTCATCCTCTTCTGGTGGAGCGGCATCATGCACACCCTAGCCCGTCGCTACCCTCACGTTTTTAAGGTGCAGAAGGTAGATAATAAAAAGCCGCAAACCCCGATGGAAATCTACACAGCCACCACCGCCACGATGCAGAAGTATGCCGGCTTAACGGAAGACCAGGTCAACACCCAATCCTATTCTCTCGTTCTCGAACACTTAGAGAGGTTATCAAAAGAGAATGAAGAAATGGAAAAGATGAGGAGAAGCAAATGATAGATGTTAAGGCATCTGTATATCCTTTGAGTCATAAGCAGGAATGGAAGAAATGGGGGGCTTTCTCCTGCACTCAGAGCCACCGATTACAAATGCCCACACTGCATAAGGATAGAGTATGAATAACCATCGTTTTTACCAATATCCACGAGGCGAGAATAAGGGCGGTATTCTAGATACAGATCTCTGCCCTACCATTACCATTAATTCGTGGGAGCAGAACGTTTTTCTGATAAAGAAATATGAATAATAAAAATCAACCTCAATACAAGCGAGGCACGATTATCAAGAACGGAAAGCGGTATGGTTTTTATCCCGATGGTTCTCTCTATCGGATATACTCCACCTCTGACCGTCCGTTTCTTGAAATCGTGGATATAGAAGGTAAGACCTTTCTGCGCATCCGTCAGGCAACAGAGCAAGGTTATACCGATTGTCCTGCACCAGGTGCAGCCAAGTTACCCTACCTCCGCATTAAGACGTAGCCGCACCGTTGGGGATGGTAAATTGGTGAATGCACTCACGGCTGCAAGCAGCAACCCGTTTGTGTTTGTAGAATTATACCCCGTAGCAACAATACGCCCTGAAGGGGCAGAAGCTCCTAGCCCAGGGCAACGCCCTTGGTAATCATAGCAATCAGCAAGTCGCCCTGTAAGGGCAAAAGCTTTAAAATAAACGATTTATAGAGCAAAAACAAAAATGATAACAAAATTCAATTTCAAGGATAAGACCATTAAGTCTTATGCCATCCGAAAGCTGACACCTTTCGAGTGTTTCCGATTGATGGGTGTGCGAGATGATGTAATCCGCACGATGCAGAGTACCAATGCCGAGGCAGCCGAGCGTGTGCCCGGCTATAAGAGCAAAGGGAAGGCAGAAGATATGGCAGTATCAGCCAGTCAGCAATACAAGCAAGCTGGAAATTCTATCGTGGTAGATGTGCTCGCAGCCATCTATCAGCAACTCTGGTACCCGAAAGAGCCAAAGCGTGAGACACAAACCTCTTTCTTTGCCGATTTCTTCCCAGAAGACCAACTGCCGACCTATCCGGTAGATAAGAACCATGGTGAAAAACTTATTCTCACCACCTTCTCCGGTTACGACTCGCAGTTGATGGCAGCCGATGTCCTCGCCCAGCAGCATCCTGATTTCCACTGGACGTGCGTAGGCTGGAGCGATATAGACAAGTATGCCTGTCAGATGCACGACCTTATCTTTCCGCAGTTTGCTGACAAAGCCTTGGGCGATATAACCAAAATCGACTGGCAACAGGTAAAGAATAATGTGGGGGGGCAAGAAATCGACCTCTTTACCTATTCCTCACCTTGTCAGGATATATCGCAAGCCGGCAAGCAGATGGGGTTGAAGGAAGGTTCCGATACCCGCTCGGCATTATTATGGCGAGTAGCCGATGCCGTGGAGGTATTGCGTCCGAAGTATCTGCTTCAAGAGAATGTGGCAGCCCTGGTAAGCGAAAAGTTTATGCCAGATTTTCAGAAGTGGCTTGATAAACTTTCTTCTCTCGGCTACGTAAGCCGATGGGCAAGACTCAATGCCAAAGACTATGGTGTTCCGCAGAACCGCGACCGAGTTTTCTGCCTCTCAATGAGAAAAGATGTAGCCTTCGATTACCAGTTTCCCGACCCAGTTCCGCTGAAAAGAAAGCTGGAAGATGTGTTGCAGGAAGAAGTAGATACAAGGTTCTTCCTGAAAGATGAAGCCGTCAGCAAGTTCCTCCAGGCAAACGATAAAGACACCTGCGTCTTCCATCAGTTCGAGATAGAGCCGAGCCATGAGAATGCGATGGCATTAAAAGCCATCCTTACCCTCTTCACGAAAGAGTCGCATCTTTGGTATCACACTCCGAAAGAGATGCAGGAAAAGCTTTCTTCCATCCATACCGACGTAATGACGTTGTTCAACGATTGGAAAGAAAACGGCAAGTTCTCAAATCCTAAGTTGGAAAGTATGTATCATCAGTTTTTGGAGAGAAAATGATTTGCAGTTTAACCCATGTTGCGAAGCCTTCGCCTATAATTAGGGGGGTATCAGCAGGCAGTAAACGTAACAGACGGAGGATGTGCAGCCACCTTAACAACTCGTTATGAGTCGATAGGTCCCACCAATATCCTTACGCTTGCGCATTATCCTATGACAGTGGTACTATATGAATACGAATAATACGATAGACAAAATAGGCAACATCTACTTTAATGAATGGAAGTCTGGGTTTGATGGTAATATCTGTGGCGTGAAAGGTATATACCCTACCATTACTCTATCTAATAATACGGGGGGGAGTATTGTTAGAGTATGCTTAAAAAGAACGCTCGTTTGGAATTTATGTATAAATGCGGGTTCCGTCCTTCTCACGCCTTATGGGTTGATACCTACAACAAACAATATGGTAAAGGTGTTATCTATACTGTTTTAGCAGGCATCAGTAGTAGAAACCATTATTACGTAGCAGTTGAATTATGAATAATAATCACCCTATCATCCTCGGCTCGTATAGCCCATCTCAAAACGGCATAATCGTGCATCCTAAAGGTATTGCCCTATGCCTTTGTGGAGGGGGCAAAGGGCACGATGTAGATAAACCGAAAATATTATTAGAGTATGAATAAGGTTATAATAGATAAAGGCAGCATTCCTCCTTCTGAAGAGAAAGAGGATGACCCTAATGATATGCCACCTTTCGTATTAATAGAATATGATTAAGATATTAGCCATTCACGAGGCAAGAACAGAGCACGCCAAGGAAGTACGCAAGCAGACTGGCACCAACGATTATCGTGATAAAGCCATCTTCTTTCGTGACAGCTTCCTGATGCAGTGCATCGGTACCTTCCACACGAAGGATAATCTCCTTGCCTTCAGATATGAATAAAGAAAAGTTATGAAAGAAATACATCCGATAGTAGTAGGCTTGCTGAATATGCCTCCGTTTGATAAACGTTTTCAGCTGGCAAAACGAGTGTATGCAGTAAAAGGCATAGCACCTGCTTGTAATACATGTGGAGGGGGGTGGACTTCAGCCCAAAATATTTATGGAATATGATTAGGCAAGCCATCATTACTCACTATCGAACCGAGAAAGCGAAGGCATATCGCAAGATACACGGCGACAGAGGCGGTTGCCGGTATCAGGATAAATACCATCGTCCAAGCCCATCCCCCTGGAGTAACTGCATTTCCACCGTAACAAAAGATAATCTTTTATGGCAGCAATACGAATAAGAACCTGCGCAAGCAGAGGCAGAGCCGATGGTGATTGGTACTCCAACCCTCACTCCCAAAGGTTAGAAATCGGGGGAAGCATCAGTAATGCCATCTCCTCCATCGCCAAGGATTTTATGATCATCATTAATTATGAATAAGAAGAGGAGCCTCCGTTCCCAGCGATTCTATCGCTGGTCCCAATCCCTCTTTGTCCCCACCAAAGCCATAAAAAGCCCTAACTTTACACTCAGAAAAAGGAGAAAGCGGGTGTGCGTATATCGCCGCCCTTCTCTCTTTCCATCACATTCAGGATAACATATAAAAAAGAAACGCAAAAATGGCAAGCAAAAACAAAAACAGAGTAACTACCCTGCAGCAGCTCCAAAATCGTAGTGAGGAGCTGAAAGATGCAGGCTATGTAGCCGTTCGCCCGGATGCCTTTACACCGCTTAAAAATGGCGGCGGTAAAGTCTTCTCCTGGAACGACTACGTACACAGCATGCTCCTTACCACAGCCGGTATGTCGGCAAGCGGTGGCGACGCAGGCGGTTCTGCAGCACGTCAGCAAGTCTCCACTATCTTTGCATCGAGTGGCGGCGAGAACCTGGGCAAACCAAAAGGCGTAGGTACCGAAGGCTTAGGCTTTATGGAATGGGGTATAGCCAACCGACTTCCAAACCTTATCTGGATGCTCTCCCGCATGTCGCCTTTTACCGCAGCAGGAGTAGATTACATCAAGAAGATACTGGTAGGTCGCGGTCCCGCAGCCAAGTATCACTACACCCAGTACGTTGGCGGTAACATCACAGAGAAATATATTCCCTACGAGAGTGCCGGAGTTTTGCTCCGAGGTCAGATAGCTGACCTGAAAGCCAAGGAAGAGGCAGCCGCCGAAGCCAAGCGCCAGAACGAGCAGCAGAACCAGAACGGGCAGTCTCAGCAGGAGGAGTCACCGATCTCTGCGGTTCAATCGCAGGTCTTATCCTCCGATGAAGGGGAAAGCGAGGAGATGAAATCTCTGAAAGAAGCTCTCCGCAAATGGGAAGAAACCAATACCCAGCTTCGTGATTTCCTGGAAAACAACGACCTGATGCAGACCTTCCTCGACCTGGCAGGAGATATGGCTCTGATGTCACAATGCTTTGTAGAGCTCCAGCTCAATCAGCGTTCCCTCGACGAGAACGGCAAGGCCGTTCCTACTGCACAGTGGACTCCGAAGGTGATCGGTCTGAAGCACCGCAGCATCTTCACCACCCGATTGGAACGCATGGACGAGAACTACCGCATCAACTATGCCTACGTGAGCAATCAATGGCTCGACCCTACCCAATACGTCGGTGTGCAGAAAGAGGAAGACCGCAAGATAGCTGCTATCCCCTATCTACCTACCACATCGGCAGTAAAGGATTTGCAGCGCAAGATACGCGAGGCACGTCAGAAGAACGTAAGCCGCAAGAAACGCCCTACACGCTTCATCATGTCGCCAAGAGATTTCGGCGGCCCCTACTATGCCGATGCTCTTTGGCACTCTATCTTTGCCGGCAGCATTTTCGAGTATGCCTTTACCATCGTGGATGACCGCCTCACCCGAAAGCGCAACAGCAACATCATCGGTAGAGTTATCTATATCCATCAGGACTATATCAGCAGGCTCTATCAGCAGCAGGGTGAGAAGAAAAAGAAAACCCATGGTGAGATTCAGAATGAAATCTTTACCTCTATCAATACCTGGCTCTCTAACCCAGATAATGCTGGCCAGGCGCTCATTTCCTCTGCCTTCACGGGCAGCGATGGGAAAGAGCACAAAGCTTGGGAAATCGTAGAAATCGAAACCAAGGCAAATGATCAGGCGAATGCTGATAAGACCGAGTTGCAGGAAATAAGCAGCATTATCTTCTTTGCCATGGGTCTTGATGCAAAGCTCATTGGTAATACTCCTGGCGATACGGCATCATCGGGCGGTACAGACCTGAGAGAGCGCTTCCTGGTCAAGCAAATCCAGTTTGCTCCTTTACAGCAGTTGATGATACGCCCGCTGGAAGTTTTGAGCCGCTTCAACGATTGGGATGAGCACCTGGTATGGCTGATAGATAGAGAGGTATTGACTACCCTCGATAACTCGAAGACCGGAGTGGCGAAACAGGGGCAGGAATAATGTTGAATTTTGAGTGTTGAATGTTGAATTAGGCATACGCCATCGAGTTCGTGAGGCAATTCAACATTCAACATTCAACAATCAACATTAAAATAAACATTCAACATTCAACACTCAACATTAAAAAGATATGATACTCTTCACGAATCAAGAACTTAGGCTTCACCTCCCCAGCAATGCCGTGGACGAGGTAGCCAACCTGCAGGGTATGCTCGATAATAGCGAAAAGGACTTCTTGAAGCCTCGCCTTGGAGCATCCCTATACGACCGTCTCTGCAAGCAGTATGCGAGCCTAGACCCTTTGGTCTTCTGTGAAGCTGTTGGTGATGGTACCTACGTCAACGACCCATGGAATGAGCTTCTGCTTTATGCCCAGCGCATGATTGTGAATGATGCGATGGCGCAGAACATCGAGAAGCAAGCCCTTTCTGTGAATGGCTCCGGTATCAATGTAGCCTCCAGCAACGACTATGCCGTAGCCACCGACAAGCAGATAGCGCAGGGCAAGGAAAGCTACCGCCAGTCGGCTATGACCTCGCTCAATAACCTGCTTTCCCTCTTGGAGGGATGGGCAAAGGAAGTGAATACTCCTATGCCTATCTATGCAGCGGGCGATGGTGCAGAAGGCAGCACCCCTTCAGATGGCAGTAACCAGGGTTCCCCATCAGAAGGAACCGATGAAGGAACCGATAGCGGCAAAGATGATGCAGAAGAAGCCGAGAAGAAGCAGCATGAGGCGATAGAGGAAATCGTAACCCTCTGGCAAGAAAGTAAGTACTACTATTATCATCGGGATCTGCTTTTCCCTACCTGCGAGTCTTTGCAGCCGTATCTCGATATTTACGGCAACAGAGATAAGTTCGTCCGTCTTATCCCCGATATGCTTTTTATCCAGAGTGAATATCTGGAAGAAGCATTTGGCGAAGATTTCATTCCTCGTCTCTTGCAAGCCGATGAGAACGACAAGATGCTGAAGAAGGCACGTCAGCTGGTAGCCGCCTATCTCAAGGAGCGTACATCAGTTATCAACTTCGATAAGTTGACCCGATCCACGGCGCACAATGATGCCATCACCGTAAGGGAAAGCATTCATCGGTTGCTGAAGAAAGAGAAAGCCGAGAAGCAAGCCAAACTCGATGCAGCCAAAGCTGAGAGTGCCGCAGAAGGCAGTACCTCTTCATCATCGACGAGTAACGCCTCCATCGCTTCATCATCGGATAACAAAGGTGGCAGCGAAGGTTACGACAACAACCAAAAAGGTTCTCGTATCTTCGTCACTCCTATCCTGTGCTAGCGCACAGGGAATGTTGAATGTTGAATGCTGAATTAGGCTAGCGCCCTTGAGTCTCCGTTCCCAGCGATTCTATCGCTGGTCCGTCTCAATCGGGAACGCCAATTCAACATTCAACACTCAACATTCAACATTAAAAAATATATTCTTAATTTTCAAATAAACATCAGAAACAAGGATTTATGGAAAATTTATCTTTACAGGAAATCATCAGCATCTTGAAGCCAGCTATCGGCGCAAGAATGCTTACCCAGGAACAGAAGGATGCCTATGAGCAGGGATTGTCTCTACTGGAAGGTGCAAGTAACGCACGCTCATTTATTGAGAACTCACGTAAGTTTAAAGACTATCATCGCCGTACCCGACAGATGATCGCCTATCTCAACAGCTACAGCAACTCTCAAGCTAACGCTGCATCATCTGCTACCGACAAGCGACGTGTGGGCAGACCTACCAAGCAGGAACAGATTGAGTATGCCGAACTTCAGAAAAAGAAAGCCCTGGAAGATGCGAAGCAGTCTCTCTTCCCTAGCCTGAAACCGGACACCACCCTGCAGCCGCTTACCTATAATGGTATCGTAGCCAACCCTAACGGCGAAAGTATCGCTGCCACCATGCCCAACCTAATGCAGTTGCGTCCGTTCCTCTCTACCGCCCTGCAGGAGCAGGTGAACACCGTGCGTGACCTCCGCAGCGAGATGGCAAGCAAGGCAGAACAGGCTAAGACCAGGGCTGAAACCAACGAGAAAGCCATCTCTCAAGGCAAAAGTGCCGTCTACACCGAGGATGAGATTGCCGCTCTCGCCACAAGAGCCGTAGAAATCGAAAGCGATATTCTTCCGGAAATCTTCAAGGCTGTAGATAGAGAGATGGGCGAGTGTTATCTGCGACTAAGCGAGAAGACCGGAGACCCTGAATATATCGCCTATGTAAAGAAAACCTTTACCGTGGACCCTCAGACCCTCCGTACCCAGTTTAAGCCATTCTATGAGAAGGCGCAGTCTCGCGACCCTCGTTTTGCCGAGCAGGTAGCCGAGAAAATTGCCAACGACCGTCCGGAAGTAAAGGCAGCACGCGATGCAGCCGCCAAGCACAAAGCAGAAGCCGATGCTCGCATCAAGTATATCCTTCGTAAGGATAAGCCATCTACCCAAACAAGAGTGAAAGGCATCAAGGAGCGCATAGACCAACTTCGTCAGGATTTCTCTGACATCGTGACCGAAGAGGAGCTTTCCGGCTATGAAGCTATTCTCACAAAAACTATAGAAGAAGCCAAAGAGGATCCCGAAGCATAATTCCCCTCTCGCCCCCGTTCCCAGCGATTCTATCGCTGGGTTCTTTTTTATGTCCCCTCTAATAAGAAAAAACCTCCTATCTTTGCCCTATAAACAAAGAAGAAAAGCAATATGGCAAAGAATAAAGAAACCCCAGAACAGCGCACGCAGCGTTTCAAGACCCTTTGCGTCCATATCCTCGCCCAGAGCGGCAATTGCCAGGAATCTCAGCATGCTTTCAAGAGCACGCAGAGTATTCCGGAAATGTGCGAGGCATGGCGCAAATACTGGCACGGCTTAATCACCGAGGTACCGCAGCAGGTAATCGATGCTTTCAAGGCGGTATATCCGGAGTTTAAGGCAGATATAAACCAGGGTGGTATCTTCTATAATGAAGATTCGCCCACCGGTACCGTCCTCGTAGGCGATACAGACGAGGAAATCCACCTCTACTCCTCCCGAAAGATATACGTCTTAGGCAAGGCACACGTTATCCTCCATAATGCGGCTACCGCCCTCGTGATGAATGAAGGCTGCAAAGTAGAGCTATTGGATGGCAGCAAGGCTACTATCAAGGCAGGTTACGGTATCGCCAGGAACTATGCCCACCTGGTAACTGGCAGCGATGCAGAAAGCTACGACCAGAGTGTAGTCTTCATCACTGATGGCACCCTTCACGACCATGGGCACCAGAAAATCAATGCTTTTGGTACGGCAACCATTGATACCTTCACCGATCGCCTCATAGATTTATACGATAAAGCAAAAATAGAAATCAGAAAATGAACTCACATCTTACTATATTGATAAACGACAAGCCGGTATCTTTGCCCGATGATTTCTCAATAGATATTGAGGACCAGAACCCCGTGTTCAACGATACGGAAATGTTCTCCTATCCTTTCTCTATTCCGCTGGACGGCAACCGATGGCTTGTAAAGAACATCGAAGATATTCATGCCGCCATGAAAGCCGTGAATATGGAGCACCTGCCTACTCGCATTCATGCCGACGGATTGCCATTCCGCAGCGGTACCTTGGTTATGCAGGATGGTGAGGAGATAACCAACTCCCTCTCTATGAACATCGATGCCAGCACCCAGAGTTTCAGCGAGCTTATCAGCGACCTGCAATGCCGTGATATTCCTGTAAAGGACCAGATTATCATCGGTGAGAAAATCGGTAATGTGAGGGTGGATATAGAGAGCGACCCTGTGGTAAAGGTAAATGTTTTTGTTACCGGAGGTAAGCATAAGGATGATAAGACGGAAAACCACGAAATCAGAGCCGCCCACGTAAGCGTAAGCAAGGTTCTCGAACCGCAAGCACTCGGTTTCTCTTATCCTGCCAGTTGTAAGGAATATACAAGCACATCTACCCAGCATTATAAAGGTGATGCGTATAAGCTCTCAGAGCGTTCCTATCCGCAGAACCATACAGTAAATGAGCCTACCATTGCAAATAACGGTAACTATATAAACACCGCTGCTGCCTATGGCGAAACCGATGGCGCGGGCAGGGCAGCCGCTTACTGCAACGCCCGTATCTGTTACAAACATCATGGTCTTGATGATGACAAGAAGACGGCGAGCGGTGTTATTAGTACGAAAGACTGTACCTGGACGAACGAAGACCTTTACCCTTATTGGGTATTGGATGCCAAACGTCCGCAGTCGGGTATCTGCTTCTATGTGCTTTATTTCCTCGATTGCCTCTTTGACTATCTGGGTGTAACTTTCGATAAGCGAGCCTTAATGCAGATAGAGGATTTGAAGCATCTTTGTTTCTTCACGACCGTATGCAGCTACGATACCGTCAGTTACCAGTACGACGAGGAAGATCCTACAGGCGCAAAACAACCTAATCTTCACCCTCATCATGGTACTTATTACCGAAAAGACGATGCCGAAGTCATCGCCAAGAAGAAGAAAGCTGGCGAAATCAAGACGGGTTATTTCCAAAGCCAGGAGCATATCAATTCATGGCTGGAAAGCCGTGGTTGCGGTGGAAAGATTAATATCGTAAAGGCAGAGAATAAGGACGTGCAGGAATTAACACTCCACACACCTGAAGGCACCACCGAGCATATACAGGTTGGTGAGGTTCGCGATGATGGCGGCAAGGTTACTAGTATCAGCATCGAGGCAAAAATCAGCAAGTTCAAGGTACAGGCAAACGTGCTTAATATGGTAGCCAACAGCGGCAATTTCCCTGATGAGAGCGTAAGCACCGTAATCTCATCTCTTGAAAGTGCCTTTGGTATCAAGTTCTCGTATGATTACGAGCTGAAGAAGGTAACAGCTTATCTTACCCGTGATGTGTTGCGCAAGAGCGGTAATGAGGCAAGAACGTTTCATGCCAACATCCACTCCATGGTCCCGATGACCGAGAAGATTACAGGTGTGCGTATGCGCTATTCTGCAGAGAGTGATGCAAAAGATCAGCGTCAGAATGTACTCGATAGCCGTAGAAATAAGAACATGGGTTATTCTACCGATTATGATTACATCGATTACCCTGCGCCAGATAGTGGCGATAACTCCACCGTCTATAATCTCGACTACATCGATTTCTTCCATAATCTGAGTAGTGGAGATAAGCATTGTTATATCGACCGCAAGACTGGCAACGCTTATCGCGTAAAGGTGAATAGTGATGCAACCACGACAGCCGACTTGAAACCGGTACTCTTTGAGGTAGGTCAGTTTAAGGGTGTAGAATATGGAGATTGCAGCGATGAGAACGAAGATTTCATTCACGATATTTCGGTAGATTTTACTCCTGTTCCGTTCAATGATGTGAACTATTTCAAGGAGATAGAAGCTGCCTATGGCTCTCACGAGGCAATCGACTCCTACAACGGCAAGACATATGGTGTAACCATCGCCGATAGTCAGCCTATCCTCTGTGCTTATGTAGATGAGGATATGGAGCATGAGTTTGTGGAGCAGATTATCAATCAGACTATCTCTACTGCTTTCTGTGATTTCTACATGCAGCAGACACTATCACTCGTAGAAAGCTACGACCCGTCGAGCACCGATGATGGCAATTCTCCGTTGCAGGATGATTCACGCTGGGGATATGCGGTTGCTTTGATGCGAGGTGGTGGTAGCGATGCTACCCGCCAGTCTTACGATTATAATTACGACCACTTCGGAACGTCCAAATGGCGTACCGTATCTGGTAAGTATGCCCTGGCATGCGATTCACTGGATATGATGGGCAATGAATTTGACTATAATGGTATTCAGGAAGGAACGGGCGAAGGTGAAAAATTCTCGCTCAAGATACGTGCTTTCAAGGAACCATCGTGGTTAAGTGATCCGAAGTATCAAAATGTAGTACTTTGTGATAAAGATGAGGTAGATAAAAATGGTAAGGTGGTTAAGAAGGTCCGTTCCCGCGGCTTATTTGATACCTTCGTCCTCCCCTACGCCTATTTCCTTCTGAACAGAAAGAAGTTTATGGTGAGATGTACCACTACCGTAGCGCAAGTGGCCGATATACCGAACCACTGGCAGGAATGGTGGAACATAGGCGGTATGAAATGCCTCATAGACAAGGTGAATACCACCATCGATGCCAAGACGGGAATGGGCGAGGTTGAGTTAACAGTGTACGCCCTGTAAGGGCAGAAGCTCCTAGCCCAGGGCAACACCCTGGGTATATAGGATGTGGTTTATGTCGCCCTGTAAGGGCAAAAGCTTTTAAATAGAAAATATGTTTTATTACATAAAAAGAATAGCAAAATGGATAAAAAGATATTGATTACCGGAACCGGTATTATTTCTTCCATGGGTAGAAATACAAGAGAAGTTGCCATGAACCTCTATAAGGGTAAATGCGGATTGCATCACGATGAATGGCGTGTTAGTTACAACTCCGATTTATGCGGCAATGTGTATAGTTATGAAAAAAATTACCAAGACGTTCTTACCCATGCGCAATACGAATGTATGCCTTTGCATGGTTTCTACGTGCTAGAGGCGGTATTCGAGGCGTTGAAGAAAGCAAAGGTCAGTAAGGATTTTCTTGAGAGTCATAATGTTTCCCTCATAGTAAGCAACGATTCGGAATGCTGGGAGAGTAGACATGTAGTAAATCATGTAAATGATGGCGACTCCAACGATACATTGCCTGTAACAACCCTCTTCCGTTCTCTCAATTCCACCATCAGCATGAACCTGGCTACTATCCTCGGTATTCATGGCCTATCGCTCACCGTAAGCGCAGCTTGTGCAGGAGGTGGCCATGCCATCGGACTGGCAAAAATGTTGCTCGATAGCAAACAGACTGAAATGGTAATTGTGATTGGTGCGCAGGAAACGACAACCGAATATTGTATGGAGGCTTTCGATGCCCTCGGTGTCTTCTCACCCGATAAAGTGCAGCCGTTTGGCAAAGGCAGAAACGGATTGGCACCATCAGGTGGTGCAGCCTGCATCATCCTCGAACCATCGGATAGTCTTCGATTGAAAGAAGAGAAGGTGCCTTCCTTCGCTTCCCTTTCCGGTTATGGTTTCTCTTCAAACGGCAAATCCATCACGACCCCTGATAGCTATCAGGAAGAAGTGTCGATGCTGAATGCTATCGAGGACGCAGGATTGGACGAAGGTATGATAGACGTAGTTCTTGCTCATGCCACGGGCACTCCAATGGGCGATGAAGCCGAGGCGAAAGCGATAGAGAATATCTTCCCTATCTGTCCGAACGTAGTAGCTACAAAAGGTATGACGGGGCACGAGTGTTGGATGGCAGGTGTATCGCAAGCCGTACAAGCTACCATCATGCTTACCTATGGCCGTCTGTTCCATGCAGCCACCACCGAAGAGAACGCCTCCCCATCCATCAATCTGGTAATGCGTCCAAAATTCTATGCCCCTCACCATATTCTCTGTAACGCCTTCGGCTTCGGTGGCACCAACTCATCATTTATTATTTCAAAAGTATAGTTATGAAAAAAGAAGAAATAACATCTCGCATTATCACTATCGTGAACAGCGTGAAAACTGAATGGGTAAAACACGAAGTTACCCCTGCCTCTAATATCAGAGACGAGGTAGAACTGGAGTCTATTGATTTTCTCGATATGATCCAGCAGGTGGAAATGATGTTCCATATCAAGATTACCCCGGAAGAAGCAAAAGACTGCAAGTTCGTTTCTGATGTAATTGCGCTCACCGAGCAGAAAGTCAACATTCAACATTCAACACTCAACACTAAATAACTATGGCACAGAAAATCAATCTCACATCGGGTTCTGTATTTGCCGGAAACCCGATAACCTTTACCATCACCCCCTCCGTGGCTACAAAGCCATCTTTCCATCGGGTTATCATAGAAGTGAACTTTGATAATGGTACGGGCAGTTACGAAACCAATAAGCTTACCATTCCTGTTACCACTGAGGGAAGAGATGTATCGCTAGATATATCCTCTGCTCTCCGCATTACGCTGGATAGCTATAAATATACTGCTACTCCATCTACCTATCCGATAGTAAGCTGGTACATCAAAGCCTACGATGAATATATGGATAACAACGGCGAGGTGCATACCGGTGTAGGCGAGGTCTATTATCCAGCTGATGGCTCAAAGAATAAAGGTGAAACCAACCTTCGCTGCATTGCCGGAGCCTTCAGCGATATAGAACGATTGAAATCGGGCGTAACGAAGGCAGTCACCCTTCTCTCCTGCAAACCGACTGATACCCACGAAATAGCCGTTGTAGGCGAGAGCTTTGTTTATCCTGTCTCCTATAGCGCAGGGCAGAACTTAGCTACCAGCAGTTCACTGACCGCCCCTGTATCTAGGGAGCAGGAAATCACGAAGGAAGGTGCGCAGAGTATTCAGGGGCACTCGATCTATGCTCTACCATCCTCTGAAGCTGAAGACCGTACCACCTTCCGTTTCATTAACCGCTTCGGTTGCCTGGAGAGTATCAGCGTGCCGAAATCCTACTCTCAGAAGATGAGTGTCGAGAGCACGCAATATACGAAAGCTATTCAGGAAACCTTCAATGAGTTCTCCCGTTCGGCTATTCAGAAGCAGAATGATCGTGAAAGTTGGCTCTATCAGAGTGACTCGCTCACCAAGGCATGGCAGCAGTGGTATCTCCATGAGTTCCTGATGTCTAAGCACGTATGGCTGAAAGCCAATGATACCTGGCTTCCTTGTACCATCAATCTTGAAGACGAGATAACTATCAAGGACGAAACTAACAAAAATATGTATTCCGTTTCCTTTACTGCCAAGCTAGGCATTAACGGCAACCCGCTTATTTAGTGTTGAATGTTTTTATTAATGTTGAGTGTTGAATGTTGAATGTTGATTTAGGCTAACGCCGTTGAGTCCGTTAGGCAATTCAACATTCAACATTCAACATTCAACATTCAACATTCAACACTCAACATTTAAAAATCCCATTCAACATTTTTTGTCCCCACTAAAAAAGCGAAAACCTTTATCTTTGCCTTATAAATAAATAAAAATCCAAACAAAAAAATGGCAACAGAAGCAAAAAATACAAATTATTGGATCTCGAGCACTGCGCTCTCTATCCAGCTAAATTCGATGGGAGAGCCTGACTACATCCAGTGTAGTGTAGTATCGGGCGCTTCAGTCCTCTGCTATATGAGCGATGTGCCAGGCTTGGGCTATGATGCCGGTCACAACTATCAGCGCTGGACGCTTGCTGCCTATCCTTCTATCTTCCCCGATAGCAAACGGAAGTATGTGTATATCGCCATTCCACGACAGTCTACCACCGATAATAACCAGGCTACCGTCGTGTTCCCTGGTCAGAAGATAGATATATACGGTAAGACTATTCCATCTTCCGGAACTGAAGGTGTGCAGATAGGTAACGAGGCTTATTACTATATCTTTACTGGCGGTATCATATCTGCTGTAAAGACCGATGCCGACAATACCAGAAAGCGAGAATGGGAACAGCATTTTGATTGCGGTAAACTGGCTACCGACGAGGCTATAGCCAGTGGTGGAGAAGGCGCATGGTGGCGGTATAATTCCGTATCAGATACCATCACCTTCCTCAAGGAGATTCTGAAGGCAAACTTTAATGAATTGTCGGCAAATGTAGCTCGCGTAACCAGTCTTTTCCTGGGTGGGCATAAACTGAAGGGCGTTGCTGACAGTAACGGCACCCTGGAAACAAGCAATGATACCGTTGTTACCCCTCAGTATCTCGGTCAGTTTGGGGTGAAGCATTTCCTTGCCAAGGATAAAGATGATACGGCTGCAGGCTTAATCACCTTCCTGAAAGGCTTGCGTTTAGGTAAATCGACTAAATACTACATAGATGCCGACGGAAACGTAACCATCAACCTCTTGAACTCTGCTGATTACGATGATGCCATGCAGTCGGGTTTTGGCTTCTACAGGCGAAAGGACGGGAAGTACGGACTGAATGTTACCGACATCAGTGTATGGGGAAAGGCATACTTCAATAACCTTACCATCCGTGAGCTGACCTATGTAGGCGGCAATCTTGTATTCTCTCCTTCTGCCGGAAAGATATTCGAGGTAAGAGAGATAACAGATGCTCAAGGCGAAGTAACAGGCTGGAAATGTTTTCTCTTAGCAGATGATGGTACAACCGCTACAACGAATATGTTTGAGGTTGATGACCAAGTACGCTGTGAGACGTTCAACATCAAGGCTGGCGTATATGAGGACGTATCGAACAAGTTCTATTGGCGTAAGATTACTGATGTGTCTACGGATAATGAAGAGATAAGGGATTCTAACAACAATATCCTCTATGACGGAAAGAAATTCTCATGGATAGTTATCTCTGCAAGTGATAAGGCAGAAGGTAGTGATAACCCTGCTGCTGGAGACACAATCGTTCTCATGGGTAACCGCACGAACACAAACCGAATGAGCTTCGTGGTTAAAGAAACCTATGGTGATAACGCTCCTAGAGAGGTCGGCTACACTAACGTCCACAGCTACACACTCGGCAATGATAACCTTGTTTATGAAATAAGTCCGAAGAAGGTGCGGTTCTACTCTCAGTACTTCGAGATAGTAACCGTTGAGGGTTTACCTATTAAGACCATCAACTATCGTGGCGATTGGAAGCAAGGAGATACCTACGTGTACTACGACCAAGTGACGCACAACGGAACGACATGGCTCTGTGTTGCACCCGAAGGAACAAATGTAACGAGTGAACCTGCAAGGGGTAATGATTTCTGGAAGGCGCAGAATGCCATCCTTGATGCTACACTCAATATTACGCAGAGCACAGGAGAATGGATAGACAAGGGCGAGACAAACCATGTAGAATGTTCCGTGATACGTGGTTTTGAGAATATTACAGACCAAGTAACATCGTGGAACATCGTGCGAGATAGTGGTGATGCTGTCAATGATGCGGCTTGGCAGAATAAGGATAAGGTCAAGAACTTTGATGGAACGATAGATATAGCATGGACGGATGATGATGATGACATCGGTGATTCTACTAGCTGTATCTTCACCATCACTGCTTTTTGGGGTAATAAAGTTGAATTAGCAAAAGGAACGATAAGCGTATGATGTATGTAATATTAGACAAGGTGCAAGCGTTGGGTCTCGGATTCAACCTGCATACCCACATAACTGCTCACGGCAAGATGATTCTCAACGAGAAGGAAGTGTTGATGAGCAGCAATATTCAAGGTGATACCTTTGATGAGCGTGTTAAGAATATCGGTGGTAAGGCTATGACCGAGCAAGAGTTGGAACAATTTAAAAATACGGAGGAATAAAGATGGCATATACTAATTACTCAGCACAAGGTTGTATACCTGTACGAAGAGTTCGTAACAACGATTCTTTGTCAATCTCAATAGAGAGCACACAGCCTCTATTTCAAGGCGTGGATGCAAATAATGACAACGCTACACCCTTCCCTAACTGGGAAACTGATGATACGGCTCGACCTATCCTTACCCCTGTGGTTAAGAGTGCGAAAGGTAATATCGTATCTCTCAGCAACCATCATTGGCAGTATGGTGATACTCTGCTTGTGTTTAGCGGAAGTACGAGCGGTACGTTTCAGCTTACAGGAGATGGCAAGTTCGGTATAGATGCAAACGGAAGGTTGAAAATATTCAAGAACCTTGCATCAAGCAGTTCTACAAGCTCAGACACACTCACATATACCGGAACTGCAAAGATTGGTGATAGCAGCACTCAGGACGTTAGCGGATTCGTTACTATTCTCATACAGCCAATGGGTAACAACTCATATATGGGATGGATAACAGCTAACCGCTCGATACTGACAGATGCGCAGAATGAGAATACGGCTACACTTTCGGCAAGATTGTGGTTATCCACAACGGAACTTACCGACTTCTCTGTCAAGTGGAAGAACTCGGCAGGTGAAGTACTCGGAAGTGATAAGACACTCACGGTTACTCGTGATATGGTGAACGGCTCTACCCTCATTACTTGCGAGTTCTACCACAAAGATGCTCAGAATGCTTGTTTCCGTGCTGGTAAGGTAATGACCGATAATGCGGACGAATACGTCATTGTCGGGGAAGTATCAAATCTCATAGGCGATAAGGCTGCAACGATTACAGGGCGTATCAAGAACACAAGAACAAATGCTATTGTAACGCCAACCAACGTTGCGTGGAACGCCAAAGCCTACAAGGACAACAACGAGCTTATCAAGGAAGTAAGCTCTAATGTTATCACAATCGCAAAATCTGAGAGTGATTATGGCGGTACAGAGCATGATGCTTATGTTTTATTCACGGCAACTTGGTAAAATAGGAGGAATGAACTATGGCAACAAACAGCGCAGTAAGAATTAGAAGGTCTTTCGCTCCACTCAATACAGCACAATCAATCGTGTGCGTATCGGGTGGTTCTCCTACCACGCAAGTATATAACGTGTTTAACAGCAGCTACGAGCCGAACCGAGCCAACACACCTTGTGTCTTGCACCCAGACATTACAGCTTACGCAAGCGATGGTACATGGAAGTATCAGCAAGCCAATGCGGTACTTGCAAACATGGTGTGGCTCGTTAATGGCAAGGATATAAGCAAGGTGTGGGCAGCATCGGACTATTCCATCAATCAAGATGGTGCTACACGTGGAGACCTCACCATCTTTCGTAACGTTGCAGTAGCAGAACGATTTGCATTGAGATTCAAGGCTGAAATCGTAGACTATCGAACCAACGTCAATGTTCCTATCCTTACCGATGAGGTGGTACTGAACACGGTATCTAAGAGTGATGATGCTTATTCAATGGCATTGGATGATGATGAGACTATCATCTATAATCCGATGTTAGATAGATTGCTTCTGTACGACTACAAGGTAGCTCATAAAATGATAGCTGCATCCGATGCAGTTAGGAACGCTTGCATTGATGAAAAGGCTTATCTGAGAAAGATTCCTCTCCATATCTACAAGGGAGCAAAGAGCATTACTTCTGGCTACACTATCAAGCTATACAAGATGAGCGGTTCTTCGATGGTTCAGATAAGCGTAGGAATGAATGAGGTGGTCGAGATTAACACCAGTTATATAACGATTGACCTAAGACTTATTGATTCGGCATCATACGTTATCAAGGCTTTTGTAGGCGATACGGAAGTATGCAACAAGCAAATCTCTGTTTCCCGAACGTACCCTAAATACAGCGTGTCGGCAGGTCAGAACGTTGATATATCTCCTGGAGTTGATAACCGACAACAGATTGCTCTTGTCAACTCTGAGGGCAACATCGTGGAATGCCCTGCTAATGTTCTGAAACTTAATTGGAGCACGATTGCAGAGAATGCTGGTGCGACAACGACAAGACAATGGCAAGAAGGCGATACGGCAAGCTTCAATATCTCTGATACAGGTCTTGGAGAAACCGCTGATGATGAGCTGGAGATAAGATGTGATGCTGAATACAAGCCAAGCTTCGATTTCTTTTCTGATGGCTCTGAACCTCTTGTTGATGAGAATGGAGATTATCTGATAGGTAACTGAATTTTAAAATAATATAAAATAAAAAAATATGAAAAATCTAGCAGCAGTAGCAGCAGTATCATCAATGATTAAGGATGATACCTTATTGATAGAGGTTGGCGGCTCGCTCAGACGTATCAAGCTGTCTGATTTGGCTAAGTCTATTCAGACTAACCAACTTGACCTCTCACTGATAGCTTGGGGTACTTATCTTAAAGAAACAAGTGATACGCAATGGGGAGTTTGCGGCAACCAGACAAAGTGGAACGAGTTCAAATCTTCGCTCGGTCGATACTTGCTCACTAACGATGGAAGAATGGCTAAATTGTCTCGCAGCAACTCTGCTGTATTCGAAGATGGCACAACCGTTGACGAGAGCAAGGGGCATGTAATGTTCCATACTCCTCATCGTCTCTACTATCTTGTGAAGTACGATGCGTCAGCAGGATGCAATATTCTGTGGGGTTCTACTTATCCTATCTCTGAGCATTATATCGACCATCCCACATTTGGCGCATACATGGCTAGTATTGTTAGCAATAAGCTTGTAAGCCGTAGTGGACTTGGCGTATTGAACAATATATCAATCAGTGAGTTCTTTACTTATGCCCATAATAACGGAAAGAATTTCGGTCTGCTCGACTATGAGACATTGAAGATTATCCCTATGCTCGTTCTGTGGGAAAGCGGAAACAGCAACGCACAAGCTAAGTTTGGTTGTGGTCCTACTGGTAGTACTAACACATGGGATAAGGTTAATGGTCTTGTAACGGGTGCGACAAAGAGCCTTGGAGATAACAATGGTAAAATCAGCTTGGCAGAATTGACAGGAAACGCAGACGCATGCCATGTTAACCTCTTCGGTATCGAGAACCCTTGGGGATGGTACTGGATGATGATACAAGGCATTTACTTCGGTAATAGCGGTAATAGCGGTCAGACTGGTTCTGAAGCATTCGTATACAAAGGTAACAGAATGCCTTCTGATTCCGAGATTAAAGCGCATCCTGTCGGAGATTATCGCACATTTACACGAAATACAAATAGTGGATGGATATTGAGCCTTGTCCTTGGAGACTTCTTCGACATCATGCCAAAAAATGTTGGTGGTAATAATAGCGCAAACTACTATTGTGACTATTCATGGACAAGCAGCACTAGGCAGTTGCTCCTCTTTGGTGGTGGCGCCTGGTATGCGCTTAGCTGCGGCTCGTTCTGCGTCTCTTCGAGTAACGACTTCGGCTATCGCAATACGCGCTGCGGTGTGCGTCTCGCTTTTTACGGAAATCCGACATACGTAAACGGCGCAGACCTGTAGGGTCTGCGCTACCCGATGTGGAGCTTGCTCCACCGAAGCAAAAATAGTAATAAGAAATATAAAATAATAAAATAAAAGGTGGCGAGAGACATTTTGCTCCTCTTTGGTGGTAACGCCAGGAATGCGCTTAACTGCGGCTCGTTCTACGTCAATTCGAATAACGACTTCGGCAATCGCAATACGAACTACGGTGTGCGTCTCACTTATTTATAATCGCTGAATCAATAATCTATCGTGTATGGATATATGAAGAAGCGAGTCTCTCAAACCTTGACGTGGGCTTTTAGCCTAGTCAGAAAATAACAGCGGAAAGGCTCTCTGTATTCGCTGAATGGAGAGCAAGCGTGGTGAAGTAATCTGCTCAGTTGTACGAACAGAACAAAGTCACGGGCAAAGCGGCAAAAAAGCAATAGGCTTTAATATAAGACACTATGACAGCAAAGGCAAAGAATCTGATGAATGAACTCATAAAGAGGGAAACATTGGAACAAGGCGGTGATGATGCTTACAATGCGTTAGATGATAAGAATACGTGGTTTGCAAGGAGGTATATCCGAGAAAAGGACAATATTATCGACCGCATACAGAATATGCTCATCCTCGGCATTTATCCTAAAAAGGAATATAAAGAGGTTGACATAGTATCAGAGAATAAGGCAAGAAAGATATGTCCCATGCACTTCGACCCTTGGAACGTTCTCTTTCATGCCATAAAGATAGTGCTGGAACCTATAGTAGAGCGAGTGCTCATATATGATTCAAGTGCTGGCAGAAAAGGTAAAGGTCAGGTGTTCGGTGCATTGAGAACTCAACGAGCTATCAGAAGGCATCCGAAATGGGCGTATTATGGGAAAGGAGATCTCAGAAAGTACTATCTGACAATACCTCATCCTGTTCTGCTTATGATACTTAGGCGATATGTAGACGATGATTTATTCATCGAGCTTATATATCAGACCATGCTCGATTATTCTGTAGATATAGAACCTCTGATGCTTGAAGAATATGAGCGTAAGCAGAAGTACTGCATTTGGGCAGACAAAGGTGGAATAAAGTATCTCGGGTGTAAGCGTGGTGTAACGCTCGGTAATCCTATCGGTCAGATGTTAGGTAATCTCGCTTTAAGTCTGGTAGACTATGCTATGGTTCATATCGAGCATGCAAAAGGTTATCATCGGCATTGTGACGATATTACCTTCTTCGCTGAAACAAAGGAAGAAGCTGTTCGGTTGCTCGGAAGATTAGACTACTGGTGTAACCAATATGGTCTCTGTCTGAAGGCGAGCGGTCATGTAGCAGAATTGCATGACGAAAAGAAATGTGTAAAAGGAAGATGCCTAGACTTTGTCGGTTATGTATATTCTCGCAAGAACATGAGGATGCGCAGACGGACAAAGGTAAAGGCAGCAAAGGCTTTCGGTAGAGTTAAGAGCCGTAAAAGGCGGCAGGAACTTATCGGAGCTTATTGGGGAATAGCAAGATGGGGCAAGTGCAAGCATCTTTGGAAGAAGATTGTTGGAGACTACCCCGATAATTATAAAAAAGAATTTAAAAGGAAAAAGAATATGAGTTTCAATGATATAGGAATTGTATCACCGAAATACTCGGTAGACAAAAACGGAAAACGTATATTTTCCGTACAGGAATACAACCAAGCCCTATTGTGTCAGAATCATACCATCATCAACATATTAGACTTTGAAGATGATGTAGAGGTCAATGGCAAGGGCGGTCGCTGCTGGGTTCTGTACGAAATGAAAGATTGCCCAGGAACAGAGTATAAGTTCTGCACTTCATCAAAACTCATAAGGCAGAAACTTATGAAAGTAAGGGAGAAAAATCTTCTGCCAGTCAATGACACATTCCTGTTCAGAGTAGACAAAAGTGGCAGATATACTTATGATTTAGATTAACAATTTTAAATTATCAGATTATGAAGATACAATGCACAATGGCAGAATTGCCAAAGGATAATGTGAAGGTTTCTGTTTCTGGTAACTACCTTCAAGTAGCTTATGATTTTGTTCGCATCGAGCAGAAAGCGGATGATGCGAATGGTAGTATGCGCATGGCAGTAGAGAACTCTTGTCAAGGTGAATACATCGAGCTTCGTGGCGGCATCCGCAGCTATGATGCAATAGCGTCAGCCATCATCGAAGACAAATACCCATCTGACAAAATGGATGCAATTCGCCTTAACTTCGAGTTGGCTCAGAATAGTGCTGTGGCATCTATTGCATTGGCTGACAGCAAGCGTGAGGAGTATATTGCAGAGTACAAGGCGATGCAAGAGTGGCGCATCCACGCAAAGGAAATAGCTCGAAAGGCTGTTGACTTAATTAGCAATGAATTGAAATAATTAAGAAAGGAGGTATACTATGGCTGGACATAGTGCGCAAGGTGTCGTAAGGGTAAGCCGCAAGCCAAAGACAGCTAGTGAGACGGAGATTGTCCGTCTCATTACTGCTACTAATGAGAGTACGCCTATCGGGAACTTCTCTCAGTTGGTTAAGGATTTGGAAGCGGCAGGTATTGTTATTAGCGGAAATCAAGTTGCTATTAAGGGCGATAAGGTAACTATATACAATCAAAATGAGGTTGCTCTCTTTGCCCAAGATGGCAAGCTCAATGCTAACCTGATTGATGCAGATAAAATCGAGGTTAAGCACCTCTGGGCGAAGTCTGAGGATGGAACTACCAAGGTGGGATATTTCGGCAACTATGAGATTGATGCGTGCAAAGTGAATAATGCCAATGCTCCTTTGTTTGTTGGTGCTGATACGGCAGCTAAATCTCCATTCTATGTTACCAATGAAGGGCACATGGTATCTACCAGCGCAACACTTGGCTGTTTCTTGTTGGATAAGATGAGTCTCAGATATATATCTGGATATGATGATGAGGAGCCTGGTTTCGCCTTATACAATAACTATATGTTGTTTCGTGATTATAGCAGAACTTTAAATCCAGATACGCATACATGGAAATCGGAAAGAAAAAGGACGGTTTGGCTTGGTGAGTATCGGACTACTTATCAGGTACCAGCATTATTGAGTAATCTTTTAATAGATGATAGCTTTTCCGCAGATGGTGATACTCTGAAGTCAGGTATACGTATTTCTGTAACAGGGTGCGATGATTCTCAGCAGTACAATAATCCTATATATAATATGAATAACGCAGTGTATGGTAACTTTGCAATATATGCAGAACATGGCATGTATGGAGGATTAAGACCGATGACCAGGAAAATAAATAGAAGTATGGAGTTAACGGATATGGATTGTTTCGTTATAGTAACAAAAGGCGTAACTCTTACACTTCCAGCGAAACCTCAGAGAGGTCAATATTATAAGTTTTTACAAGCTGGTGACAACTTTGTTATTAAATCATCACTTAATAAAATATTTTGGTACGGAGTTGGTAAAAATAGCTTCACTTCGGGTGCATTAAACCAGACAACAGAATTAATATATGATGGTAGTAATTGGAACGTAAATTGGTTTATAGGGAAATAGCAATATAATTATTAAAAGGTAAGAAATATGAAAAAGAATTTCAATGTACCTTTCAAGAATTGGAAGGGTGAGGTGATAGTTTCACCAGTTAAGAATGAGAATGGAGAGGAAACCTACAAGCCTCAGATTATTGGTGATATTGTAGGTAAGGTACTCTTCGAAGTGATAGACCGTCAGGATATGCAGCTATCGGGCGAAGAAAAGCTACGTGCTTACAGGATAGCCTGCAAGATAGGCAAGGATGCGGAGAACGTAGACATCGAAGCTGAGGATATTATTCTTGTTAAGAAGATTCTCTGTCCTGTCATGGCTGTAGGTGGATATGGTCAGATAGTTGATTTGCTCGAAGGATAAGAACAGATAAGGCGGTTTACTACATGGTGACCGCCTTATTATTTTCTCGTCCGTCAGGGAAGTGTGTTGCATCGAACTTCTCTATAGGCTCTGTTATCATGTCAGCGAAATATGGTGCATCAAAGCCACGAAAAGATGGAATTAAATCACTAAGATATCCATATCTACCTTTTCTTCGTTCCTCCTCTGCTTGCGTTACTAGACCTTTCTGCATTCTAACAGCGAAAGGAAGTTTATTGAAACTATAGATACCATCTATCCAGTCGTTAGGGTGCGGATTACACTTGTGCTCCAACTCTCGCTCTCCAGGAGTTGATGGCAACCTACTGCCACCTACTAGGTACATCATTTGATTTTCGTATGGTTCTAATTTTTTCATAATCTTAATATTTTGATTTCTGCCGCAAAGTTACGAAAATAATCTGAAAGCGCAATATTTCTGTTACAAAAAAACGATAAAAAGCCATGCTATCCATCGCGGACGGCATGGCTGCATCGTTTTTTAATACTTTTTTAAAGATTATAACACCGCCACCTTTTTTACGGGCAGCGGAATTTCGACTGCAAAGATACGAAGAAAAACCGAGATATGTAGAGAAAATCGGAGAAATTCAGAGAAAATCGGAGAAATTCAGAGAAAAACTAGAAATCATCTGTAAATTCTCGTGTATATCCGTAAGAATTGTCCGATTTTTTTGTAGTAAAGTGCCCGCCCCAAGCGATTCTTTCGCTGTTCTCTAAAAAAGATGAAGCCTTCCGCTCCTTAATACGAGGAGCAGAAGGCTTCATCTTATTCCTAAACACGCATACGCCCTGGGTTAGGATTTTCTGCCCTTTCAGGGCGTGTGGAACTTACTCGGAGCTATTGATACGCTTCGTCTCTGTTCTTCCTCCATATCGACGAGAGGTAGCCGTTTTCGCAGTTATAAAGTTTGATGAGCGAACCGTAAAGGTTCGTATAATAGAAGGTGGCCACATGGTTCTCTACCAGATAACCATTGATCGTAACCTTTCCGTTCTTCGTAGAATAGGTGGTAGTGAAGTCCTTCTCACCCTCTATTACCATGTGCATGGTGCCATCCTCGTTAAACGTCATGGAACCCATGCAATTCTTTTTCTTTCCATCTTTTGTCATAGTGATGACGCAATACCAGGTACCCCTTATCGCCGCATCATGGTCCGTCTCATCCGAAATATCATTCATCGAATTGCCGCATCTCATCTGGCATTCATTGCCGTTGGCGAAGGTGCCCACAATCAGCGGCCTCATATCGATGCTTACCGATACCCTGCTGCCCGTAAGCTGATTGCTCTCCTGCAGATGCACACCCGAGATAGTCTCATTCAGCAGATTCTTGATATTGAAGCTTTCGGGAGTGCCCACCTCGAAGCGGGTAGTAAGCTTGTCGCCATCCATCTGCCAGTAGCCGAAGGCGGTGTTAGGCTCGATAACATAACCGCCTGGAGTCAGACCGCCACCATCCTCATAGTAAACCATGTGGTTCTTGTAGTAAAAATAAGTACCCCTGGTGCTGTTGATGGTCCACTCGTTGCCGGCAAGATATTCCTTCACCTTAGCCGCCTCCTTCTCGCTCTCGTCCTCGCTGCTGCTGCAAGCCGCCAGCGAAGCCGTAATCATTCCCATGGCTACTACCGAGAAGATAGCCATCATGGAACGTTTCATCTTCATTAAAAAGTTCTTTTTCATTTCTTCATTTTTGTTTTAAGAGTTATACATTATCAATCATTATGTTGAATGTTGAATGTTGAATTAGGCTAGCGCCATTGAGTCCGTAGGCAATTCAACATTTAACACTCAACACTCAACATTCCCCCGATAGTAGCACCACTCCTACCCTTACTTTTTTTCCGCAGTGAGGGCAGAAGGTGGAAGTCTGAATCATCTGCTGCTGATTTTCTTCTGCCTGCTGCACAAAATTCACGTCTCTACAGGTGACACCTTCCGGCAAATCGCCCCCCAGCGTAGCGTTCAGAGTTTTACCCTCCTGCTCTTTTCTAGCCTCTTCGAGTTTCCTCAGTCTATTCATCGCATCATGAAGACCACTTCCGTTTGGACCCATATCAATCTCAACAATCTTTTTCTTTTTGAGAACTTCCATCCATTCATCTATTTCTTCTTTCGTGATGCTAGGGTAGGCTCTTCTTGTCAGGTCACGCAGAATAAGTTCCAGCGGCATCTTGCTATCCTTTGCGCTTTCGAGTGCCTTTTCTCTCTCTTCTGCTTCTTCGGATGGGTCGGGATAGAAGAGGTCGGTGATGTCGCAGCCGATGCCTTCGGCTATCTGCATGAGCTTTGCAACGGTAGGGTTGTTGTTCTTGATGATCATGCAGATGGCTTGCGGCGACATGCCGATTTTCTGATAGAGGTCAGCCTGCGTCATATTGTGCTCGCTTAGAGCACGCTTAATATCCAGTTTCTTCATCTTTAAATTGAATTTATTGTTTATATTTCGCTGCAAAAGTACAAAGAAATATTGATATAAGCAAGTTTTTTGCAGAAATATTCACGTAAAAATGAATTTTTCTCGAAAAAAGTTTGGTGATAAGATGATGGTAAAAGCGTGATGGGTCGTCCACAGAATATTTATATGCTCAGTGTCCCATGCTTTGAGTTCTTCATCGCCCGCAGAGTACAAACATACTAAAACGAATTATTTATTTACCCCTCTAACTATTTGTGTTTTAAATAGTTATATTTTTCACTTTAAGTACAATTACCATTTCCCCGATGTACTGGCATTGCACGGCTCAACCCTTCGGAGAAAATAAATAATTGATATTTAGAGCGATACAACCGCGCAAAAAATCCCGAAACAAACTTTCTCGAAGATCAGCCCCGCCGCCCTGATATGGCTGCCCGCTGCCCGCCCCTCTCCGGAGGTGTCCGCAAATATGCCGAGGCACCCCGGCAGGGTGGAGAGGGGCGGCAGGGTGAGAGGCAGGGGATCGCCCGCCCTGGCTGGCTCGCCGCCATACCCTCACCACCTGGCAGAGGGGAAGAGGACGGGGACGAGGCGGGCAGGCGGGCAGGATGGCAGACCGTCGAGGCGCTGCCCTGCTGTTTGCTGGTCGATCGGTGGCGAGATGGTGGCGAGGTGTGGCGATGGCATCGACCAGAACCGGACGGAGTGGCCGCCCTTCTCTCACCCTGGGCGATGTTGCGAGCGGGCGAGGTGGTGAGCGCTGGCGATGGTGTGGACGTTTAGGGCAGCAGATGGAACAGAGGCGAGGCGAGGAACTGGCGAAGAGGTCGGCGGCATCCTTCGCCCTGGTCCTCTCTCTTCTTTTGCCCTTCCTGTTCTGTTTGTCCCTTTGCTCTTTCATTCTGTTCTTGTTTTTGTTCTTCCTCTATATATAATAAGGTATAAATATAATAAAGATAAGGAAACTAATTAAATGATACATTAAGTAATGTTTAAACCACAATTTAAGTAATTAAATAAAATATTAATACATATATTGTTTATAAAGGTTAAATATTAAGGTTAAAATGAATTTTATCAAGCAAATATTTGGCAGTATTAAATTTTAATTGTACTTTTGCAGTACAAAAATAAAAAACAAAGGTAGAACATTTAAAATAAAAAGTTATGAAAAAGAATCATATTATCAATCAGACTAAAGAGAACGTAACCGCAAAGGTTAAAACTTTCTTTGCCATCCTCGCAAAGATGGAGTGGCTCTCTTTCATTTTGTTTGGCCCTTCGCTTGTTATGTTGGGCGTGGTCTTTAATTGTGTTTATATGTTGGCATCAGGTGCGTGTCCTGATATGGGCCGAGCAGTTGAGGGCATCGTGTTATTCGGCCTTCTCTCTTTCGCTTTCGCTTTCGGCGGTTTCGTTCTGGCTTCCGATGGTTGGGACGACGCAAAGAAAGAGGTACTAATTAAAAGCAAATAATAAATACTATATATAAGAACTTTAAAAATATAAACATCATGGCAAGAATAACAAAAGAAACAGAATATAATGAGCTGGCAAAGTTTGGCGAGTGCTTCAAACAGACTAATAACTACGGAGGTTATGGGATAGTTGTTAACGACTACGGGGACGCGGTACTCTGGCGCTCGTATCTCACACCGTCAGACGGTCACACGGCGCAGCGCTGGCAAGAAATAAAGCTGACGGATCCGAAGGACGGCAGCGACCCGCGCGCATACTTCACAATTTACGGCGTGCGTTATTATCTGGATGAGTTCTACCGTTGCGCCTGCTAATATATCGTGTAACAACTAAACAATAAAACATCATGGAAGCAAAAACAATACATAATAGCAATATTTCATTTGTCGAGGTGCTCGCCGCCCTCGTCAAGTTCTTCACCCTCTGCGCCCTGTTTATCGTTCAGGGCACAGCGAAGACCGCAAAAACGGCGGGAAGATACGCCCGTATCTCTTTGCGCTGGCTCAATACCCGCCACCTCTTCGGGGATGACTCGGAGGCGGTCACGCTCACAGGCTGGCAGTATCTCGGGGTAGCCGCGGTTGCTATCGTCTGCGGTCTCCTCTTCTCTCTCAAGTTTTAAATATCTGAAGTTATGAATAAAAAATATATAGTTACTATCGACTTTTTAACCGTCGATTTCGGCGAAGTCCTGGCAGGTACTCAGTATAAAGAAAATTATAATTGGACGTTTCAAGATATATTATATTATATCCATAGCGGCAAAATAGATCCCCTTTTGCTTCCTACTGTTTACGCAGAATTAAGGGCACGCGCATATAATTACATTCGCAGGGGTCTAGGATATGACGCTAAAACAGGTATTTTCTTTTCTGATGCACTCATCGAAAAAGTAAAAACAGAAGAGAAGAGCGCCTAAAATCTAGGCGCTCACAATAAAAACGAAACAATATATAAACATTTAAAATTGAAAAGTTATGAAGTACTTTAAGAATATTACAACAGCCGAGGAAATAAAAAAGCAGTTCCGCGTTTATTGTGTAAGCATGCACCCTGACAAGGGCGGAGACCCTGAGGAGTTTAAATTGATGATGTCGGAATATAACGACATTATAAAGAACTTCGAGCGCGCAAAGGAGGAGGCAAGAGCCGAGGAGGAAGCACGCCAGGCAGCCGAGGAGGCACGCAAGGAAGCAGAAGAACGTAAACGCAAGGAAGAGGAAGAGGCACGCAGGGCAGCCGAAGCACTCCGCGAAGTTATCGCAAAGTGGAGCGGTAAATTAAAGACCGTGACTCCTGCGAGCGGATGGATAGAAAAACCAACTGCCGAATATCTCGCAGCGGTTAAATATAACATTAAGAAAATATTAAATGAATATTTCCCGGGTGTGAATTTTAAGGTGGCATTAAAAAATAAGACCTGGAGCGCATCTGCTGAAATCTTCTGGACTGATGGACCGACCCGCCAGCAGGTGGAAGAGGTGGAGGAATTAAACCTCTTTATTTCTCATTATCACACCTGCAGCCCTTACGAGGACTACGGGCACGATGAAGAAATGAAGAGTACCCGAGCATGGCGCGACCAGTACGGCCAGATTTTGGCAGACCGTTTCGAGTTTACCCGTACTTTTTCAGACCTCGGCAAAGCTGAGGTAATGGCAAAGATTTACGAAGTTTTCCCGCAGTTTGAAGGGATGACAAAAAAAAGCGCATCCGCCGTTATTTCTTTTGATGATGCTTTGCACCTTTGCCAGTTGCTCGGCTTCTATCACAAGGAAACGGGCAAAGCTTGGGCAGATCTAAGCGAGGAAGAGAGAGAAAAAAGAAGCGCATGTGATAACCTTTATGAAGAACAGCGACATATTATTTATGATTTAGAAAGTTCGCGTTACTGGTACCGCAAAACAACGTCTTTAAATTGTGTTTTAGATGCTTTCTTAAAGGTTTACACCGTCAGCGAAGAAACCACACGAGCAGCAGCAGAAGCGGCAGCCGCTCCGGTGTTCGAGGCGAAGCACGGCGCAACCTGGCAGGCAATAAAAAAGGCACTGGGCGCAAATGTTTTCTGCGTTCCTGTAGATGGTACTTGCCATTATCGGAAAATCTCTATTAATGAGGCGGCCGAGCTAGTAGCAAAGGGCGTTTCTGTTTTTTTGGGCAAACCTGCAATGTATGACGGCGAAATGGACATTTACGGCGTAAATGGTGGCGGCGCGAAAGTTCAGCAGAAGCGCGCCGACAAGTTCGCGGCTGTAGGTATTCAGATTTCTTGCTACATGTATAATAGTTATAAAGACGTAGAAATATTGCAGTTTGCACAGAATGTACTTGCAGAGCTTCGCAAGGATGCCGAGGAGGTAGAAAAGCAGCGCAAAGCGTGGGAAGAGGAACAGAAGAACGGCAAGCAGACCGCACGCAAAGCAGACCGCAGCCAGAAGGCAGCGAAGAGCGAGAAGGCAGCCGAGGGCGTGGATATGACCGCCGCACCTGCCGAGGGTCTGGAACTGGTAGAGATTGCCGGAGGCGTGGCAGTTGTAGGCGATCAGCGCACGACCTACAAGAACCGCAAGCAGATTAAAGCCCACGGTGCAACCTGGAATAAAGAGGCGCAGCAGTGGCAAGCAACCACAGCCGAGGCGGTGGCATCCCTTCGCGAGTGGTTCGGTATGACTGAGCAGAGCGCAGCAGATGCGGAAACCTGCGAACAGGTGGAAGCCGTGGGCGTTCTTGCGTCTGCCCTCTCCTTCCTTGTCGGTGCTATCGTATCAGCAACCGAAAAGGCAAACGAGGCATTAAAGAAGGCAGCAGCCAGCGCAGCAGAAGCCACCGCCAAATTTGAGGCGGAGCACAGAGCCGAAGAACGCAAGGAGGCCGCCGCCATCCTTCGCGAACAGATAAAGAAAGTATCTGAGCAGGTGGCGAGCCTGTCCGATACCCTCGCCCAGATGCAAGAGCGATTAAACGCCCTGGAATCAGGGCAGGACGTAAGCGAAGAAGCAGCAGAAGAGCCGCAGACGGACGCAACCGCCAAGAATGGAGCAGCAACCACCCAGCCAGACGAAGAAACCGCACAGAGCCGCCCGAAGGGTGGCAGCGGTTCGGGCGTATCTCTCGACATGCTGCGAACAGCAGCCGAGGACGTGGAGCGGCTCACGAAAGAAAACCGCCACGGGGACGCGGTCCTCTCTGAACTCTACACCCTTTGCGCCTGTGGTGTTAACGTTCGCGACATCATCGACGAAGTGCGAGGGCTGAACACTTCCGAGACGCTAGGACGTGAGCCAGCCGAAGCAATCAGGGCGAAGCGGTCAGAGTTCCGCCGATCTGCAAGGATTCGGGCGCGTGCCGTGCTGAGCGATGAGGAGTTTTTGACCCTTTACACCTGGAACGAGGGCACCGAGGCAGGCAAAGGCAAAGCCGCATAAATCGAGACCCAAGGGCACCGGGTGAGGGTCACACCCTCACCCATACCCCCTCAAAGCTTCGGAAATCCTACGTTATAGCGTGCGAAAATCATCACCGAAAAATTTCGCCGCAAGAAAAATTTTTCTTTCACTCATCAAAACAAAAAATAAAATGGTAGATTATCAAAATATATTTAACCGTGATTTTTACACCACACCTCGCGAGGTCTACGACATGATGACCACGGGCGAGAGCCTGGCGGATGCTGTGGTATTAGAACCTTCCGCAGGTTCCGGAAATATCGTAAGATTCTGCAAGGAAGACGGCGCCCGATATGTAAAGGCCTGCGAGATAAACGACACCCTGCGAAATAGCCTATATAATGAGTGCAACGTGATTGCGCCCGACTTCCTGACAGTGCAGCGTGAGCAGGTGGCAGACATCAACTATATTATAATGAACCCGCCATTTACTAGCGTAGAAAAGCATATTTTGCACGCTTGGGAGATTGCTCCGGATGGTTGCACCATCCTCGCCCTTTGTCCTTCCTCTCGTTTCTCGCATTGTTATGGCGACGATCAGAAATTAAAGGAACTGGCAGACCTTTATGGAAGCCGTGAGGAATTAGGCGATGTTTTCAACACTTCGACCGCAGACCGCCGGACAGGTGCGGAAATCTCTCTCCTTCGCCTTTATAAGCCAGCAGACAAAACAGAGGATTTCGACGACCTCGATTTTGACGAGACTCCGGAAGGCTGGGACGATATGGGCAACGGGCAGGAAGGCGTAATTAAATACGATGCCGTGCGCGATATGGTGAAGCGCTACAACTCAGCCCTGGCGCAGTTTGATGCAGTGCAGGAGGCGAGCAAAATGATAAATGAAGATATAAAAACCTTCTCAGTTTGCCGCATTCATTTCGGTGCCCATGGCGACGACTGCCGGGGCAATAAGTTTCAGAATATCACCCGCGAGCGGTTCCGCAAAGAATTGCAGCACGCAGCCTGGCACAACGTTTTTCAGTTGCTCAACATGCAGAAGTACACCACCAACGTACTACAGGAGAAGATCGCCCGATTTGTGGAGACTTCAGAGGCTCGCCCGTTCAACCTCAAAAATATCTATCTGGTTGTTTCTTCCGTATTACAGAACATCGGAAATATCATGGAGGAGTGCGTAGTTAAGGCTTTCGATACGATTTGCAGCCTGTCTGCTGAAAACTCGACAGCGGGCGAGAAGTGGAAGACAAATAGTAATTATATGGTAAACCAGAAGTTTATTGTAGATAACTTAGATTGTGAAATGGTTTTCCGCGGGTACTTAGATTATAGCCTTTACGCATCCGACAGCCGCCAGCGGGAAATGGAAGATTTCTTCAAGGCGATGAGCTTCTTGAATGGTACGCCGCTACCTGATGAATACGGCCGCCCATTTGAGCAGAATGTTGTACGCCACTGCACCGACTTCGGCAAATGGTTCTATTTCGATTGGTTCCGCGTGAAGTTCTTCAAAAAAGGTACGATGCACTTTGAATTTACAGATATAAACATCTGGTATCGCTTTAATCAGGTTGCCGCAAAACATAAAGGCTGGGCAATCGGCAGCGTATCACAGTGCAAAGCTCGCAAAGTGTGGCGAGACATTCAGAAACCGTAAGCCTTCATTATAGAAGGCTTCGGGAATCACAATATTATAGAATCATTTTAAAAATTAGAAATTATGAAAGTAAATATAACATATATCATCTGTAAGGATGGAAAATCTCTGCATACTTTCGAGGATCCAGAGGAGGCAATAGAAAAGTTTATAGCTATCAGAAATCAGGAAAGCGAGAAGCATGAAAAAATATTTAGTCGGCTTGGTTATGTTGATAAACCATATATTGTGGCCGGAACGATGGCTGTATGGTATAGTGAAAAAGCTACCCCTCGCAGTTACTATCTGGAAACTAAGATAGAGAAGCTGGGATAAAACATTATTATAGATTATAGAATAAATTAGAAATTAGAAATTATGAGAAAAGAATATGCTTACATCCTATGCGTTGCCGGAAAGATCAAGAAAGTGATTGCAAAGAGCTGGTGGAATAAGCCGGAAGAAATTAACAATATTGCTGGCGATATGTTTGCCGCAGCCTATGCTTTCAAAAAAACGGCCGCCATTTTGGTATATGAGAAAAAGAATAGAACAGAATGGATATACGTTAGCGATCATCAGGCTTTTAACGTATACAAGCCGAAAGAAATCACCATCTGGTCGAATAATAAGATAGATTACGAGACACCGGAAGGTAAATGTATTATCACCGAATAATATTATAAAATTAGAAATATGGCTAATACAACAAATAAAAAACCTTGGGGATATGGTAGTTATATCACCTATAGCGAAAAATTTCAAGGCTTCATTATCAAGCCTTACAAGAAGAAGTAATCATTTTGTAACAACATTTAAAAATCAGAAATTATGAACGCAAAGAATAATAATAAGAACGGTATGAACGTTATTGAGAATAAGGAAACAGGTTGGCAGGTGAATGCAGTATTGCCATTTGCTGAGTATCACAACTTTTTCATTAAGGGCAAGATAGTCATTTCCCGCCTGGCTGATATGGTGTGCGAGAGTCTCCGCATCGACAGAGAGGATGCAAGCGCATGGGCGAAAGATATTCGCCTGATTATTTGGGATGAGATTTATCATTACGATGATAAGCGCCAGCAGTACGAGAGCGATGAGGAACATGATAGAGCTATCTCTGAGCAGATACTGGGTGATGCTATCATTATGCGTGAAGAGGCTTACGAATGCGCACAGATGGTGATGGACCATACTCCGAAGGAAAAGCAGGAGTTCCTGGAATACTGCTGGAAATATGTATCTCGGGCAACGAACCGCATCAACCGCATGCCGAAGATATTTAAGCCTTCAGACGTTGAGCAGTAACCCGACTTTCACCCATAACAGGGGAAGTCTGAGAGCCTTCCCCTACCCCGTCCGGCAGACCGGCAGCGTGGAGCAGCACCACGGCGGGGTGCATATTCTTTTAAATAACTTTAAAAATTAAATGTTTATGTGCGAAGGCGTTCGCATTTGTTTTATAGTTAACAAGGGGCTGTCTGCGGTCCGTGATGGATAGCAGCAGCAATTTTTACCATCGCTGCCACGGCTGGCAACATCTATCAAGATGTGAGGATCGACACTTCACAGCGAGCAAATGACTGGTAAACGGGGTATTGAGCATCAGAAACGTAACGAAACATTAAAAATGCACCTAAAATAGTATTTAAAGTGCATTTTATTTGGTAGTTTCAACCCGTTGGCGGAATTAATTTAGCGCATATTTAACCCTGCCAATCGGTCTGTTGTTTACATAATTAATATATTGCAAGACTGTAAATGCGCTGATTTTCC